AGCTGCGCTCAGTGTACCACCTGTGGCCAGGTTGCCACCGGTCACGGTACTGGCTGCTGACACTGTACCAGCTGTGCTTACGTTAGCACCAGTGATGTTACCAGCTGCTGATACTGTACCAGCTGTGGCCAAGTTGCCACCGGTTACGGTACTGACTGCTGAAACTATGCCATTGCTTAACAGGTTACCGGCTGTGACGTTGCCAGTAAATGTCTGTGAGCCGATACTGGCCAGAACCTGCACGTTACCAGAGGCGTCCTTGAAGAACAGTTTGCCATCGGCAGTGTTAATCGCGAGTTCCCCTGACGACAGCACATTGGCCGTCGGTGCAACATTGGGTGTTTCACTGCGTTTAATAAGAATAGTATTAGCCATCTCAAAATCCCTTTTGGTTATAGTAGTTACTGCTTGTGATTAAAACTGGCCACCATTGACAATTTGTGAATCATTGATGACCTTGTACCAAGGCGTCCAGAGATCGCTCCAGTAACTGCGATTGAACTGGACTGTGACATCGGCCTGCTGTTCACCCGGAAAAAACATCTGGGTTATTCCAGTCTCTGTACCGTTGGTGCTGTGCAAAACTTCCAAAATTCCAACAAATATCAAGCTGTCCGTCGGTGCACCGGTAACACCTGCCCACGATGTGCGGTCCACGGTATAAACTCCCATCAGGGTGAGATCGTCCCAATTGTTTGAATCTGCACCTCGATCAGCTAATACACCCTCGCTGAGATTCACCTGATAGCCATCTCCTACAGCAATCAATTGTCCATCTATGTCGGACAATGTCAGGGAGCCAAGGTGTATGTTGTTGCCGGAAACATAGAGTTCTTTCCAGCCATATTCAGATGATCCTAGACTGTAAACATTGTTGGTCGACGGTATTAGGTTACCAGAAATAACAGGATAAACACCGGCATAGGGAAGACTGTTCCATGCCGTGACACCGTCACCGTATTTAATCAGATTGGTATCGGTTTCTAGTCCGGGTTCGGCCAAGGCCAGAACTGGATTAGCCGTGGTCCAGTTCGCTGCGGTGTCGCGTCTAAGCTGTATTCTTGACGGCATGGTTGTTCCTTTATGTTAACCCTGATATTTATCAGACAGGCAAATTTTTGTCTGTTGTGTATTTGTTTCGAAGGTCAAAAAGAATTGGCGTTGCCGCCGTCAATGAAACCGTTGAATCCGGCAGCGGTTATCTCCCCAACTACCGAGATCGACCCGGATGCCATGACATTTGCGGCGGAGACTGTGCCTGATGCTGATACCGTGGCTCCTGTTACGGCACCTGCTGTTACGACATTTCCTGCAGAAATGTTGCCTGTGACCGAAAGTGTGGATGTCTGTACGTTGCCCACAAAAAAAGCAGCATACACTGTGTCGAATCTCCGGGTAGGAGACCCAATGTCATGCACTCGATCGATGTTGGGTTGGATGGAACTGTTGCTCTGCACATTGCCTATGCCATTGCCGGCCAGTACCAAGTTGTTGTTGGTTCCTGTGACACCAATGGTATTACCGGTGATCACTACCTGCGAGTCTGCCAGTCCTGTGGCATAGATTTCGGCAAAATTGGCGTTGATCGCGACAAATGCCTCTTTCAGCGATTCCCCACTGCCATCGTTGATTACATTTCCGGTATTGATAATCTGCTGTGACATTGGTTTAATTCTTTTGTAATATTTTAAAGAGACACACAATATATATCCATATTTCTTTTCCTGGCTGATAAAATCGATAATAGGCCACGGTAGCCAACTGTGTCGGCATCGTCAATCACAACAAGGACTATCTAGGGTATCCGCAGAACGGTTTGAGAGGACTTTGCGCATTGACCAAGGCGGGTTCATTGCTGGTAGAAGAACTCCCCGGGCGTCGGCCGCCCGGGGTCTTGGTCATGCTGAGTGCCTGGTCGATCACTTGCTCGATGCCTGCATCCATGCCCACTACTACGCTATGCTTACCGAACGCAGGTTCGGGTGACCACACAGGACGATAAGGGTTAACATCATCGTCGATGTAATCTGACCTAGCACGGGCAATGGCCACTCCAAATCTATAGTGTTGGTAAGTATTATCGGTACTCAATCCCGGCAGTACATAGGTATAGCTCAGCGGTCCGTCTATCTCGGGCGGTAACTCTCGATGTTCTCGGATAAATTCGCGTGCTCTCATCGCGTATAACCCTTGAACCCCACCACAGGACTACGTGTGTTGGTATCCGGTACCTCCTCGGACTCCATGTCACCGTGATTGAGGTCATACCAATCAGCACCAGCGGCCCGGAAAGCCATCTTGAGTATGTCTTGTTCCTCGCGGGTATACGGATGTGCAGATTTGTGTTTGCCTATCCAGGATTTTTTGTCCATGTCCGGTACAAAAGTGCCATCAGTGGCCGCAGCGGCCATCATCACACGATTCAGCGTGTAGTCTGTGTTCCACCGTTCGCGATCGCGAAAGAGATTGAGACCGCGCGTGGCATATCGTTTGCGCTTGCCGATGGGTGCGTTTCCGGCTACTTCCGCGATGAATTCTCTTGCACGCACGAGAATCAGTGCCCAGTACCTGTGTTTGCGATCACTCCGGCCTGTGCAGATGTTCTGGTGCCAAGTTCAGTCGCAGTCCAGTTGGCACCGGTCACTGTGACCCGATTTCCCACGCCCACATAGACCTGGTTAATCGAACTAGCCGGTAGCTGCACCGGAGCTGAATAAAGATTTCCAACCGCTGGTTGGCTGCCCAATGCAGTGGCATAGACCTGATAAGTCACTGCGGTGGTCGAAGTGGCAATTTCAAGTTTATCTGTATAGACCACTGCGTTGGCCAGAGCAGTATAGACGTTTGCAACCATTATTTGTTGTCCTTGGCGTCACGACCGGTGTAGGGCCGATAAAGATTACGAGTTTGATTGAGCACTCCGGGAATTTCTACATAAGGTTGTGGAACTGCAACAGGTTGCGGCATAGTACGCATGAGATCCTCCGGGGTTTGAGATTGAGCAACGGTGGTGTATACTTTTAGCATTTTATTTTTCTACCATTTACGACACGACCAATACCTAGCCGAAGTTCTATCTTTTGCAGTGTCGCAATTGTGACGAGCGCGAAAACTTCTTCGGCGCGCGGGATTTGATTTTTTGATACGCATGTTAGGGTCGCCAAAGTTCACTTTCTTGACATTGCCTGTTTTAGGATCTTTGACATAAACCTTGAACTTTTTGACATCGCCTTGCATGGGCTTGCCCAAGGCCACTTCGCGTCCCTGATATTCGGCTTCGTCGATGCCCATTTCTTTTTGGCGTGTAGCAAATTCACGACGGTGTAGATCAGCAGCCTGTTCGAGATCTTGTAACGAAGCCTGCCAGTCACGGCTCTTGCTGGGCAAAAAACGCTCTTGTTTTCTAAAAACTGCCGGACGGTCGATCTTGTCGCGACTGGCACGCGCTGCTGCCACGTCGTATTCTGCAGCCTCGTCGAGTCCTTCTTCTGCAGCTCCCTTGCACCAGCCATCTTCCCACTCCATGGCTTTACTGGGATCAGTGTCTTGGAATGGGTTTGAACTACGGCTCTTGTGGTACAATGCAGCAGCACGATGGCCCATTTCGTAAGCATTGCCGGTTGGTTTATCGTCGCTGACGTTCCCCAGACGATCTAGTACTTCTCTCATGTATACGCATGATCCTTCCATGCTGGCGATAGGCCGGACCGGAGCATCAGCGATGTCTTTTTCCCGTTGCGAAATGTCGCCCTCAGCTAGACCTGCTCTACGGCGCATTTCGTCCAACTCATATGCTTCCGTGGCCTTGACTATGTCTCGGTACTTGGCCATCCAGGCATCCTTGGTCACACGGTATGCCGTAAAAAACTCCCTCGGCGACATCCGTTTCCAATCTTGGTATTGGATCGCGATGGCTTTCATGGCACCTTCTTCTACCCAATCTTCTTCGACACCCATGAAGCCCGGAATATCGTTTTGTTCTTGCATACGACGTTGTGCTCTCTCAAGGCCGCATTCTCTGCGATCGGCCTCGCGTTCGTGCTCCTGTGCCTGCCAGTCCTCCGGGCCGTGCACATGACGCCGAGTCTTGGCTGCTGCTGCATGACGGGCCATGTCGCGCTGTGCTGCTTGCATGTAGCGTTCTACGCGGCCTGAGCTGAGTTCGTCCACACGGTCTGACCCTTCGAGGCCCTGGCGTACTAAGTTGACAAATGCTGACACATCCGACGTACCAATTTCGTCAAGATCGCCGTTGCCATAATAATCCGCTGCATCATCGATGGCAGCCAGCACACGGTCGATTCCGTGGCGGCTCAGTAGATCCATGTGATGGCTCATAATTCTGCGCGAGATAGCACTGCGTATTGCATCGCGACTGTCTTTGGACAGCATGCCATAACTTTCCAGGATTTCCATGAACCGATCATCGGCTTCTAATATCACACTGTCTTCGACAACATCTACGATGGCAGTTTCCAGCAGGCATTCTTCTCGTATGTTGATCGAAAAGTGATCGCCCGACGCCGGATGATCCTGTGTGGATTCGGTTTCTGTTATGTAATCGCGCAGATTTTTTGTCATGTTGTCAGGCCTTGTATGCTTTCCACAGTTGACTCATGGCAAGAATGCTTTCTTGGACTTCTTTGTTGCCTTTGTGCTTTTCTGCCGCTGCCTTTTTCATGGATTCCTTGCGATCACCGTCGTTGTCCAAATCGATGTAGTCTGGCTTTGCTGCTTCTACGATGCCTGCCATTTCGCGCAGTCGATCCAGGTCATCATCATCGTCGTCCGACTCTATGCGATCCATCTGGCTGGCCACGATAGGTGCTGTGGTTTGGCCAGTTGACTTGGGCTTGTTGAGGCCACCTGCGTATTGCAGAGCATCATTGGATGTTTCAGTGTTGGTAGGCCAATCAGGTTGATTTTCATCTACCTGCTCAGCACAAACACAGGGCTCCTGACTGCAGGTAGGGCAAGCATGCGAATCTGCACCCATGGTGCCCACGCCGGCCATCTTTAGGAGTTTGATCAGCTTCACAGCATCTTGATCGGTAGCTTCGACTGTGACACTGGGTTGATTTTCTGTGCTGTATTCCATGCTGACTGCCATGCTTTCGGCGATAAGGTTTTCTACTTCGCGGTTGAACGAATCATAGATTCCTTTGCCAAGCTGCATGCTACCTTTGCCTTTAGTCGGTGCGTCAGCGGTAGGTGCCACTGATCCTGCTACCGTAGTTTCTTTTACTGGCTTTTCCTTTTTGTTTCCTTCGCTTTCTCGTTTGGTGCATTCGCGATGTTTGGCAAAAACTTTTTCGTTGTGTTCTTTGCCGGAAGGCACAGATCGACGAGCATCTGCTTGACCCGTGTCACCTTCTCGGACTTTCTCGGGTAGACCTTTTTCCTTGGTCTTGGCAAATTTCTTCAGTTCACCGGTAGGCATCTCGGCCATGGCCTTTGATGCGCCACGCAGTTCGCTACGTGGAATGTAGCCTTTTTGTGCTGCACGAGCGATGCCTGCGGCCCTGCGTTGAGCTTGACTCACTGCCTTTTCGGCTACCATTTCGTCTTCGGGACGATTGGCCTTGAGATAGTCGCGGGCCGAATCTATGTATTCCTGAGCCAAGGTAATTTTCTTCTGTACCCATTCGGGCAGGTTTTCATTGTCTGCCAGCATGTCTCGAAGATCCATGGCTGCGTCGGCAATGGTATAACTCTGACTCTTGGCCATTTCACCTTCTTTGTCGTATTCGTCGCGGTCGTAATCTTCGTCCATGTCGGATTCGCCAATGGCATCTTTCTTGAGCAGTTTGCTGCGACCTGTGGGTCCCGTGGCGCCAATGGCGCGCTTGGTGCCTGTGGGACGACCCATGGTCTTGAGCTTGTCATCGTCATCGTCCGCAACTTCGCGTTCTTGTTCTGCTCGGCGGCGATGTGTCATCCCCGAGAGTGTTTTGGTAATGGTACCCTTGGCACCACGATAGGTATCCCCGGGCTGCGCCCGGAGATCAAACTTTTCTTTGGTATCAAATTCGCGTTCGTCTAGTTCGGCTTCTGTGACCTTGTAGATTTTGCCGTCGACTTTGAACGTGGACGATCCGGTCTCACGAGCCTTGGCCAGTGCACCCGAGAATTCGTTGCCTTCGTCCATGTCGGCTTCTTCTACCGATTCTTTAGCACGCAGTTTGGCCAGCACAGCACCTGCGACTTTTCCTCCGCGTTCTTCGCTGCCGTGGCGTTCCGACGCAGACTTGGCAATCTTGGCAAAGTTCTTGCTGGGTTTGCCAATGTCTTTGCCGGCACGTGCTGCCCTGGCAGAATAAGAGACCTCTTCCATGCGACCGCAGGAACCTTCCTCCACAGCTTTGAGTTCTTTTTGGGTGGCGCCGGCACGTCGAGCAGCCGCAGCATCTTGGAGATCTCGAGTCTTGTGGTACTTGGCCGTCGACTCTTTGCGTGAACCCCCCTGACTTTTGGGATTGTAGTCAGTGGCACTGACACCTTCGTTTAGGGTTTCTTTTGGTGCAGCCAGTTCGTTGAGTCTGCGATTTAGATCGTAAAAAAATGTGCTCACATTGGACTCCTTGACATTATAAATTATTTATGAACGTATGCGATTGTTTATCTGATGAATACTGATGCTCAAAAGTCGCCTTGAGCATAATGTAAATCATAGTGTTCCTGTAGTGTCACTGCTATCAAGTTGGATGGATCATTGTTGACATGGTCTCTATCTTTATGATGTATTTCGTAACTTCTACCACTGGGTTCTTTTGGAATTGATCCAAAATGTTTCTCATAGATTTTACGATAATTAACACGTGAATAAGTACTCATGCGGACGCTCCTCTATAGCGTTAGAGCAGTTAGGGGCGGCAATCCCGTGAACTACATTTTTGTTTACCCTATCCCCGGGGCTGTGCGCCGGTGGGCGGCTTGGGCGGACGTTTGATACGGCTCATGGGACTGTTAGTTCCCATGGGCAATTCATTTGTGGTCTTGGCCAGGGCAGTGCGTCCGCCGGCCACGGTGAAGTCGGTGCGGTATGCGTTTTTGAGCACCACGTGATCATGTGGTTCGGCACTGTAGTCTTTTTTGAGCTCGCGCTGCTCTGCATCTGGTGCAGGATAGTCGGTATCTGTGAGCAGACCCTTGTTTTCCGACTCGATGTCTTGCATTTCCTGAGTCATGCTGTTGTCCCAGGTCACTGTGTGCATGACAATACGGTTGGGATCAAGGTGCAACAACTGTGCCAACTGCTTGATCTGCGGTTCGATAGCCGGGTAACGAAAGCTCACATCAAACATGGTCACGGCGTCGTTGCGGAAGTTGGGAAAGTCTGTGAGCACTGACTGGATGGGAGTGGTCTTGACATCGCCCATGCGCACTGGGTCAAATTGGTCAAACTTTGATTTGAGTTTTTTTACGAACTCACTGGGCACGCGACCACAAATTTTGATGCGATAATCATAGGTGCGTTCACTTTCGGCTAGGTATTTGGCGAATGATTTCATTTGAGATATCCTGTTGTATATTTATTCTTTGTTGTCATTTTGTTTGGTACCTAAAATGCGCCCCAACAAATCATTACGGCTCAGTACTACACCAGTTCCCTGCGCCGTGGGGTGCGACGCCAACTCGGGCTGATTTTGATCCAGACGCATCTTCTTGAGTTGTAGATCGACCATTTTGAGCTTTTTATCTAATTTGGCTGTTTTTGCGGTGATCGCATGACCCAACATGTTTGAAGCTACAGAAAAGATATCACTGGCAAATCTTGAATCTACCTGCATACCAAGATCCATGAGGTCTCGATAACTAGCTGCGGCCATCTCTGCCAGATCGTCCATTTCTTTGTCCGATGCATCCAGACCACGTACCTGTGGCAAGGCCGTGTCAATCTTGTCTATGGTCGCATCTATGGATATGATCTGATCATGCAGATTTTCCATGGGTCCGGAATCAAAATTTGTGCTGCGTGGCAGGTCAAAAAGTTCTTCCAATTTTTTTGTCATGCCGTATTTACCGGCTAACGGGATCCTGTGTGAAACATGTCAGATTCAGTGATTACCCGAAAGGTCATGCCATGTCGTTTGGCCCACTTGGTAGCACAATCCCATTTGGCATAGTTTACTGCCACTATCGCACGATCTCTGTTACTCATCTTTGATTCAACCACACTTTGTTTTTTGGGTTTGATTTCGATCAATTCGGCACGCACTGTGTTGTCGCGATTGCGATACACTATGATGAAGTCGGGCACATAGTTAGTGATCTTGCCGGTCAGCGGATGGCGATAGGGTATGGTCACGCTTTCGCTGGCCCATTGCAGCACATGATCGTTGGTATCACAGAATTGCATGAAACTGTGCTCCCAACCCGACCGATAACGAGGTCTATGCTTGCCTACGTATTTTTGAGGATTCAGTACTTCATAGATGCCTTGCGCCCACCGTTTCATTGCAGCACATTGCGAGCAGCATAAAAGTTAGGAACCACTGGTACCCCTAGACCCAACAAGGCAGCACGGCTACGCAGTTGATTGAGGTAGTAGGTCAAACTGGCCGACAACTCGATACCGTTGAGGCCTTGAAACTCGTTCAACAAGGTCAGTGGTTCTATTCCAGACTGTTCGGCTACCTGGAACAGTGCCACGGTAAAATAGTCAGCTGTAATGGGACTGGTCATGACACTGCGGAAATATGAGTTGATCACATCATATTCTGCAGCAGGCACGAATCGCTCAAACCCGTAGAATTGATCAAAAATCCTCACGGTCTGATCGATGTTGAAATTGACGTTGTTGATGGATCCAGTTGTCATGGGGTTATCTACTAGATCTATTTTGGTACAAAAACGCCGCTTGACGAATTGACGAGAGATCGTGTTGCGCCGGGCAACGACTGCCGGATCTGATTGCGTGCAATGATCTGTGCTTCATTGGCTATGGTAGCCTTGAGATTGGGGTTGTTGGACAGAGTCTGTGCTGCTCGTCCGGCAGTTTGCACTGCACCAATGAGACCGGCTCTGCCACCGGACTGTAGATCATTGATGATTCCAATGCCGGCATCCAACAAACCACCTTGGCCAAATATGGTTTGATTGGCGCCGGGTCTCGCAATGGGACTGGGCCTGGTATCATAATGGCTGGGGTCTGCAAATCCCTGTACATTGGTGTCGGGTCTGCTGGAGCCAATGGCACCTTCGTAGTATTTCACGGTTTCATAGACTATGGTCATGGAATGCTGCATGATTCCAGTACCTTCGCTGTAGTTGTAGGTGTCGTGGTTCCAGGCAGATATAATTGGGTTGATCAACACATATTCAGCAAATTTTCTCTGGTCCATGCCATAGATACGTATGTCTCGGAAAAACGGTGGTTTGCCCGATGTGGCACTGGTGCCGTCGGTCCAGGTTTCCCCGATGTATCCCCAGTCCTTGACCTGCATTTCGTTGTCATAGATATCTGCAGCGTTGTACCCAAATCCAGACTGGCGGTTGGCGCTGGAACCAGCAGATCCATTGGTCACGTTGGGTGTGAGATAGGGCTGTGTGGCATCTTTGTAGTAGTAGGTATAGTAGTAATACCACAGCCTGCGAGCATTGTCTCCACCGTCGTCATGGAAGGCAAGATTCACCGGACTATAGTTGATGCGTTTCTGTATCAATCGTTTGCGATTGTATTGATTCATTACCTCGGTGTCGATGGTATACTTTGGCAGATCTACGTTCTTTACAATGAGGCTGAGTTCTTGTATGTCGCTGTTTGAAAATGCACCGCGCAGATAGGGTATTTCCGCGGTGTTGATGGTAAAACTCACATGGAATAGAAACTTGAAGCGAGGTTTGAGTTCGTAGCTGTTGGTTGCGAAAACACGACTTGCGTGAGTGTAATCACGCAAGGTGCTGTTGCCTAAAAACCCTCCTAGCGCCCGACCTAGGATGGAATTGCCGATCCCAAACGGGCCGCCGCCGTTGGACACAGGCTAACCTTTAAATGCCAACGCCGGTGACAATGTCGCCGACAGTTCTACCAATTTCGGTGCCGATACCAGTGCCTTCGGGAACTTGGTTGGCGTTGTCGTAGCGTATGGTCAGTGAGATGGTTGCTGGTTCATTGGTACCATAGGCCATGGCACCATAGTCTGCGGCCTGCAGATAGCAACCATAGAGCTCCCAGGTTTCCAATACCACAGGTTCGGCAGCGCCGTTGCCACCGTCCAGCACTTCAAACTTGGTCAGGAATTTGTAGTCAATGCCTGATGCAGCCGATGCCATTTCCAGGAAATCCATCTGCTTCTGCATTTGCTCGCCGACCAGTCTGCTGACCGCGCCCGACGCATCGTCGCGTATTTCGCAGGAAACATCGGCCCACGAGTGCTTGCCGGCCAACTTCAATACGCTGTTGTACACAGGCAGATCGATATTTTCAAACGTAAGATTGGGGCGGTTAAACGACACCACTTGTTTGGTCAATTCTGTAGTGGGTTTTGATATGCCAAAGTTTTCAAACATTACCCTGAAGCGATAACGCAGCTTGGGCATCAACAGACCTTGAGTGGACGATGACTGATCGCTGGCCAAGGGCACTGTCATTTTTTGTAGTGATGAGACTGCCATTTTCTATCTCCTATATACTTTATTTACCTTGGGCAGAGACTGCGAAATCTCTACCCAAGATGCCCGTTACTGCTGTCCTGAAATCTCACCGGTGTTCTTGATACGCAGCGGTATGTAGATAAATTCCACGGCTTTGACCGGCTCGATGGCGATGTCTACCCACAGTTCGTTGCGATCAATTCTGGCCGGAGTGTTGTTTGACAGATCGCACACAATCAGATAGTCGTAGATAGCTCGCTTGGCTATCAGGTCGATCATGAGGCTGTTGCACACACTGGCGATTTCATCACGCGTGATCTGGTCGTTGGGTTCGAACAAGAACAATTTACCGATTTCTGCCAAGCGTTCGCGCAGGAACGAAACCAATCGTGCAACGTTGATACGGTCCAGTGCAGTGGTCACTGCGGCCGAAGTCTTGTTACCAAAGTTGGTGATACCCACTCCTGGAATAAAGGTTATAGGGTTAACGTTGCGTTCGTACAGTTTGTCTCTCAGCGATTCTCTCACGGCCAGAGTTTCAAACTCGCCGGTCTCGGCATTGATGTAGCCGATCGCACGAGCATTGTCCACCACACCGCGACGTGTGCCTGCAGGAGCCAACCACGGATAACTCACAGCATCGCTACGCAGTATGGTGCGTATCATCATGTGGCTGGGCGGTGCTACCACGGTGTTGCCCGAAAGATCCGTGGTCTGGCAACTTGGATAGAACGTGGCAGCGTAGTTGCTGGTTGCCACCTGTCCGTCTTCGTTGGGCAGTCCCAGTCCATTGTTATTGGTGGCCCAGGCGACCAAATCGTTGCCCGAAGGACTCAGGCGCACAGGAGTGTCCCCCACAACAAACAAGGTGTTGTTGCGTTCGTTGCTGAGTGCAATCATGTCCGCGATCAGTTCGGGATATCCCGGAGTGGCAATGATGTTGAACTGATTTTGCTCTTCTCTTGCGGCTTCGCTTGTGGTAATACCTGCACGCAGAGCTTTGATAATGATCTGTCGTTGTGCCAATCGTCCGGCGAACATGGATCCGTTGGTCTTGTTACCACTGGCTGTGAGCCAGGTATTGGTCACCGTAGGCACTGTGTCATCTGGGAATCGCTGAGCATTAAAATAGTTGACCTGGAAGCTCTTGATGTTGTATCCTGATCGACGGGTGTTGAACAGCAGCATGCCCTGTGGATACAAGGCAGGGTCCGGTGCATCCAGATCCAGGTAGTTGCTGATCAGCAGACTTTCGATGGTCGGTTCCGGATCTGTGATGGGATCTGTGGTTCCATTCGGGGCCCAACGAGCATCTGCAAACAGGATACCGTTTTCCGTGGTCTGGTCCGTGGTATCAATCAACACCCACTGGTCCAGGCCATTGACCTGTTGCCAACGATACAATTGCGGATAATTTTCAAGATCGCTGGTATCAATCCAAAGATCACCGTATTGCAGTGGGCTTTCGGCTAGATCGTTTTGAGTGAGAGGTTCAGTGGCCGACACAATCGGCCCCGACGCATTGGTCAGGGTAAGGTCGAATCCTCGCACATCGTTGGACACATTTTGATAACCTTGCCAAACACCGTTGTCCTGTATCATGATGTCCACATCGCTCACAGAACTGTAATACCACAGGCGTCCGTTGTCAGGATTCTGTTGTGGTGCCTCTGCACTGGGAATGTAGGTGAAGATAGGAGCAGTTACCCAATTACTCAAAACTAGTCGTTGAGACGCTCCAATTCCCAGTCTGCAGAAAGGAGTGTTTACTGTGAATCCTGCGGTTACAACTGCTGTCCCGACAGTATCAAGTAACCGTATTACGCCACCTTGGCTGTGAGTAAAAACTATATTTCCCGCTGAATTGACCGTCGCGCTAACAAAAGGAATGTCGGACGCACTCACTGCTGCAATAAAGTCGGCCACAGTTCCGGTACCGCCGATAGTAACAGTGCCGTTATTTAAATCGGCAGATCCAGCCGCGGATCCACTGATAGAAAAGGTGTCACCGACTCTGAAACTGGTAGGAACCGTGGTGCCTGTGACTTCGGTCGCTCCAAATCGTGCTCGTTCCAATATCTGAAAGATAAAGGTATTGTCACCATTTTGAAACTCAGTGTAGAAAGTGCCTACCGGAATATTTCTGCCACCGCCGGCAGGGTCCAATGCTAGATTGGCGCTCTGGTCTGTCAGATGTGTGGGAGCATTCTGAGCTACCCATTCGCCCAAGGTCGACGACCAAACTTTGATTTTCAGAGATGTACCGTTGTTAACTGCGCTGACGTTGTTCCATACCGAACCGGTGGGGCTGGCATTGATTCCGTCGGTGGTCCTCCAGCGAGGAATTTGATAGCTATAGGCCTGCAAGAACGCAGTAACTTGATATTCGCTTGACACAATACCGAGAGCTGCCAACAAGGCTGTCCCTCCGTTTGGACCGGGATCAACAGCGATAATGCCACCGAGGGAAGTACTACCATCATTGCTTGCTGTAGAGTCACCATAGATATTGAGACGTCCGTTGACCGCCTCAGCAGTGATCCCGGTAATTGCAGCATTATTGATGGCCTGGGCAAATCCTGCCACAGTCAATGCCGTCGATCCGGCGCCAACCGTGATCAAAGTGTCATTGATAAACATGTTGGAGCCACTGGACAACGACGAAGGACTGGCCGCGCCGACTATGGTAGGCCAAGATCTTTTCCATGCATCTGAGCCCAGCTCAACCCAAGCATTGTCAGTATTTTTGTACCAACCACTATTGAGTAGATCCAATGTGACTACCGCATAGTCTCCGATGCTACCCACGGTAGACAACGGTGTATAATCATCGTCCTCGGCATCTACTACCAGGGCTGTGTCTGTGATCTGGATGGGTGTTTTTACCGAAAATTTTCCGGTGGCTAGATTCCATTCCTGTATGCCCCATGTGGTAGTAGAAGTATCTAACCAATAGGTACCATTGGCTGGCTCCCCGCGTGGGCGGCTTAAACTAGCTGTCAACTCTGGTAGATCAACATCAACTCGTTGTACATAAGCACGATTAGTGACTCCCAAGGCCGAATACGCTGCCAGAAGACCATATTCATTGAGTTCGTAACCATTGATGGGTGTACCAGTAGTAGTACGGTAGAAGAACGGCACACCAAATGTGGCCACCAAGTCACGCTGACTACTAATCAAAAAAGTGCGATTTGCGTTGGCAGCAGTGGTGCCGGCGGCGACGGTAACACCGTCGCCGGAAACTTTGTTTTGTGCAGTGGCGACCAAGAAGTACGGAACTGTGTTGACAGCCGATGGAATGTATTGACTTTCGTCAATCACTACTACTTCTACACCCGGGGAAATTTGAGCCATGGTTGGTTCCTTTTGTTAAGTTGCAAATATTTACCGGCAACTATAAAAAAAGAGTTCTATATATCCCTTTCCAAAAGGTCCTTGTAAATATAGATATGGAACGCCCTATCTGCCAGGCTTGCTATCAGCGACCTTGTGCAATAAATTACTATCGCAACGGAGCCGCAAGATATCGCAGCCGCTGTGAAAGTTGTATGCGCCGAGGTCGTGGCCTAAGGTCTCGCACACCACGATGGAAGTCTGCTGGTTTTAAAAAAAAATCGCGATGCGATCGCTGCGGATTCCGTGCTAAATTCAGTGCACAGATAATAGTATATCACATCGACGGACGCTTGGACAATGTCGATATCAAAAATCTACGTTGTATATGTAGAAATTGCGAAACAGAAATTGCTAGGAGTGATTTACCGTGGCGTCCCGGGGACCTTGAACCAGATCGTTGACTTGCCGATATAGGTTGTCTAGTGCTCCGTTGTTGTCTATTACACTGTCAAACCTGGTGCCAATCCAAGCAGTTTCGCTGGCATGAATATGATATTTTTCCAAACAAGTTTTGCTCAACTCCCACTCAGTATTGCAATCGGGGCCACGATTTACACTTAAAGCTGCATTGTACCACTTGGGTTCCGGGCCACGAACAACACGGATTACAATGCCACCGGCACGCCGGATACTTGAAATTTCGTTAGGAAATCTGCAGTCCGAAATTACCACATCATCATTGGTTTTTCTAAGTTTATTTTCTAGAGATGCAATCCAAATGTCATCGTGAAAGCTCTTACGGGCAACTTCGGTCCCCCATATCTGTAGTACATGTCTAGGTGTTAAATTAGGCATGTCAAGACGTTCTGCCCACCACGAATCTACTTGCTCACGCCAATGCCTGGACTCTTTGGTTCGTCCTTCCATCAATTCCCGATCCCAACCAAATATCTGTGCTACAGCATCTTTGAGAGTATGGGCAAAACTTTCACGTCTAAATTGATGTATGTTTTGCAAGTAATCAGCGATGGTATCCTTTCCACTTCCAATCAGTCCCACCACTCCAATAATAATAGGTTTTTTACTTGTTGTGTTTACATCTGTCACCGTGCCATCTCCCATAGTTCATAGCGTCTACTGCTTTTTTACAATAATAACATATTTTTTTTGGTCGTGTAAGTTTTTCTTTTCTCTTTTTTGTCGTTGTTCTTCTGTGTGTTTCTTGTGATACATTGAGCGTAGGCTTCATGTGCATCACGTCTATAGTGAGCTATCATTCGTTGAAACCTATGTTTGTTGCAAAAATCAATCCAAGCAAGATCAACCACGTGATCTACATCGATAAGAGAGCTTTTTTTTACTCGGCGGTACTCTTCACCTAACACAAACCCAAATTGATAAGGTATATTGCGATTTTTTAGATAGGTTTGTAGCACTACCATTTGTGCAATATTAAAGTTGTCAAACCAGGTGTTATTGAATTGTTTTAAATAAACACTGCGAGCAATGTTGAATATTAAGCCTGGAATGCCATTGAGATTGCTCTCGACAACCGCATTTCCGCTGTTGATACAAAACCACTCGTGTTCAACGCCTTGATCTTTGTAGAAAGGTATCTGAAGTTCGATACGATCAAAGTGAGTCCACTGAACATATACAAAATCATAATTGTTTTTGTCAAGTTCTAAAATTGTTCTACGGCATATCGAATCATTGCTAGATGCAGCCATAGAAATATTAACCACACTGTCCCAATCATTGATTAAGTTTGGCCAAGTCATTGTTCTTGCAACTTCGTCGATGTCATTCAATTCAGTGCCGGCTATATGACTGCATCCGTTGACCAATACTTTCACTTGATTTACCTCACGGTTAAATGTTTTAAAGTTTCTCGAAGCATGTCAATATGTCTATAGCAATCTTCTAATGTATGCATGATGACTGGTTGGAAAATTAACCAATTATCCGATTACCCAGGTCAGCGGTTGGCCAGCATCCACATACAGCTTGAGTTCTTCGACCTTGGTATCCATGATGGCCTGTGCTTCGGCTTTCATAGCCGCACCGTTCAGAGACGTACCGCCCTGCGGACCGGCGATGGCAGCAAATTTTTCACGAGCTTCGCCAATGATCATTTTGGCCGCACCAACCATGTAGTCCATGATCCATTGCGAGATCTGCATGTCCGACAGCAATTGGATCTCAGGCTTGAGCTGATAGGTCCACAGCAGCACTGCTTCCCCTGTGCCGCGAGGATCACGTACAATCTGCAATTTTTTAGTCACAGGGTTGAATGTGTAGTTGATATATCCACCGAACATACGAGACGCGAGTTCCACATACTGACTGTAGAAATCATAGGTGGCCAAGCCACCGGCCACGTTGAAATTCATGAGGTACACATTGAGGCTGGCCTGGGCAAACGGATCAAAATTGGATGCAAAAGGTCCTGTGGCATCACCAAATGTTCTACGGAAAATCTGACGCACACTCATCACTTCTTGCGGCAAGGTATAGATATTTTCGTCCTTGACCAGATACATGAATATGTAGGCTTCTTCATATGCATTTTGTGCACGTTGGCGATAGGTACCTATGGTTTTTTGATAGGCTGCTTGATAGTGTGCAGGATCTAATTCAAGATCGATGATCTGATCGCCCAGTTGAAGCCTCACATATTCAATGAGATTTTGCTTAAGTTCTGACAGCGAGTCTTGCTGTTGTTCCATGGCGGGCTCCGGTGTGGTATTTATTGCCTGTAACCTTTGCGTACCGGTGCAATTTTTATTGCGTGTTTGACCACTGGACAGAATTTGCATTGGGCAATGGGATTTTCCAGTGACTGCAGAAATTCTCCGCAATAGTCCTCAAAGTTGTCAGGAGTCAAGGGGCGATAGCTGTGTAGCAATTCCCGATCTTGGTCGGATATGTCAAAAGGATATTGCAAATCAAATTCGGGCATGAGTGCAGCAGGACCGCACTTGTAGAGTTTGCCTGCGATGAAATGATAACTTTTGTATTTTACAAACGAACACCCTTGATGTGCGTCTGCCGGGTTGCTGTCAAACAAAGTATAAACACCGTCTGCAGATCGTTGCACACTGGCAGTCCAAAATGTGTTTTGATAGTAGACATTGACCATTACCCCGTTGCGATCCACATATTGATGATCGCAACCCCATTGTTCGGGTTTTTGTGTCATCTGGGTAATAGGGCCCTGGAGGAACTGGCAGATGTCGCTTTCTACTTCGGCTAGATCATTGAGATTGTGCAGACTTACTGCGATGGAATTGCGGCACCCTGATTTGGGTTTGGCAAATGCAATAGCTTCGTAGAGTCCGCGTGGCGCCTGACAAAATCTCGTGCCGTTGGTCAGTATCTGTACTTCGATACCAAAAACATCATTAATTCCGTGTACCCAATCCACGATGGTGGGATTGAGAAGGGGCTCTCCGCCCATGATGCTGCAGGCCTTAAGATCTATCAGCTCTGACCAACGGCGATATTCTGCTTCATAGTCGCTCCACCGTTGCCATCCACGAAAATTGTAGTTGTTAAATCGGTTGCACTGCTCGCAAGTGAGATTGCAAGTATTGGTAATGTAAAATTCTATCTTGCTGAAATATGGTTTGGTCATTAGACCAATACTTAGCAGGTTTTGAGGATCACGACATGTTCGTTGCCGCGGCCGTTGAATTGGGTTCCGGTCGTGGTAAGTTCTGCAAAAATCTTGCGGGCAGCAGGTTTGCCTGCTGCTGCAATCGCCTTGACTATTTCTGCCGGCTTGCGTAGAGTTTTTTGTAGGGTATCAGCCGGGCTGATACCAATCAACATGTTGTTTTTGATGGTAAATCGCCCCACGTGCCTGTCGGCTACCACATGGATCAGCTTGCGTTTCTTGACATCATACAACCATGCTTCCGAGCAATCGACCAGTCCAGTGGCCGGTAGACCCTTGACTCCAAACTCCTCGATTTCTGTAGCACAACGAAACTTACGAGCACGTTGTTCGGGAGAAACTTTCTTGGCGCGGCGCGGTTTGGTTTCGATTTTCTTGATCTGCACATAGGCGCTGCAATTGTTGATCACAGACTCGCAGAATTTCTCAATTGACCGCAACTGAGCTTTGCTATAGTTGCTCCAGCCCTCGGTCAGCTGATCATCCTGGCCGCCCAGGACCTGTACGATTTCTTGCAGTCGCGCTTGCCACAGCGTGGCGATTTCTGCCACTAGATTTGGGGCTACATTTTTGCTTCTCAGCAGGTTCACGGGCTTGTGTTCCGCGGTGATCCGAGCACCACCCAGAAGGAAATCATCGAACATGCCTTCGATTTCGCCAGCACATTCGATCATTTTTTCGCGCAGACGTTCCTGGATGTTGGGTTTGTCCACGACGGTCTGTGGTTCTTGTGTCACGGCCGCTTGGTTCATGGTTGTTTTCAACATACAGTCGATGCGATCTTGTAACTGTTGTTGCTCTTGCTCGGTCAACACCAGACCCAGCATGCTCATGCGGCAGAGCCAGGCCGCGGTAAGGTTGACATCGTTGTCGCCCACTTTGCGGAAATTCTTGACATCGTCCTTGCGTTCTTGATGTTCGAGATAAGCCGTGATGATGTCTCGCGCCTCTTTGCGTCCGTAGTGGTAGTTATACCAACTGAATGCTTTGGTGAGACGGCTCACTTGATCGCCGTATTGAGATTGTTGCTCCCAGCAAGGCTCGATGCCAGTGTACTTGACATCTGCGGTACCGGGATTCATTGGCTTCAATTTTGCAACTGTGGTGATCATTGTGGTCCCTTCCTATCAACAGTATGGTAATTATACTCAGAGTGATGTTTCTGGTCAAGTGCCGACTCGGTAAATAGTGTTATGCCAAGGCTCAGTCTCTATCGCTCCAATCGCACTCGCGACTATCAATTTCTCGATCGCACCATTTCAGAAATGTACACAGTGGGCGGAGCAGATGTTTATGTGCACAAATTTCTTGGACCTGACACCAGTGGCGAAGATTCTGCCCTGTCAAGCAAAGGTGATGCCACTCAGCCAATCTATGACACGCTGTCGCCCTTGCACATACAGGATCTGCTGCTGTTGGAAAACCGTGATCGGCGCTACGACAACGACATCTACGTCATGCGCGGAGTATTCAATACCTCGGACGTGGATTTTGACCTTACCCAGTTTGGGCTGTTTCTCAACAACGACACACTGTTTATCACATTCCACTTCAACGACATGCTCGACACCTTTGGCCGCAAACTCATGACCGGTGACGTGTTAGAAATACCATCGTTGCTGGATTATTACCCTCTCAATGCCAATATTGCCCAGCCGCTGCCCAAATACTACGTGATACAAGATGCTGCATATGCATCGGAAGGATTCAGCCAGACCTGGTTACCGCACCTATGGAGAGTCAAAGCCACGCCTTTGACCAACGCGCAGGAATACGCTGACATACTCAAAAAACCCGTGGTTTCTCAACAGATCTGGGATCCAGGTAATTTTTATCCCGGCGGGTCCATCGTAAACTACGGAAACACCTACTATCAGGCCAGTCAAAATGTTCCGGCCGGAACCGACATCACCAACAATACTTTCTGGCAGATCTATGTTCCTCCAATGCAGAGCGACCAATTCAGTACCCGACCCAAGGATCAAGAAATCAACGATGCCATACTGACTCAGGCCGATGTTGAAGTTCCATTGTCAGGCTATGATGTATCCAAATATTATGTGTTGGCTACCCGGGCCAATGGTCAACCTGCAGATCCCGCAGGTCTCACGGCCGACAGCGGGATCACAGTGGACGATCAGCAGGACGGGCTGGGAGTCAGCCCGCGTGCCGACGGATACACTGTTGGATATCTCACCGGAGACGGAATTCCTCCCAATGGACTGCCTGTGAGCACTGGTGTGACTTTCCCCCCAAATGCCAGCAGCGGAGATTTTTGCCTACGTCTAGACTATTTCCCCAACAGGCTGTTCCGTTTCAATGGTAACCGCTGGGTCAAAATCGAAGACAAAGTGCGCACCAACCTCAACAACCGCCCAGACAACAACACACTGCGCAGCAGTTTTGTCAACAATGACTACACAGTGCCCACTACTGATCAAGGAAACATTCCCAGTCGCCAGAGCCTGAGTGAACTGTTGAGACCTCGTGCGGACAATGGCAATGACAACGGCAACAAGCCCACACGGCTGCGGCCTGGCACCCAGCCCGGGCAGCCCAATGTGAAGTATCCACCATTTAGCGAGTAGGATTATGCACATTTATAAGATTACTAACAAGATCAATAACAAAGTGTACATTGGACAAACGGTTCAAAAAAATCCTAAGATAAGATGGTATGCCCATTGTGATTACATGCATAAAGGACGCAAAAGCTATCTTTATGATAGCGTGAGAAAATATGGCATCGAAAATTTTTTGTGGAAAGTGATAGATGCCGCCAACAATATCAACAAGCTAAACGAAAAAGAACAGGCCTGGTTGGAACATTATCAAAAAATTGCTGTTGTTTATAACAATAGAGAAGCCGGTGGCAACAAATTACATAACCCAAAAAGCATAGAAAAAATGCGAGAATCACAAAGAAAGGCTCATGCACGTCGGCGCGCGTTAGGTACCGATACCCGGACAAGACGAGATGGTGGTGCTATGAAGGGTAAAGCTCATACTGGAAGAGGAATAAAAGGACGATGGTCTATGCCAGATTGTGCTAAAGAAAAAATTAGACAAATCCAATTAGAACGCAGTGGTACTCGTGGTAAAACTTGGAAAATTGTAGATGGCAAAAGAATTTATATGGAAAAAGAATAATGGTATCTCAATTTTTCTACGACGAACAAATACGCAGATTTCTCCTTCAGTTCACTCGCATTGTCAGCAACTTTCAGGTCGAATATGGCAGAGATGAAGATGGCAATGCTGCTGCGTTGATACGTGTGCCTGTGCGCTACGGGGATGCCAGCCGCCAGGCCCAGACCATACTGCAGGAAAACAGCAAAAATTCCATGCCTGCTACGCCTATGATGACCTTTTACATCGCAGCACTGAACTATGATCGGCCGCGCATGCAAGAACCCTATCATGTAAGCAAGGTATCGGTAAGACAGCGGACCTACGATACCTCCACTGAAACCTACGAAACCACACAAGGCAATGCATTTACCATAGAACGACTGATGCCGGTTCCGTATCAATTAACTATCAATCTTGACATCTGGACCTCCAACACCAATCAGAAACTACAACTGTTGGAACAGATGTTGACACTGTTCAATCCCAGTCTCGAAATCCAGAGCACAGACAACTTTATCGACTGGACCAGTCTTACTGTGCTGGAACTGGAATCGGTTAACTGGTCCAGTCGTGTGATTCCCGTAGGCACTGAAAATCCCATCGACATCGCAACCGTGAAATTCAACCTGCCGATCTGGTTGTCACCCCCGGCCAAGGTAAAAAAACTGGGCGTGGTAGAACGCATAATCATAAGCATGCATGATGCCCAGGGCGATCTAGCCGAGGCCGTGATCAACAATGATCTATTGTTGGGTACCAGAGTGGTTGTGACTCCGTTTAACTATGCGCTGGTAGTGCTTGGCAATCGAATACAATGTCTTGAGCAGCAGGATCTCAGCCGAGAGCCCGACAACGACGCGTTGGTCGATCCTGAGCCACTGCTAACTTCAACCCTACAATGGCCTGCTGTGATCAACATGTATGGAACTCTGCGTCCAGGAATCAGCCAGATTCGACTGGAACAGCCCGATGGCACCGACGTGATTGGTACCATTGTGGTTGATCCCAACGATGATATCTTTGTGATCTACGACGTAGACATCGATACTATTCCGCAAAACACCTTGCCCCCAGTTGATGCTGTGGTTGATCCATTAATCAGCGGACCCGGCGACAGGCTGCCTCCCACACAACCTGGGCAAAGATATCTGCTTACCGAAGCCACTGGAAATTTTGACAACCAAAGCAATCCCACAGCCTGGATCGGGCACAACGGACGGTCTTTGATCGCCGAAGCCAATGATATCATCGAGTACGATGACGATTACGGTTACTGGCGTGTGCTGTTTCATGCTGCGCAGGAAACTGCCATACAATATATTACCAACATTACCAGTGGTATCCAGTATCGATGGACCGGGGAGATGTGGGTCAAAAGTTATCAAGGAACATATGTGGGGGGCAAATGGAGACTGGTGTTGTAAAGGCAGTGGGTGTATGGTTCAGGAGTGCTGCCACTGAGCGGTATCTCTACTTGCTAAGAAATGATTGTAAAAATCCCGGAACTTGGGGATTGCCCGGTGGAAAAATTGAGCCTGGGGAAACCCTGCTACAAGGCATGCAAAGAGAATGCAGCGAAGAATTGGGGCATTTTCCGACCTATCGTCGGTTGGTTCCATTGGAAAAGTTCACCACAGCCGACGGTAGATTTGAATACAACACCTGGATCTGTGTGATCAAGGACGAGTTCCAACCGCGACTGAACACCGAGCACCTGGGATATGCCTGGATCGACCCAGGTCAATGGCCTCGGCCCATGCACCCTGGACTATGGAATACCGTGAACATAGAGTCTGTATTACAAAAACTCGACTCGGTGACCTAGGCAGTACTGTCCAGGTCTGACATCACAGGCGGCCCACTATTATTTCGATAGTGCCGTGGATTCCATCGAAATCCTCGAGACTTTTGCCAATCACGGTACCAATCGCAGGTGCGGTGCAGGACTGTGCGCGGCCGTTACCAGCTGCTACCATCATGTCTCCTTTGCGTACTGGGCCAATCACATTGGTAGGAACGCGACCGGCCAATGCCAATGCTACTGGATATTGTGCCTGGATAGTTGTGTTCATGATATAGGCCGGATTGGCCGACACTACTCCGGCCACTCGTTGATCGTTGGCATGATTAGATAATGTTACTTCGTGGGTTCCGCCCATGGACAATACTGTGCCCGTTTCGTAGTGACTGTCTGCTGCATACATTTCGGCCAAGTCCGCGTATTGCGCAGACGTAGCCTTGGCAAACACTGTATCGAAATACAACGAAGCACTGCCGATATTGCCTACTCCGTTGCCGTTGGCATTTACGATATTGCCAAGGGTAACTGTGCCAAGCCCGGCCGACAAGTTACCGCCTGACACATTGCCAGTGGCCGAAATCAGGCCTGCGGTTAGGACATTACCACCAACAATGTTACCGGTGGCCGTGGCCGTGGTTGTATTGATCGCACCGTTGCCGTCCAGTGTGAGACTGTTGCCTGTAGCATTGCCAATGTTGGGTGTGACTAGGTTGGCTCCAGATTTAACTACTACCACATCGGCCACGATGGCCGTGGTAGTGTTGTCAATATTAACACTGAATGTGGTGCCAGTCAGTGTCAGCCCATCGCCGGCTTGATAGGCCTTGCTGGCTGAAAATTGTGTGAACACCAGATTGTTGTAGCCTATGATCAGTGGACCCACTGGTAAGGTCATCACATAGCTTTCGCCCTCGCCGGTGTCACCTTGTTGTACAAAAAAATAATCACCGGCGTCCAAGGCGTTGATGTCGTCTGGTGCATATGTATCTGTGTCGGAAGACCTGGTCATGACCCAGGCCACAGTGGCATTGCCCACGTTGCTCACTGTGTATACACCATTGTGAGCAGCATTGGCCTGAGTATACACTAATACCCGATCGTTGGCTGCCAGTGTGATACCATCGATTATCAATGCAGCATTGTCCCCGGCATTGGTCAGGGTGGCACCGACACCTGAATTCACACGCACCGATTGAGTCATCCCCGACGCCGATGTGATATTGCTGACCGGCAAACCATTGTAGGTAGTGGTCAACACCGCTGCGCTGGTGTTGGGTGCGGACACCACGAAATAAGCGTTGTTGGCTGTGATACCTTGGAAAGAATTGGCAAACCACAACTGGTCGTTGACCTGCAGGTTGGCCGCGGTGCTGAACACCACGGTGTTGCCGTCTATGGTATCGGTCACCGTGAACACATTTCCCCCCGGTGCATACGTGGCAGTCAGAGCTGTGGGCGACTCCACACGAACCGGGGTGTGTATGATGATTCCGGTGGACACCGAATCGTCTACATATTGTTTGGTAGCTGCATCACTGCCTTGTATGGGAGAGTTTACATTGTTGATATAACTGGTGCCTAGATTTACATTGCCTGACAGCGCAAAGGTCACATTTGCTGCTGTCATGGTAAGGTTGCTGGACACAATGTTGCTGGAAATCAGGTTGCCACCAGTGACGTTACCGGTCACAGAAACTGCGGTTCCGGTATACGTGGTGGCATTGACCGTGTCCCCGACCAACACATTGCCTGCGGTGACATTGCCGGTTGCTGATATCTGATCAGCGGTATTGACGTTGCCAGCCACGACGTTGCCTGTGACTGTGGCCGTACCTGCCACAGTCAGAGTATTACCGGCCGAGTCAAAGGTAAATGCACTTGATGCCGCTGCATTGTCCTGATTGTTGAAAATGATCTGTGTGTTGGATCCGGGCACTGTTAAATTTCCAGTGATGTTGCCTGAAAAATTACCAACAAAGGTTCCTGCAGTAACGATATTACCAGTGGCAGTGATTGTTCCTGCAGTGATGAAATTGCCGCCAGTGACGTTGCCCAGTGCTGCTACTGAGTTAGCAAAGATACAACTGTCAATGGCATCCACGATCAAGCTGGAATCGTCAGCAAACACACTGCCAATCAGGTCACCACGGAACTGCGTGGCAATTACATTGCCTTGAGAGGACACATTGCCCGATGTCAGCAGGTTGCCGCCAGTGACATCGCCTGTGGCCGAGATCTGATCAGCGGTACGCACATTGCCTGCATCGATATTTCCGGTCACGCTGAGAGTGGGTATCACGCCAAGATCCGTGGCTACCACCCCGATCAACTGACTGCCGTTGCCTAGAAAGTAGTTGCCTGCAATGTTGCCAGACACCGACAGCGTCGATGACGAAAACACCGCTACGTTGCTGGTTCCGTCCACTGACACCGCGACATTGCCGCCCGGAACAGGTATTTCCACGCTGGAATTACCATAAAAAATACGATCAGCATTGATATTACCAACCAATGTGGCATTGCCCTGCACTGTTAGATCGCCGGTGATCACAGTGTTGACAGCGTCCACAGTGACTGTGTCCGTGTGATTTAGAGTTTTGATAGTATAATTGCCATTGATGCGCTTGAAAGTGGCCATTTATAGATCCTTTAGATTATTTATACGGTCTAAAAATTCCGTTATTGGCATGACACAGTGATTGTGATGTGTTTGGAATTCCGCAACAGGAGCAGTGGTATCTCCGGCTACTCTGACAAAACTCACTCGCTGAAAGGTTTTCATTATCTGACAGATTTGCCGGACCCAGTTACCAGTAAAGGTGGGACTGGCCGAGCTTTTTTTATAAAATTCTGTGTCAACATAGACATTGTTGAATTTGCCCAAGGCATCTGGACCAAGGTCAAATCCCAGGAGATACAGCACACAATGGCCGTCCAGTGCGGCCTGTGCCATTGCGATTGGCCCTGAACTGAATCCATAGTATTCTTGAGGTACCGGCAAAGCCCCCCATTGAGCCATGGGCTTGCGGGTATACATGCGATTTTTAAGCGCATATCCTTCCTGCTGTATGCGCTCACTGATAGGTCGATCTGTGCTGATCAATGTGTCAGGAACAAATTCCCTATAGAGAGCATTGCATCCATAGATAGGCCCGCGAAGTTTTAATTCGTGGAGATTCACTGCTAGACGACTGCGTCCATTACCTAACACAAATGCTGCGGGCATAAAAAGTCCTTCCAGTATGTATCTGGAAGGACCGGATATCACAACACTTTTATGAGGTGACGTTGTCTACTATGGCCAGTTCCACAGCGGTTTGCGGTGTGCCTGACTTGATCACTGTGCCTTCGTCGGTGAAGAAGTTGGCCGCATAGCGTTGATTATTGACCACACTGGTAGCAGCATAATCACTGCCGCCGGCCCAGTTCAACAACCACTTGTTGGTTAATTTGCTGATGGTAGTGGCCGTGGAGTCGCCCAGGGTATAGGTAATGGCCATCAATCCTGCAGCAGGTGTGGTATCGTCATCCAGCACGCAGACTCCCACTAGGTTACAGGTACCATTGCCGTTGTTGGAACCTTCTGCAGTGGCTGTAAACACTGTGCCCACTGCATAGCCAGCTGGTGCGCCAAACAGTGTCCAGTCAGTGCTGCCCACTGTGGCAATGATGTAGGAATTTCCAGTCACGATGCCTTCGTCCTGGACGGTAGTGGTTGATCCTACCAGGTACTTGTGGGCACCTTTTTGGCGGATGATGTAACCAGTGGCCACACCTTGACCCGATCCTGATGTCAGCTGTATGTTGACAATCACTCTCACTCGAGGAAATGTGGTGCTGGGGGTATCTGTGGGGTTGGCTCCACCAACCACACCCAGAAACTGTGTGCTGTTGAGGGTGTCAGCGGTGTTGTAGACCGGATTGGTCAGGCTTCCAAAGTTAGGAAAGCCAAGATCCACACCGACTGACTCTCCGCTGTTGCCCGAGCCGGTGGAAAGTTTTTGAATTTTGAGAGGACGTCCCATTTGTTTTCTCCTTTAAAGAAGTCCGATGTGGGTTCTAGCCACTACGCGGTGGTTTCCGCATAAAACGCCGTTTGCGTTGACAAGTATTTACCAATAATCTACAATCAATTATCTAGCGTGAGTAAATATCTTCCATGCAAACCCAAGAACTCATTGTAATCGGCAATCAACACAGAGAACAGCGTCAGTACGAGCAGGCACTGACCTGTTATGCACAGGCCTTTGCACAGGATCGCAGATCAGCTGCGGCCTTTAACAACTACGGCAACGTGCTGCGAGAAATAGGGGAGCCAGGATCAGCCGTACCTTTTTTACAGCAGGCTCTGACGCTGGAACCCAACAATGTCACTGCACAGTTCAATCTGGCTGTCACTCATCTTCTCATGGGCAATCTGCGCCAGGGATGGCCGGCCTACGAGGCCCGATGGAACTACGAACATCTAGCCGGAACCGAACCCAAGTTTGCACAGCCGCGATGGCGTGGTGAAGACCTCCAGGGCAAGACTGTGCTAATCGTAGGCGAGCAAGGCCACGGAGACAACATACAGTTTTCTCGTTTTGCCTACAATCTGCATGTCATGGGTGCACGAATAAAATTGCAGGTCACCGCGGGCCTGGTGCCCATGTTCCAAGGCAGTGCTGTGGTTGCCTGGGCTGGTACCTACACCGATGACCCGGGCGAGTTTGATGTTTGGGTGCCTGTCATGAGCATTCCCGGAATATTGGGTGTGACCTACGACAATCTGCCGCGGCCAGTCAGTTACATGTCTGCGGACCGTGAGTTGACCCAGAGATGGCAGGAGCGCCTGGGACCAAAAACTCGCATGCGTGTGGGTTTTTCCTGGTCCGGCCGTAGAGATTCCTGGCTGAACCAGCACAAGGGCATGCCTTTCCGAGTCATGCTAGATCTAATTGAGAAAAATCCTCAGTATGAGTGGACCAATCTACAGATCGACGCCACCGAAGAGGAAAGTGCTGCTCTGGCTGCAGCCGGTGTGAAACTGTATCCCGGTACCATACGCGGATTCCACGACACCGCTGCCTTGATCGCTCATCAAGATGTCATACTCAGTGTGGACACTGCGATCGCACACCTCGGTGGTGCGTTGGGTCGTCCCACCTGGGTGATGTTGCAAAAGTTTGGAGTGGACTGGCGCTGGCTGTTGGATCGCGATGATTCGCCGTGGTATTCCGCCGCGAGACTGTTTCGGCAATCGGCATTTGATGACTGGGCGTCAGTGACCAATCGGGTGCATCAGTACCTGTCGTGGTTCAAGATCTAGTTACCGGCACCAGCTCTGTTTGGTTTCGCCGTGGTACTCACGCGCCAGCCCTTGTTCGATTAGCATGGCACGCAGGCTGCGACCGTCCAACATGATGTCGCCCAGCACGCGTCCACCAAACTTGTCCCAACCATAGAGTACCACTCGTCGCTCCGTGCTCTGGGCCACGGCCTGTGTGGTAAACTTGGTAGCCAGTTGCCCACGTTGATCTTCGCTTGGGCACTGCGCACGGTGGCCTTTTTCCGGAGTGTCCACTCCGTAGATGCGAACTGCGAGTTCTGGCTTGAGTGGTGCTGGCAGGAATGGTGCTGAGATAATGATGGTATCGCCGTCAATCACACGCAGGACCTGTGCGTCATTTGTGGCTGAATTTTTGGGCTGCTTCTGCGCATAGGCTGAGCCCATCATTGCGAATACTGTAAACACTGTTGCTAAGATTGTTTTCATTTTGATTCCGTCTGGTTTGTGGGTTCTTCCCAGCCCAGTTTATATAACAAGTCACTGTTGGTACCGGTATAGGACACTGCCAGGGTCAAGGTGATGTTGCGCAGATATCAAGGGGTTACTTCAGTAGGTTTGGGTTTGACCATGCGTTATCTCGGTGTTCTACGAAATTATTTATGAATTTTTGCAGACTCGCCCAGCTGATCGGTCAGGTCAAGCACACAAACACCTGTCCCGATTGCCGGTAGTAAGCCGCGCCAATGCCAATACCGGCCGCGTCGCCCATCTCGTCCGTTCTCGGCAGTTACCGTGCCTCTATGGATCGCCCCGATGGCAAACTGAGCATCGCCCACCGGACTTACTTGTTTTTCTCACATCGGGAGGCGCCAACCGGCAGGAGCGGCTTACTCGAACGACTTGACCTTGGTCGGAAATGCGCCGTCAGATCGACCCTTGAGGTAAGAGTAGAGCGCATCGATTTTTTCGGCACCGAGCGCGTCGTGCGGGGGCATGCCCCTTTCCGGCCGGCCTTTGGCGATCGTGGTCATCACCTCGTCCTTGGTCATCTTTTTGAGCGAATCAATCAGGGCTGGACCGACCAGGCCCTCCTGGTTGGCACCGTGGCAACGCTCGCAGGCCGCCGAGCGCCACGTTTGGAAACCCTTGAAGGTCTTGCTATCGACCAGCCCGTCCTTGACCGTGTAGGGGGCATCGTCGGCCAGGACCGGAGCGGCAAAGCCCAACAGCAGGGCAGTCAGAACAACGCGCTTCATCTAAACATCTCCTTCTTGACAATTTGGGTCGCTGAACAACATCGGAAGTTTAGATTGTGTCGGCACCCTTGTATACAACGCTGTCACTCAGAACCCGTTTAGCGGGCCACTGCCAAATTTACCACTATTCTCCGGGTCGAGCATTACCGTTGTAGTTGGCAATGGTTTCCCGCGCATTGTCTTTCATCACAGCGCGGCTGATACCAGTGATGTTGTCGTAGGGTGGTTTGGTGCCACCAAACCACCTTTCCTTATACTTCATCTTTCCTTATACTTCATACAGCAATACCTACTATCTATATTTATATTTTGTCGCCTCTTCACTACCACCTGTGGCATTACCTTTGGAGTAACTGTGGGCGCCAACACCGGCCAACACACCATCTTTGACCACTAAGTACTCATTGCGAATAGGGCGGTGTTCAAAATAACATTCCAATACTTCTCGCACACCTGCCGCATAACGAGTCTGAGCACTCAAACTGGTTCCAGAAATATGTGGAGTCATGCCATGATTTGGCATAGTGCGCCATGGATGGTTTTGGGGTGCTGGTTGTGGAAACCAGACATCTCCTGCGTATCCTGCTAAATGACCACTTTCTAAAGCTCGGGCGATCGCATCACGATCACAGATTTTACCTCGGGCAGTATTGACAATGTAACTGCCTCGTTTCATTTTTGCTATCATTTCTTCATCGAACAAGTGTTCTGTTTCTGGATGCAACGGACAATTGATCGTAACAATGTCGACTGCCTCGACCAGACTTTCTACACTATCATGCCAGGTCAAGCTCAATTCTTGTTCTACCCGTGTCGGCAAACGATGACGATCAAAATAATGTAAATGCACATCAAATGCTTTTAATAACTTCAATGCTCTTAATCCAATACGACCTGCGGCAACAGTGCCCACATGCATACCTTCAATATCATAGCTTTTGACAACACAATCTGCGATATTCCATCCGCCCTCGATGACTTGTTTGTAACTAGGAATATAATTACGCACTAAACTCAACATCTGCATTACAATATGTTCAGCTACCGAATTACTATTACAGTAGGTGATTTCTGCCACTGTGATGCCACGCTCCATCGCAGCTTGTAGATCTACGTGATCGGATCCAATACCTGCTGTAAGAGCCATTTTAAGTTTTGGCGCACTAGCGATCCGTTCGGCAGTTAAATATGCCGGCCAAAAAGGTTGGCTGATTACTATTTCTGCATCTGGCAAATGTCGATCAAATTCTGAATCTGCACCGTCTTTGTCTGATGTGACAACCAACTCATGTCCCATACTTTCTAAAAATTTTCTTAGACCCAATTCGCCAGTTACGCTGCCTAATAATGTGCCAGCCTGAAAATCCACTTGATGTGGATTAGGAACTGTTTGTCCATCTGGATAATGCGTTATTCTAGGAATATTATTTCTTGCATAGCTGGTTGGATAGCCGTTTACAGGATCATCATATAAAACACAAAGCACTTTTGACATATAAATTTCTCTCCTAGGTATATGTAATATATCTGCTGCCCAAATAAGACTTTATCTCTTGCGAGATGCGCTTTCACACAGGTCTCAAGTATATTTTACATTATTTGTTAACAGGATGCAAATTAAACTGAAAAACTACTGCCACATCCGCATGTTGTTTTTTTCATTTGAATTTGAACTTGAACTAACAAATTGTGAGCCTTGTAGTTTATCTGTTTTGTAATCTATAGTTGCTCTATCAAAATACTGCATACTTAATGAATCTACTAGTAATTTATTGATAATAAAATCATCTTCATTCTTTTCATCTTCAATGGTAAATACATGGTTAAATCCTGCACACCCGCCGCCAGAAATAAATGCTCTTACATATCTTGTGGTGGGTTCATCAAGTAAAATTTCTTTAATTTTTTTCTGTGCATCTTGGATTATTGTTAACATATTTAGTTCCTAACTACAAACACATTTTAAATGATAGTCTTTGACTGCTGCCTTAATTGTATCTTCGGCAAGAATACTGCAATGTATTTTTACAGGCGGCAATGATAACTCTTCCGCAATGTGAGTATTCTTTATGCTGACAGCTTCATTGAGTGTTTTACCTTTAATTCATCTGATTACAAGACTTGAACTGGCAATAGCACTACTGCAGCTGTAAGTCTTGAATTTTGTATCTTCAATAATACCTTGATCGTTAACTTTAATTTGTAGTTTCATTACATCGCCGCAGGCAGGTGCACCTACCATACCTGTTCCTACAGTTATTTTACCCAACAAAAAAGCACCCGAAGGTGCTTTTTTGATACTTCGTAAAACTGATTTTTTGATCAGCTGAACGAGAGATTGCTCACTGCGATTTCTCCCACATAGTCGCCAGCATTGCCGAACGACGAAGCAGTGTTGGTCAGTTCGATGTAGCCATAGCGAGTCATGAAGCTCACGACCGGTTCAAACGTGGTTGGATCCAGCACAACACCCGAGCTCATCAGCGGGATGTACGGGCAGTAGAACGCAGGAGCGTCTGCTTCCGACGAACCCTTGTAGCCGACCAGAACCGGAGTGGTGTCTGCGGCATACGAGTCAACGAACACACGCATAGCGCCATTGAGCGTACCAACGAACTTGGTGTTAGTCGGGGCTTCAAAGACGCCTTCGGTGGTGCGAGCAAAGGCCGAGGTTGTAGCCGATTGCAGCACGGTGAGAGCAGCACTTGAAACCACTGCATAGTTACCAGCACCGCGACGTGTGCGCTGAGCGATCAAGTTGGCAACACGGTTGATCAACACAGCCAGAGCAGCATGTTCGTCGCCAACGAATGTGGCAGTGCCCGAAACAGTGGCTTGGTTGTAAGTGAACTCGGTGCTGGCCAGGCTGCGCAGACTCAAGAGGATTTCTTGGTCGATTTCAGCGGTGATTTCTTGGGCCAGAGCAGCCATGATTTCGGCTTCAACGTCGATGCCGTGCATGGCTTGAGCATCTTGGGCCGATTCAAATGTCCAACGTGCCTGCAGTTTGCGAGTTTTGGCTTCAACTGCTTGCTTGAGGATTTGAACCGAAATCTGCTTACCACCAGTGCCTTCCATGGTCGCTGTGTTGCCACCGGTATAGGCAGTGGCAGTGCTCACGTCCTTGGGCACTGTTGAGTATGCCGTGGCAATGGTGAACGGGCTCAGTGCTTCCTGGCCTGCTGTTACCGAAGTGGCAGCAGCCGACGAGTCAGTTAACGATTGAGCATAACGCACACGCAGAGTATGTATCTGACCAACCGGGCCGGTCATGGGCTGCACACCAACCAATTCATTGGCGATCACAGTGGGCATGACCCGACGGATCACTGGCAGGATCACACGATTGAGTGTGGCGATGTTGCCAGAAGCGGTTGAACCAGACGAGGCATTTTCTTTGAGGTACTTGCGAGTATTCTCAAGGATAACCTTCATGCTGTTGCGCCGGGTTCCGTTCAGACCTTCAAGAAGGGCCTCTTTGGTCTCTTCCCACCGGCTTTCTAATAATTCTTGTGACATTTAAGTCTCCTGTTTTTAAAAAATTAAAGCCCGGCCAGACGTTTGAGATCGATAACGTTGCTGGCTGCATTGCTATCTTCGGGCTGGATCGGAACTTCCTTATCACCAGTCACTGCTGTGATAGATTCTGTGATCACCCGACTAGCTTTCGCAGAACGATCTTCCAACACTGCTGGTAGATACTTTTCAAACGCGCTCTTCAAACGTGAAGTTTGCACGCTTTCTAGCAAATTACGCATGACTTCGGCTTTTTCACGGTTGAGCGGAGCCAGTAACTCGGCCATGAGATCACGGCGTTCGTTGTGTTCGCTTATCATGCGTATTTCGCGGTCTTTTGACTCAACAAGGACTTTGGCCTTCTCGCTGAGTTCGATGGCTTCTGCCAATCTGCGATTCTTGTCCGACAGCAGCGAGTTCAGGCGGCGCACTTCTGCATTCTCATTGAGGTGAGTGGCACCGAATTCTGCTGCGTATGCTTCAAAAATCCTACGTCCAAAGTTGTTCTCGCGAGCAACACGGATGTCTTCTTGCAGTTGGGTCAGTTCGGCCGTGAGATGACGGCTGACTGCTTGGCTCATCTTTTTAGCACTTTCCTTGACGAAACGTGCCTTGAGATCCTGCAACTTGCCGCGTGCTTCGCGTATCAAGCGAACCTTGGTTTCGACTACATCACGCTTGTCGGCAGCAAATTCTTGTATCTCACGAGCCAATGCATGTACCACGAAGTTTTCCAGCTTCTGGACACCTTCGGTGTGCATGCGGCGGTCTTGGCGCAGTTCGGTGATTTCTTCGGCCAATTTTTTCACTAGGAAGTCATTGAACTTGGTCGCCGACTCCATCATCTTGGTTTGGAAACGCACACGGTCTTGGGCCAGCGCACGACGTTCGTCGGCGACGGCTTGTACTTCTGCTTGCAGACCTTCAGTAACCATACGATCTAGGGCTTCAACCATCACTGTCTTGTCATGCTCGTAGCGTTGTGCGAATTCCTCACGGAGCTCGCTGCGTACCTGTTCACGGGTCTCGTTGAGCTTGGATTCCCAGGCCTCATTGATTTCCCGACCGATTTCTTCGGTGATCAGGTTACTGTCAAGCAATGGTTTAATAGCATCAAACATGCCTGCTTCTCCTTAGATTTTGAGATCTCTGATGAGGCGCTTTAGTTCCTCGGCCAGATATCTCCGTACCTTGTCGCCCTCACCTGCTTCCTGTGCCATCTCAAGTATGCGATGTCCGTGTCTCATGTTGATGAGACCTTCGTAGATCGCTTGAGGATAGGCATTGGGAGCACTGGGTTGTGCGACCACATCTATAGTGACTATTTCAAAGTCACTTACATGTCCTGTTCTATCGTCAACGTTGCCCGACCCGCGGCTGCTAACACCAAGTTTTACCCCTGACTGCAACAGTGTGCGTATCAGTTCACCCATGGGTGTGGGCAGTATCTTGAGTTTGCCACAACCGGCATTGCCGTCCATCCACATGCCTTCTACCGAGTGACACACACGATCTAGGTTGATCTTGAGGTCATCAGGGTGATCCACTTCGCCCAGCACCGAGTTGCCATCGCGTATCTGTTCATTGATGGTTTCTACAGCCTTGAGTATTTCGTGGCGCGGGTAGATGCGTTCGTTGGCGTTGCGCTTGTCACCTTCGATACAGATGCCCTTGAGATAAAGGTTTTTTCCGCCTTTACCCGTGGCATCATCTTCGGTGATTACCTCGATCCGGGCCTGGTTAAAGGTTAGATCTTCTCTGAGGTATCGTGCGCTCATTGCTGATTAGCCTCTGGTACCACCGGGCAGCGGGCTCTTGACGTTGACGCCAGTGGCCTGATCCAGATGTGGTTTGACTGCTGGGCTGGGCTTCTGTGTGCCCTGTGCAGGTGTATTACCAACCTTGCCAATGAGATCCTTGGTGGTAGGGGCCGGACGACCTTGTGCAGTGTCGCCAGTCATCCTGACCGGATCTGCTATGGCACCACGCGCACCCGAATTGTTGGCGTTTGTGCTCTTCTTGTTGACCGAGCCTTCCTCCGAAGTAACAGGCTTGGGTGCGGCCTTGAGGCTGACTGCTTCCATGGCTGGCTTGGGTTCCATGTTCATTTCTTTGGTTTCGTCGGCGTCGCCACCTTTGTCGGGGTCCATCATGTCTTCGTTGCCTTGGTTGTTGCCCATGAGTTCTTCAAACTCGGCCATGAGCTCTTCCAGTTTGTCTTCCAGATCCATGACTCGGTCTTCGAGTTCTTCGTCACTGCCCATGTCATCGTGATGATCTACATCATCTTCGCCCATTTCAAACTCTTCTTCTTCTTCTTCTTCTTCTTCCTCGTCTACGCATGAGGCTTCGTCTACGCATGAGGCTTCCATGTGCATGTCGTTTTCTTCGTCCATTTCGACATCGTCGATCAGGTCGTCAGCAGCATCACCGCCCATGGCTTCGTCCAGTTCTTCTTCGGCTTCTTCAGCCATGATATTTTCATAAATCTCGCGGCTCTTTTCTACCACGATGTCGTGGAAAAGTTCGCGAGCCTTTTGTTCTTCATCGTTGATCACGTACTCGATCAACTGTTCAAATCTGTTCATGATAGAGGCTCCTATAGGAAAGTGTGTTTTTATTTACATAACTTGTTGAAACTCATTGTAGTTGACGTGGAAAATGGTGAAAATTGCAGATTTATTGCAATGAGTTAGATCGCAGACGCTGCTGGCGGTGCGTACTGGGTACGAATTTTTTTGAGTTTTTCGCTGTGTTCAAACTTGCGTACATCGTTCATGCGACGCAGTTTGGTTAACTGACGCAGAGTGAGTCGAGTTTTTCTTAGGTCATGTTTGGTAATCTGGCTGTTGTCTTGGCCAAGGTCTTGATATGATTCCGGCTCACGGTTCCAGATTTCAGTTAGCAACATGCGATTATTTATCCGCCTGTCGGGATCGTCGGTGTGGACGCTGCCGGGAGTACTCCGCCCGGTGCACCTGGTGCAGCCGGCGAGCCTGGCACTTCACCGGCTCCACCTTCGATTCCGGCCAATTCTTCACCTGCAGCGATATCGCTTTCGATGCCGCCCGGTGTAATTCCGATGGTGCGCAGATCTTTCCCGGCTGCGGCTGCCAGTTCGGCCTGATCGCGTTCTTCTTGCCACAGTCGCTCGTTTTCGGAGATTTCGTCCTTGCTGAGACCCAGGAATCGTTCTAACAGAAATCGCTTGGACAGATAAGGAAACGGGTCGAGTCTTGAAAATGCATCTATGCGTGTGATATCCAGTTCGGCCTGCCGATAACTGGCGAAATTCTGTGGCGGACAAAATGCCAGGGTAAACAGTCCCGAATCGATGTTGAATCCACGCCATTTCAAGAACATCTTGAATTCGTCGTCCAGTTTTTGTGCAATTGCTGTCTGCAGGCGTTCGCAATATTGGTTGAATCGATATTCCTGTATCAGCGCAGTGCCCACACGTCCATCGTTAAGTGCGCGGTCAGATTCGTCGGGTCCTGTGGGTAAATAGCTGCTGGGCACTCTGAGCCCGCGAGCCATTTTGTTGTTGAAGTATCTGAGGTCGTCAATTTCTCCTAGATTCTGACCGCCAGGCAAGGTTTCCACCGATGACCCGCGACCGTCTTGTCCCTGTGGGAAAAAGTAATCTTCGTTGATCGAAAGTGGATTGTAACTGGCATCCATCATGTTGGCACCGCCGCCGGTTACCGTGGGTATGCGACGTTGATGCATTTCGTTTTTCACCCGTTCCACAAACTGCATGGCCAGGTGACTGGGCATGTTGCCCACGTCAATCTTGAAAATCCTGCGCTCGGGTGCACGGCTTACGCGATAGATCAGTATGGCGTCTTCCAGCAGCTCTTTCTGCTTGAATACTTTGTAGATGTTTTCCAAGATCGAACGGCCAAAGGGCCAGAACACATCCAATCCCTCATTGAGACTGAGGTGCACCACGTGCTTGGCATCGATGCAGGTTTCATTCATGGCCGTCATGAAGCGTGCATTGCCCACACCTCCGCCCACACCACCACTGGGCATGGTATAGTTGGCCGATCCCGATATGGTCCCTGTCACCGGATTGGTCATGTAGTCCGTGGTGGTCTTTTGTGCGATGGACAGACTTTGAAAATTGGGGTTGATGTCGCGAATCACATACTGCTCAGGACGTTTGCCTTCGCTTTCGTTGACAATGATACGCATGACCTTTGATGTGTCCACCCAATACATTTCAAAGGTCTCAGGATCTCGCACAAAAACCTGGTCGCCGTACTTGATGGTATTGCGGAACAGTTTGAAGATACGTTGGTCAAACTGATTGAGCTTGGTCCATTGTTGTAGTTGTTTGCGAATGATCTGAATTTCGTGATCAGTGGGATCGTCGCGAAACCTGATTTCAAACGGCGTGTCGTTGTCTTTGTTGGTCTGTGTAGAAAACTCTGCAACAATGTCCAGACATGCATTGATCTCGGAATCCATGTCCATGTTTTCGTACTGATTGTATCGTTCGATACGATTGGGGTGACCCGAATACACTTCGGGCAATCTGGATGCATAGTTTCGAAACACAAAATCCGCAGGCATGCCCATGCTGCCATCGTTGCGTCTGTAGTTGGGCAATCCGTATTGATTGTGTCCAGATATCGGACTTATCACACCCGATGTATCTGCGACTTTGAAATACTTACGCCATGACTTGGATTGATTTTCTCGATTAGCCATTATCTTGCTCCATCAATTTTGCTGCTTTTTTTGCGGCAAAATATTTTTTTAATGTGTCAGAAATTTTTTTGGCTCGAAACGGATCGTAAGGTCTTCCAAGATTGGCTAGTCTGACTTTTTCTCTATGGTCTGCAGTCACAGTTCCTTTATAATTCTTTAGCTGCTCGGGGGTTCGTTTTTTTCCTTTGTTTCCTTCAGAAATCTTTCTTTTAGTTTCTTCAGAATGCTTCCAACCAACTGCGCACGCCCATTGATTGATTTTGATGTTATCTAGCAAGCCGCCATCAATTTTTCTTTTATACCTAGAAATTAACTCGCCCTCGAGTTTTTTTGCCTCATCGTTTGTTAATCCGTCCTGAACAATTACCCTGCGTTCAAGAGGAAGTAGTTGGGTTCGTGTGTGCGGTCGATGCAACCGTCTGCCAAATCCTTTTCCAATGTAGTACGGTTGACTGTCTTCATTTGCATATTGATATACATAGAATGTACGAGAATCGTGTTCTGCCATGGTAGTTTATTTAACCCTAGTTTGCTGCTGCTTGGGCCATTTTCTGGTTGGCATCAGCGGTTCTGCTTTGACTTGTTGCTATCATCTGCAGTGTTTCCAGTATACGCCGCTGTGTCCCATCGTCTTTGTTTTGCAATGAATTGACCACTTGTTGCAGGGTAGATTTGAATTCTTGTGTTACCTGTTGTATGGCTGCGGATTGATCAACATTGGATTGTTGTATGACATCCTTGATAGCAGTGCCCAGTATTTCACCTATGTCAGGGCCAAACATTTTGCTACCGGCCTGAACACCGGCAAAGTCAAAATTCATCAACATGCCCGACTTGACAATCTCTTTCCAGGTGTTAGGGTCGGTAATAGTCTGTGTGGCGGAATCGTAGGCTCCCAGCTGCCCGGCAATTTTCTTCAGGGCTTCTATGTCGGTGGTGATTGGACCCTGGTTGAACCCGGTATAGTCGTCATACTGCCCGAGCAGTCTAGCCTGGTCGACGACCAGGCCCGGGTCGATCAAACCATTTTGCTGATTGAATCCAAATGCATTGGCAGCAACATAGTCGTCCAGGCTACGAGAGTAGCGGGAGATCAAACCATTTTGCTGATTGAATCCAAATGCATTGGCAGCAACATAGTCGTCCAGGCTACGAGAGTAGCGGGAGATCAAACCATTTTGCTGATTGAATCCAAATGCATTTCTGTCCGCTGCAGCAGCATAGGCAGCAACATAGTCGTCCAGGCTACGAGAGTAACGGGAGATTGCTGCGAGATCTGTGCTTATAGTACCAGTGTCATTCACATTCCGAATGAGTTTGACTTTGACGTTATCATCGGTGCCCCGACGAGTGATATTTGAATTAACCATGCTTCGGAGGTCATGCAAGGTCTTTTCCAGCTTCGGCGAAAGACTGACCGGAATAGTGTCGCCATCGGGCAGTGGAACCACTGCCTCAGGGCCGGCTTCGCCAGCAATGGCTATGCCATCGGTCACACCGCCTTTGGCCATAGCAGGTATTTCCACATGAAAGTGACCGCCGGTGGAGTGGCGACTGGGGTTGGTATATTCATCGCGAACATATGACGCACCATTGCTTTTTAGCCACTCGACGATTTTCTCTGACTGTTCCGGAGTGGGAGGTTTTTGCAAAACAAAATCCAAGGCCGCACCTTTGTTGTGTGCACTCCCTGGGACTTCTTTTTGATGGTAGTGATCGAAAAAGCCAGAAAAATACCCAAAACCTGGCACCCCTTCCTGGATGTTTTGGGCCAAATTGATCAATCGCCGATCCAGCTGAGCCCCGGCCTGTTGGACATCACCGCGCTTGACACGCAGACCGAAATTTTGGAGATCGCCCACTGTGAAGCTTTGTTTTTGCGCGGGTCCCAGTGGAGCAGCAGTGCTTTTGTTGGCGGCTGCGGCTGCCGCAGGTGCAGCACCAGGTGCTGCACCAGGTGCTGCACCTCCAAACATCGAAGTCGGAGCAGGTAGAATATCAGCAGGTGCCACGTAACCCCCTGGGCCAGCGCCTGGCACTCGCACACTTTGGCTAGAACTCTGCCATTGTTTACGGAAATCGTCTTCGATCTTACGCTTCTGGTCCAGGCTCAGTTCAACATCTTTCTTGAACAGTTTGCCAATTACCCCGTAGGCCCGGGTATTGGCTTCGGCCTGTGCATCACCGACAGCACTGCGCAGACCCGATTCGTACATTTCTTGTGCTTGTTTGATACCACGCAGTTTCTGCTCTTCGTCAAAGAGGGTTTGTTCTAATTTGCGTTCATTCGCAGTCTTTCCTATGCCCAGGATCCGACCAAGCAAATTGGCCTGGCTCTTGTTACGCTCGTCTTGCAGCTGTTTTCTAAGATTATCGACTTTGCTCCGGGCCGCTGCTTCTTGTTCGCTCTTGGGTTCTGTCTCGGTAACTCCAAACATCTCGTTGAGCTTTTTTGTGCTAATGGCCACCGCCTCGGCAAAGGCCAGCGATGCCGCAGTGGCTGCAGGAAGACCTTTGGCTGACACGAAGCGTTCTACAGCTTCGTTGGCACGGATCTGCGTGGCACGCAGTTTGGCTTGATCGGTCAACATCTTGTCGGCTTTTTGACCCTCGGCCTCGGCCGATTTCTTGCGGTCAGCCTCGATTTTTTCTAGGATCTCGACAATGTCTTTCTCGGCCAGCCCGGCCAATTTCAAATCACCGGCCAGATCGCCAAAGACCTGATTGTAAGTACCGATCATGCCCATGGTAGTGCCCAGGCTGCGTGCAGTTTGGCCGTGGGCACGTGCGATGCGTTGTGCTCCTTCGGCAGCACTTATCTGACCAGCTATGATCTGTTGTGCCACGCGCATGCTTTCACCATTCGTGCCCATCAATGACTTTTGTGCTTTTTCGGTCTGTATGTAGCCGGTCTGTATGTCAGCAAAGCCCTGAGCTGCTTCGGCATTCAGACTCTGCAGTATCAGGAATGTGTCTTCCAAGGCCTTGGCCTCTTTGAATTTCCCTTGCTGGCGCAGGCTTTCCAACTGTGCAGCAAAGCGTTCCTGGCTGCGCACCTGTTCGCGTGCTTTTTCCTGTTCTTGGCGTGACAGGCCAGTGAGTTTGGTCAGTGCATCCTGTTCTTCGAGATATCGTCGAGCCCCCTGGGCCAGGCGGTTGAGATCATCAGCACTGCGCTCAGCACTGCGCACAGTGTAGTCACCGGCCACGCGTTGCTGTTTGACATAGTTGGCCATGATCTCGGCGACGTCGGTCATGTCGTAACCTAGTCTGAAAAAATATTCTCGCGATCCTGCCAGAGCCAGGCTCATCTTGGCCAACTGTTGTCGTCCGGTGACCACGCCGCCGCCAAACAGTGTGAGTTCAGTGGCATTCCGTGTTATGACCGATATCAGGCCTTCCAGTTCACTTGATTGCGCTGACACTGCGATACCAAACCGCTTGGCATCATCAAACACTCCAGTCAGGCCGTCACTGGCAGCAGCACCCGATTGGGCCAGGTCCGAATATCCTTTGTACAGTCTATCGGACTGCTCGTTGGCTGCTTTCATCAGATCCGTAAAGCCCTGGGCAGCCAAGGCCGCGCCGGCAACGCCCGCGGTCATGGCCACTGCTCCGACATTGACCTTGGCCACATTGATTCCCAATGCACTCAACACTCCGCCCAGAGGTTTCAAAGCACGTCCCAGGGGAATCAACAGTCCTAGCACTGTGATCATACCAATGATACCGGTTGCGGCTTGATCTATGGAGTCATTGAATGCAGCAGCGCCCTTGGCACCGTTATTCATGGCCGTGGCCGCGGTGAGCACTGACCCTGCGAGATCCAACAGTGCATTCACGGCTTTTGCACCGGCTATTTCCAGCTGCTTGGATGTCTGTGTGCTGCCCACACTGAGAGCGCGTGCAGTCTGATCGGTCACATAGCCCAGTGTGCGCAGTTCTTCATTGATCTGTGCCAGCAGTCTTGCACTTTCTTCCAGCTCTTGATTTGGATCGGCCATAAAAACATCCTATAAATAAACTACTACTGCATATTTATAGGTGCCCAATGACCATGACTACCAACCCATTACAACAGTTTTTCCGGCAGCCTGCGATCTATCTACGCCTGCCCAGCGGTGGCCAATTCTGGCCACCGGGCAGTGTTGACATCCCGCAGACCGGAGAACTACCGGTGTTTCCCATGACTGCTGCCGACGAGATAACCTATCGTACGCCCGACGCACTGTTCAACGGGCAGGCTGTGGTCGACGTGGTGCAGAGCTGCATACCCGCGATCAAAAATGCCTGGGCCATACCCAGCATCGATCTCAATCCCATCCTGGTGGCCATACGCATCGCCAGCTATGGACACGAAATGGAGATTGGAACCACTTGTCCTGCCTGCAGCACCAATGCTGAATTTTCGCTGGACCTGAGATCAGTGCTGGATCAGATGCGAGCACCAGACTACACCACAGCTCTGCGCCAAGGAGACCTTGAAATCGCATTCCACCCCATGAGCTATCAGCAGCAGAATGCCAGCAATCTCGAACAGTTTGAAAGCCAGCAGATCATGCGTTCGGTGCCCGACAGCGGACTGCCTGAGCGTGAAAAAGTGCAACAGATGTCAGAACTGATAAAGACCATAACACGTCTCACCATACGAGCACTCACTGCCAGCATTGCCAGCGTGCGCACTCCGCACGCCCTGGTCACTGATCCTGCACACATCCAGGAATGGCTGGAAAACTGCGACCGAGCACTGTTCACTGAGATACGCAATCATGCGATCAAACTGCGCACTGACACCGAACTGCGGCCCATGGATCTCACTTGTCGTGACTGCGGACATCGATACGAGCAAGGACTGACTCTGGACATGGCAAGTTTTTTCGAACTCGCCTCCTGATCTTGAGCAATGACGAGATCTCTAAATATGTGGAACAACTGGATCAGGAGGCCAAAAACATACGCGCAGACAGCATGCGTCTGGCCTGGCACATGCGCGGCGGCGCTAGCTACGCACAGGTCATGATGATGAGTGCCGACGAGCGCAGGGCCATTTCTGAACTGATCAAAGAAAACATAGAAACCACGAAAAAATCTCGTTTACCCTGGTTCTGACCCGTGAACATCGACACTGTCACACAACAACTCATTCAATGGCTGGAAACATTTGTCGAAAAGCCACACCCGGCTCTGGGCGGCTGGTCGCCCTGTCCCTATGCACGGCAGGCTCGCATGACCGGTCAGATAAAAATCGTCCCGGGCACCGAGCTCGTAGACAATGCCCGTCAGGCCGCTGCACAGGGACTATGGCAGAGAGAAGTGGTGATATATTGCTATCCCACTGATCGTTGGTCTGGCCGGGAGTTTGCCGATCAGGTCAGTCAAATAAACCAATTTTTACGACCACAGGGCATGTTTGCTCTGGATGATCACCCAGACAATGCCGAAATAGTCAATGGCATCAGTTTCAATTTTGGCGAGTGTGCGCTGATGATACTGCAACTCACTGACAAACTTGACACAGCAGCACGCGCCTTGGCAGCCAAAGGCTACTACGATGGCTGGCCCGAAGAGTATCTAGCGCAGTTGTTTCACGGACGCACGGATCCTAGGAAAATATAATCATGTACAGTGTGTATCAACCATGGGATCCGTTGAAAATCTGCGTGGTAGGACGCAGCTATCCTCCCGAGTTTTACAGTTTCATCGACAACCCTCGCTTGCGAGCACTGTTTGAAAAAATCGCAATCGAAACCGAAGAGGACTACCAAAAACTCATAGTCACATTAACCAATCTAGGAGTCAGAGTCATACGCCCAAACGTTCCCAGTGTGTGTGCAGATGATTTTGTAAGCAATTATCAACGGATCCCTGGCCCAATCAGCATGGTGCCCAGAGACCAGATGATCATGGTCGGAGAGAAATTTTTCGTATTTCCATACGACAGGATTTCGGTCAAATCGTCAGGCAGAAATATCCCCCGCGGGAACTGGACCGAGGATCTCTATCACAGGATCAAGGGGCCCGATTGGCCACAAGCATTTACACCCTATGAAAAATTACCATTGTGGATACAGGATGAATGTCATACGATTCTCAAAATTGATGTCTGCCCTGGGGAAGATTTTGAAAATTTCGTCAAGGTTTCCAGCGGGTATCATTGGTGGTCTCCGATTACCAGTCTGGTCCAAGCAGCCGGCAATCCTGTGATCCAAAATCAGCACCATGCCGCGCTCAATTGTATTCCTGCAAACGGCGTTACCCAGATTGGAAAAGATTTATATTTTGGAATATCAAACAATCATGGAGAAAATACCGACATAAAAAATCTCATCGATGATTTTTTTCAGGATTATCGATGCCACTTGATAACATCCGGCGGTCATATCGATGGATGTTTCAATCCAGTGATTCCGGGTCTAATCATAAGCACACGCGATATCTCTACCTATCAATCCACGTTTCCTGGGTGGCAAGTGGTTTTTTTACCAGGGGAAAGTTATGGAAAATTACAGCCGTTCCTGGACCTCAAAAAAAAGAATCAAGGAAAATGGTGGATCAAGGGCAGTGAGTACGATCACGAGTTGATCGATTATGTAGAAACCTGGCTAGGCGACTGGGTAGGATATGTCGAAGAAAGTGTGTTTGACGTCAACTGCCTGACCGTTGACACAAAAAATGTCATAGTTTCTTCTTATAACAGCTCAGTGTTTGATACGTTCGATCAGCACGGAATCACTGCACACATTTGTCCGTTGAGACACAGATATTTCTGGGACGGTGGAATACACTGCGTGACCCTGGACATAGATCGCGACGGCTATCAACAGGACTGGTTCCCAGACAGATCAAGATGACCTACCAATTTGCTCGCATAGATCTCAACAAGACATCTTACCAGGCCACAGTGGACTGGCAATATATCACGGATCGCGATGACCCGACACTGACCAAATTAAATAATATCTACCGCACCTACTGTATCTACAAACGCTTTGCCTCGGTCATGCCCGTGTTTCCAAGTAGATACCGTGACTCCATGTCCGATGTCATTGGCTATTATGACCAGGGTGAATTGGTGGCCTGGAGCCTGATACGAAGATTTGACTCTCACAATGCATTGTGTGATCAATTTGCCTGGACTTATCATCGACCAGGCATGAGACTGGGAATCGAAAGCATGAAGACCGAATGCGCCATCTATCGAGCACGAGGTTTTCACTATCTCTACCTTGAGCAAGCGCATTTGTACAAGCAAGAGATCGACGGATTTGAATTACTAGGACCTATGACATAATGGATTTATACACTATCTGGGCCGACAAGGACGGCGACATTTCGGATGTAGAGTGGGTAGCAGGAATGAAGCAATTTTTTGATCATCTGGTTACCGAGGGCAAGATGCAGGGCTACAGAATCACACGTTGCAAAATGGGATTTCGTAGCATCTCAGACATGCCCGAATGGATGATCATCATGGAATTCCGGGACATGGCACAGATGGATCAGGCATTCCGCCGTGTGGCTCGCAAAGAAGGCGAACTGGAGGATGCTCATAGATCGTTCAATCAGTTTGTGGCAGGCAACATACAACATGCACTGTTCCGAGACTGGCCAGATGACATCTAAGATGTGCTTCGCACATCTGTTCTTCGCTTGCGCTCGAACTGTTTGTCTGTACTAAGTATCATCCAGATTTAGTGGTCATACTTGCCCGTTGCCGGGCAAGTAATGGTCGCATCATCCGAGTTTACGCAGCCATTTTGCACGAGAAGATTTGTACTTGATGAACAGACAATTCTGTCGAGAACTGTCGGTCTAATACGTACAACGGAGGTGGTTGTGCTGTACCCCCTACTTCAGCCTTGACTCACAACGGAACGTGTGTGACCCTGTGCAAACAAAGTCGACCACGCCAAGGTTGTGTCTTTTTCACAGAGCCTTGATCATTTCAGCCTTAGTTAGCTGTTGCCTTTGACACCCAAGATCCGCCGGTAAACTAATACAAGCTCAATGGGGACCAGTCCTGTTCACTGGTCACAGAGTCTTTGAAAGTTGCCTTACGAAAGTGTGATATGTGTTTGGTTCTAACAGTTGATGTAATTGTTGTGTGTTGGTAAATTTTTTGAGGCCATACGATCTAAGATTGAGATTATGATGATATAGTAAATGATGTTGAATAGCTGCTTCACGCATAAGGTCGAGGTCAAATCGGTCAAGCGCAAGATTCTGTCCGTTGAGTATGGCCTGTATGATGCGGTCAAATGCCCAGACAAATCGCATACGGTCATAGTGAATCCTGGACCAAACTCGATAGAGGCTCAACCAGGACGACCATCTATCTTCGACCAACTCAACACCAACATGCTTCAAAAGATCGGGCATTGCTTGATCTAGACAGAACCAATTTTCTGTGGCTTCTAGACCATAGTAATTACAATGATCGAATCGCTCGTCGCTGAATCCTGGCTGTGCAGGGGGCATGTTGAGAGCCAGGAATTCTCGCAGATCCCAGATTTGATCGAGTCCTTGTGATTTCCATATCGCATAATCCCGGCCAAAGAAAAATTCAATGAAATCGTGATTTTGTTGGTCCGCGGTCTGGTTGACAGCCGAAGCATCTTGCCATTTTTTTCTCAGTTTCCGAGGTTCCCATTTTGTATGGTACCGATGATACTGGCTGGACAACCGCACACGTATCATGTAGTCGCTGTGTGTACATGCTAGATCCACGGTTTTTTGATCTAGCACAGGGTCAAATGGCCATTTATTGTCCGAGTCGATGTCAATTTGACCACGTTCAAAATTGTGAAGATACACTATCTGTGTGGTTGATTGGGACAATGGCCGTAGCGTGTCAACACACTGTTGAAGTTCGTTGAGGCTGGTAGCATGATTCACAGCAAACTGGTGAGCATTTCGCTCAGTCAATGGGTTGTCTCCGACTTCACAGGTGCTGTTGGATTTTACATGGTAGTGATGATCCTGGCCAGACAGCCTCAGGATGCTCCAGGCCAAAAAGGTGCCTCCGACTGCAGGATCTGTGATTAGAGAAATCAACGGCATAAATCACGCACGGTATTGGCATTGAGTTCCCAGAACAGCTCATGGTCCATGATGATCCACTGGCCACGAAGCCCGGCGGCATAATTGAAATGTCTGGTATAGATCAATGAAGTCTGATTGGGCTGCAACTGAACAGCCACATACGTGCCTTTGCGATTGAACTTCATAAAAATAATGTTGAAATCGCCGAGATCAGACACAGCCATGCATTGATCGATCCAGTCGTCCAAAATTTTGACCGATCCTGAAAAAAGCTGATGAAAAGGAAAGTTCTGGTAATTTTTGCATTCTGCGTTGAGCCTGGAAAACGATTCGCCGGGTATGATGTCGCCCTTGAATGTGCGTATCTGTCCTTCGTGCAACAACTGTTTGCGATGGGTGTTTTTTCCACCTATGTACGCGCCCGACCCCGGCGCTCGCATGAATCGCTCACCGTAGAGTTCGGTGAGAAAATCCGCGATGTAACGCTCAAAGGAGTTGCCTTTGGTTTTGCTGGGACTGGGCATGGTGTTATTGTTTATGATCTAGATTGACCCAGGCAGTAATTTCCTCTATACAGGTGTTACTTTGCATGGCAAGACACAGCGTTATCATGTCAATGATATCAGTTAGAGAATGGCCAAGGTCTGTGGGTTCTGCGAGTGCCCGACTCGTTGGCTTCGCCAATTGATCGACATTGAGCAACGTTGTCCTGAATCTCACATGGTTTTGCTTAAAGGCTCTGCTCCATTGATGACTGTGATATCGCAAAACTGCTTTGTTGGCAGCATAGAGATCATGGTCCAACACAGGCGGAATTTCCGAGACACTGGCCACTCCACCTATATTAATAATGTAGCCGGATTTATCACACTGCTTCCAGGTTGTAGCAAGTTGGTTGAGTAATTTGGTTTGGCAAAAATCACCGTTGATTTCGCCATATACCCCATCATATGCATTGTTTATAAAAATATCATGGTCAAGACTTGCCTGTACTAGATCATTGATATTATTTCGTAGATCGTGCCCGGTACTGCGGCTAACACTGCTTCCCTTAAAATGTTGACAAATGGCCAGGCCCAGGCCTTGATTTCCGCCGGTTATCAACATTTGACTTCTATGTCGGAACTATAATTGGTAAATCCGCCTTCTTTGACCACACGCAAGATATTGTTCACACGCCCGACCAATTCGTCTCGATGACTTACTAGCCAAATTGATTTTTTACGATCTCGGCTTATCTTTTTCAATAACGATAGAGAATTTTCCATGCCTGCAGTGTCCATGCCCGAATCAATTAATTCATCAATAAACAGGAGATTGATGGAGGAATACAAACTTTCCCACACATCACGGAATGCCCAGCTCATTGACAGTATCAATCGATTGCGCTCGCCGCGACTCAAGTTATCAAAATCAAGATCGCGCCCTAGCTCTGAGATCTCGACTGTGAGATCGTTCTGGAATATGACCCGATGAGGCAATCCAATGCGGTCAAGATAATAAGTGAGACGAGAATTTAGATAGGAAAGATTTTGTTCGATGATTTTTTTGCGTATGAACGAATCTTTGTTGGTGAGAAGCTTGAGCAAGAAGTCCTGGTGATCTTGCAGCCGAACAAGTTCGTTTAGCGAGTCATAGTCTACCACTTGCAGAGCCTGTTTCTGCATCTCTACGATTTGCTCACCGTAGGGATCAATTTCCCCTTGCCGCAGCGCAAGGTCTCGACGCAACTGATCTAGGCTGCTGCGATGATTCAGCGCCTGTTCTAGATCATCATAGAACACTGCGGGCATTGGACCAGCGATGCCCAGCCGAGCCAAGGCATCGGTATGTTCTGTTCGTTGGGTCTGATTTGCAAGTAGTTGCGCGACAGTGTCTTTGAGCTCGATCTGCTTGTTTTGTAGCAAGTCGTCCTGGTGATGGTCGTGCAGTTCGTGCCCGCAGGCGTGACACCGGCGTTCCTGTAATTTTTGTATATCCTTCCTGAGAGCAGCCTCGGCCTTGACAAGACGTGCCAGATCAAGGTCTATGCTGACAATCCATTTTTGTGCGTCCACACGCGCTGTAACAGCGCGGTTGTATTCGTCTAATGCACGGTGCGATCTGATTTCCTGATCGATATCGATATGCTCCAGTTGGTCTATAGCAGTCTGCAGTGCAACACAATCTTCTTGTTGCTTTTTGATCCACAGTGTCTGGCGCGTTTTAAGACTTTCGATCTGTTGTTCGATTCTACGATTGGCTTCCTGCAACGCTCGGATACGTAACTCTTCGGCAACAATGGTTTCCCTGGTAGAACGATTCAGCTCCTTGATACGTTCTGCTCGCTCGCTCAGCTGTGTAATGCCCAACAGTTGTTCGATGATTGCTCTCTGATCATTGGATTTGAGACTAAGAAACGGTTCGGTATAGGTATTTAGAGCTACAATGTGTCGGAACATGTCGTGGCTCATTCCTAGCAATGTGTCGATGGCAACCTGTGTTTCTCTGCTATCGCCTTGGCTGTCATCGGTTACCACTTGTTCCTGGTGGTTAACATAAAATCTGAGTACATTGGGTTTGCGACCTCGTTCCACTCGGTATTCCTGTCCGTTGACAGAAAAATCAAGACTGACCAACATGTTCTTACCGTTGGTTTTGTTGATGAGATTGTCTCGACGGATGTTGGTCAGGGCCTGACCATACAGCGCGTAACTCAGTGCATTGATAATAGTGGTTTTACCGGTTCCGTTTCTCGATCCATCGCCACCGAGGTCTAGATTTTCTCCCAGCACCAACGTAAGATCCTGTCGGTCAAAATTAACAGTCTGCGATGCGTTGCCCACACTCATGAAATTTCGCACAATAAGATGTTTTATCTGAATCATTCTATTTTTATAGATTCCTATAGTGATAATACAAAAGTTCGATAACTGATTGTGATGTTCGCCGGGGGGGTCGTCGACAAAAATACATTGCAATTATACTTGATATCCCATTGCAGATGCAATTTCTCGATGAGTATCGGCAAACGTTTCATGTCTTCGTTGGTCAAGCATTGACATGTATTCCACGAATTCCTGACCGTTGCTACCGGCACTGGCTGATATTCTTTTTGCCAAATTTGAAAGTTCTTTGATATTGTGATTTTTATACTTGGAAACCACCAATTCCTTTGCTAAATCGGTCATGTAATCGACACAAAGATATGTTGGCTGGTCTAGATAGTTAAGAGTGATATTTAGATCTTGTTCGCTGGCCCAAAAAAACAATGACTCGAGATACAAAACATTCTGTATGTTAACTGTTGGCATTATGTAAATGCGTAGTTGGCTGTCGGCCCAACTTTTTAACTTGTTGATATTGTCTTGTATTTCTTTCCAAGATCCGCCACGTTGCAATTCAAATCTTTGGTTGGTGTCATCGATGCTGACAGCTATGTCTACCGATTGAAATTTTTTTAACAATGGCATGAATTTTTCTGGATAAACAGAACCATTGGTATTGATGTGTAGACGTATGTGATCACTGTCTCCGGACTGGATAGCCAGTTCTAAAAACAAATATATGTTTTTGAGCAACAACGGCTCGCCACCGTAAAAATCGATATTGATAAGGTTGGGCAACAGATTGATCAGTTGTTCGAGAAAATCTTTGTTGTGGTCAAACCATCTGCCCTGGTACAGTAAAGACAAAATTTCAGTTTTATCATCGTGTGCGGAGTATCTCAACTTTTCAACAGCGATACTCGAGCTGGAGGCCGGGGAACATATCCTGCATTTGAAATTGCAAATATTACCGGCCTTGATGTCAATGGATTGCAGCGTTGGATTGTCAATGAGCTCACTCAACAAATGTTGTCGATACAGACTCAAATGATTTTGTCGATTGCTGGTCAGCCCATTTTTTTCAAGATTCCAGCAATGACTGCATCCAACCGGCTGCTTGCCGTCAGACAATTCTCGACGCAGAGCGGTAAGGCTGGTGCCGTGAAATATATTTTGCATGGTATCCGTGGATACCGAACCAATTTTGCCTTGATAAACACAACACGGTGCATAATGTCCGGTATTGCTAACAGCCAGGTGCATCCAGGGCATGGGGCAAAGGGTCTGTTCGTTGATCAAAAAATTGTCAGGCAATATTTTACCGGAATCTATGTCGTGAATTTCACAAACAATGGGCGACGAATCTGCATCACCGTATACTCGGTGGCTGAGATCAAACAGATGCTGAGTTGGCTCGCCGCAAAAAATCAATATAAAAAAATTGCTGATATCTACAAGTTTGGCTGCCCGTTGTATATGATCGGCCAATTGCTGGCTTGGCGCATGTTGACAATAAAAAACAATACGTTCATTGTGTTGATACTCAAATCGATGCAGGCTTGTTAATTTTCTATAGATAGACCCGGTGGACTGATTGATTGTAGACAGATCGATCGACTCGATGACCAAATATCTCGTTCCGATGTAATCCGATACTCCTCTATTCATCATAGTGTGCGATAGATGTTCATTAGCAATTTTGGATCGTAAAATTCCGATTCAAGCCGGGCAATCTGATCGATCACAATCTGATCCACGGATTCAAACTTTACATCACCGGGCGCCATATCTTCTTCCAGTGCAGATTGTTTGTTGGGCATAAGTGCTATCTCTTGCAATGCATATTTGCCAGCAAATGTTTCTTTAATATAATTGGCTTCCTCATAAGAAATTTCAATATCTAGCTGGACTCGGACATGCATCTTGGGTTTCAGTATTTGATCCCCGCGATCAATTAAGGTTGACAAGTCAAATACATTGTAAAGAGGCTGATCGGGCCAGGCATGATATTCGGGCTCCGCACCCCAAGGCAATATCATGCAACCACGTTGGTCATCGCCGGCATCGGCAAAGTTATGGGGGAAACAGTTTCCAATGTAATTGATGTTGTTCTTGTGCTGACGTAGATGAAAATGTCCAGAAAAGACTTTTCCAAACCCTCGAAAGTGCTCGGCCTTGATCTCACCATGATCGGGCATTTCGACCATGGCATTCATTTTAAAATGTGGTAATTCAAAATGACCAAACATATACTGACCGGACATTTTTTGGATTCGCTTGTGATCATCTCCTACCAGCCACGGCGCGATCACAACATCACCTTCGCGGAACCAATCATTGCATATGTGTATGTTGGGCAGGTGCTGTGCCCAGGAAGCTCCGTGTATGTCGCGCCGATCTCGATAGTAGAGATCGTGGTTGCCGGGAATGAAGAAAAATTGCGAAAATGCCGATGACAATTTTTCTAGGCTCCTGAGGCTGAAATCCAGAGTATGCAAATTGATAGATGCTCGGTGATGATGCCAGTCGCCTAGAAATAGTCCGGTTTCGCATTCATGTTCTTGAGCCATTTCGATGACCCAATCAACAAATCGTTCACAGTCTTGATTGTGAACCACACTGTTTGATTTCAACCCAAAATGAATGTCAGTGAATGCGATTGCCTTACAAAACAAGTTTGCCATGAGACGATTTCTTTATTCCTCTGAGGTGGTCACAGTCACAGCGCCTCTTCCAAACGGGTACTTCCCGGAGTTTTGTCGTGTCCAAGAAGGATTCAGTCCATTCATTTCCAAGATATCATCTCGGATGTTTTGATTTTTCTTTTCGATGTTGAGTATGCGAGTAAATGAATTGGTTATGGCCGCAGTATAGTAGGCAAAAGGATTTTGGCTCTTGGATTCGTCAAACTGCAGACCAATCTGACTGAGTTGCAGCAGCGCCTGACCTCGCATTTCTTCGTTGTAGGTATAGCCACGCCAGTTCGATCTAGTGGCATAGCGTTCGCACAGTTTTATGAACATCTCGGCCAAGCGTCGCGTCATGGCGCCGTGATCCTTGGAAAATTCGCCGGTGTCTAGATCCCCGCGCCAGTGGCTTTTGCCCACGATGCAAGGCACGCGATCCTCGCGAATACGATAGTGCCAGAACGGAGGGAAATTCAAACGTATGTGTGTGGGATCCAATGTCGGCATGTCTGCTAACTCGGTCAGTGAATCATCCTCGAGGTCCTCGAGCTCCAGGATATCCTCCACTGTGCGTTTTTTTGCCTGCGCCTTGGCGACTTTTTTGGCGGCCATGGGTATGTGATCCCACACCGTGACGCGAAACACAAGATCGGTATTGGCAATGCGTTTGGGATCTACGACTTCTCCGGTCTCGCGGCGGATGCGATCTGCTCGATTGCGTCGAGCCTCGGCCACAGTGCGTTGATTGATGCGATCCGCAGACGCCAGTATGATATCATATTGGTGATCCTGTGCTGGGTCTAGGAAGCTGCAGTAGGTATTTTTGCTGAGATGTATTTCTTTTAGTAGGTCACGGTTGTTGAGGTAGTTGACCTTGGGCCAAGGCCGAGTGTAATAAGTCATTGGTAGATGATCTCCAGAACATATACTTATTGTAACAGGTTTTGACAGTAGAACAATAATTCTTAAACTGGGTATTTTACCAAAAGGTTAAATACATAATAGGAAAAATGTCATGGCCGAAGAATCAGATTTTTTTTCAAAATTCCGTACCCGTAAATCACCACGGCCTGTAAATACTGCCACAGATCCGGTGTTTGTAAGCCGAGCCCCCGAGGTCACGGTGACCGCGAGCGGTACTACTACCAGGTTTGATCAGCCAGATGCAGGCAGTACAACCACTGTAACAGAACCTGGTGTCCCCAGGTTGGTTGGTGGACCAGACCCGGAAGCACAACAGGCAGCCGAGGATAGGTCTGGCACGGCAAACGCACAACAACAGGCCGGCAACCAGCAAGGGCTCAACCAGACCACACAACGTGATTGGCGGGTCAGAATAGAGCTGGCGCCAGGGTCGGATTATCTCTATCGCGCCGAAGATGCTGGTTCTGGTATCCTAAAGCCTCTGATAGCTACCAACGGCGTAATCTTTCCGTATGTTCCTGCCATTGCCACCAATTACACCGCCAACTACGAAAAATATGAACTCACACACAGCAACATACGTGGCTATTTTTATAAAAATAGCCACGTAGGCGATATCACAGTGGCCGGCACATTCACTGCTCAGAACACGCAGGAGGCACAGTATCTCCTGGCAGTGATACATTTCTTTAGATCCGTGACCAAGATGTTCTACGGTCAGGATTCGAAGCGCGGAACTCCACCACCCTTGGTGTATCTCAGCGGGTTCGGCGAATATCAGTACAACAATCATTCTTGCCTGGTCAGTAACTTCAACTACAATCTACCCAACACAGTTGATTACATACGAGTGAGTCCCAATAATCTTGGGTTGAGCCTGGCCGCTCGCAGACCGACCACAAGTTCAAATCCGTTTACCATCAACAGCATCGTGAGCCGTCTGCGGAATGCCACTCCAGGAGGATTACCACCGGGTGCCGAGCCCGGGCCTGTAAACTTTGGCATCGTGGAGCAAACACAATCGGGCACTGCAGACACTACCTATGTGCCCACGCGTATTGACATCACTGTGACCTTGCTGCCGTTACAGACTCGCAGCCAGGTCAGCCAGCAGTTCAGCTTGCGAAACTTTGCCAACGGCAACGCCCTGCGTGGAGGATTCTGGTAATGGCTACCTATGATGCCACCAGTCCATACTATCTCACTTCGTACAGCCAATTTTTCTTGGATGTCATGGACAATCGTCCCATACCCAAGCAGAACGATGACATTCTGTTTTCCATCAACTTGACCTACCAATATCGTCCTGATCTCTTGGCCTTTGATCTCTACGGAACACCAACACTATGGTGGGTATTTTACCAACGCAATCCCGACACACTCACTGCGCCTCCGTTGGATTTTGCTGTGGGCACAAGCATCTATCTGCCCAAACTCGGTACATTGAAATCGATCCTGGGGTTCTAGTCGATGGCTCTTCCTGTTGTTCCCCAAACCCAAGACAACGGTAATCTAGACACAGGAACCAATCCACCGATCACTCCACTGTTTGTAAGCCAAACCCCCGAGGTCACGGTGACCGCGAGCGGTACTACTACCAGGTTTGATCAGCCAGGTGCAGGCAGTACACGCACTGAATTTGTCAACGAGGCCGGTGAGGTAACTGCTGTCACCACGTCTTTCCCGGTGACTCGTACGGACGAGACTGTTACCAATCGTGACCAACAGACCGAGCGCATAGATCCTCAACCCAATGTACTCAGTAGATTTAGCAGCTATACCTATGCTGCATCGGTATATCTCTTGACTCCCCAGCAGTTTGAAGTGTATCAAGAGCAAAAAAAGAAAAATGTCAATGGCTACTATTTGCTGTTCCAGAGCGGCGGTGCGCCGCCCAATGTGCAAGGTCCCCAGACCAGCACGCAACGCTCGGCACAGACCAACATCAATGGTGCGATCTCCGGCGGGCAGATCGAACCAGCCACCATCCAGCCCGACGGTCGCAATCCATATTTCGCTGACGATTTTTACATAGACACTATCACCATTGAGAATTTTCTGCCAGGCCGGGCCACACGAAGCGCACACTCAGTGTCGACGTTGAAGTTCACGGTGATCGAACCCAACAATATCACTTTGATCGATCGACTGTATCTGGCAGTGAAAAATTCAGCACCACTAAACCCTGCGGGCATAGTAAACTATAGCGCGGCTGTGTATCTCATGGTCATTAGATTCTACGGGTACGATGCCAACGGCAACATGCAGATCGTGGGCGCAGCTGATGCCCAGACCGGGCTCACTGATCCCAGTGCTGTGATTGAAAAATTCATACCATTCAGGATCACCCAAATCAACTGGGAGATCGGCAGCAATCTGGTCACATATGAATTAAACTGCGTAGCCCTCGGTCTGCAGGTGGCCGGTGGAACTCGCCGCGGCACCATACCGGCTGATGTTGAACTGTCCGGGTCGACCGTGGAAAGTCTCCTCCGAGGCGAAGTGATCTACAGCACTGCGCAGGCCCCGACTGCTGCACCGGGCGGAACTACCACTGCGGCACGCACCAATCAAGCAGCCAATGGCAGCATTGGCGGTGGCCGGCCTGTGAACACTCCACCGGCCCCGCTCAAGGCCGATGCAGCGCCCACTCCACGTCGGGTCATACGCCAGGGCTTGATCGCGGCCATGAACGAACTGCAACAGCAGTATGTTCGCGAAGGCAAGGTTACCTACGCGGATGAGTACGAACTCGTGTTTGCCAATGGGGCCGAGACCATTGCCGCGGCCACCATAGCCAAGCCCGGTCGCAAGGTCAACAAATCAGCCACGGCCACGCCTCGGGGCACACAGGACACCCAAGTCAACAGTCCTGACAAACAAAACGTAGACATGACCACACGCAACTGGCCGATCACAGCCGGCATGCAACTGCTACAGGCCATAGAAAAGATCATTCGAAACAGCAACTATATCACAGACCAAGCCGAGCAAGTACGCACAGAAAGCACCGGCACTACCGAACCCAACCCCAAGAGTGCCAGCGAAACCTTTAGCTGGTTTAACATCTTGACCACGGCCACTCAGCTGCAATTTGATCCCTTGCGAAACGATTATGCCTATCGGGTAAAATACACCGTGGTACCCTATCGTGTGACCGATTTCCGGAGTGTGTATTTTTCCGAGACCAAATTTCTGGGCGTGCACAAACGCTATCCCTGGTGGTTCACTGGGCTCAACACCGAAGTTCGAGAATACCGAGCCAAATTCAACTCTCTCTACCATGAAACGGTGACGCTCGGCAATCTCGCCGGCAATGGCCTACAGGCTTATCGAGAAAAATTTTCAAACAGTGGAGTGGTCATACCGTTTCTACAGGTACAGGCTCGCAGCACGGAATCGCAGCAAGGTGCCGAAGGCGGAGCCAACGAATTGGCAGCATCGGCAGCTGAGTATCTCTATTCAGCGTCAGACAATGGCAACGTGAGTCTGCGCATACTGGGCGACCCGGCCTGGATTCTACAGGGCAGCGTGACCGGGGCGGTGGATGAGGGCAGCATCAACTATTCGCCATTCGAGCCCGATGGTAGCATCAATTTTGAAACCAATGATGTGTTGTTTGAGATTGTGTGGCAACGTCCTGAAGATTACGACCTACAGACCGGACTGGCTGATCCTTACAGCCGCACTTCGCGACAGTTTGGCACTCGATTGCCTCTGCAGAGTGTGATATATCGAGCCACGAAAACCAACAGCGAATTTCGGCGCGGCAGTTTTGAAACTGTGGTCGAAGGTACCTTGTATCAATATCCAGTGCCCGATAGTGCTGCAGCCACGGTGTCAGGACGAGCCACCAGGGCCGCTGCTGGAGCACAAGACCGTGCACGCCAGAGTGTCTCTTCCGTTGACAATGCAGGTTCAGAATCCTCCAACGTAGTTTTGCGATCCGCAGTGTTGAGCAGCAACGGAGCAGGTCCAGTGGTAGCACCCGCGTCGCCGGGAGCCCAGACCGACGCAAGACCATCCACCGGGCAGCTCGATCAGTCGGGCACAGATTTCTACGATAGAGTTCGGGAAGCACCCGCGTCGCCGGGAGCCCAGACCGGCGCAAGACCATCCACCGGGCAGCTCGATCAGCCGGGCACAGGTTTCTACGATAGATTTCGGTAGATCTGACCAATGGAGACAATGCCATGCTGCTTGAAGACCCCAAACAGACTGCTGCCAGCAACGGAGATATCACTTCCAGAACTGCCATCATCAGTGGTGTTACCGTTGAGGAAGGTGTTGCGGGCGCAGGCCGACTAACATCCTTCCAGAAGGATCAGGTCTATGTTTCACTAAACTCTCCGCAACGACTAAACAAGGATATGTAATTGCATGCCTGAAGAAATACAACGCAGCCGAGGTCGGCCTTCTAACTATCGTCAGGATCGCGGCGGCGTGCCTGCCGAATATGGTCCGTTTGTTGGTGTGGTCATGAACAATGTTGATGTCACACGCAACGGTCGCTTGCAGGTCTTTATCGAAGTGTTTGCTGCCGGAGACATGAACGATGATTCAAAATGGACCACGGTAAGTTATCTTCCGCATTTTTACGGAGCCACACCACCGGGCAACACCGGAACAGCCAACGACGGTCAATATCCCGGCAACCAGAATTCCTATGGCATGTGGTTCACACCGCCCGATCTCGGAGTCAAAGTCATTTGTATTTTTGCCAACGGTGATCGTAGCCAGGGCTATTACATTGGTGTGATACCGGAAAACAGTCTCAACCACATGATTCCGGCCATTGGTGCCGAGGGCAACTATATTCCCGGCAATGAGAACCAGACCGTGTATTTTAAAAACGCACCGTTGATGCCGGTCACAGAGATCAACACTGCCAACGAGCGCTTGGACAATGCCGGACGATTCTTTGAGCAGGCCAAGCCCATACAGTCAGTGGTGGCCAGTGCCATGTTCCAGCAGGGTCTGGCACGAGACATCGAACGTGGGCCCATACGCAGCAGCGCCCAACGCGAAAGCCCCAGTGCCTGCTTTGGTTTCAGCACACCCGGGGTAGCCATCTATCAGGGCGGGCTGACTCCACGAGAAATACGAGCACAACTCAACAGTGGTACAGTGCAACCCGCTGACCTACGAGTGATTGGTCGCATGGGCGGACACACCCTGGTCATGGACGACGGTGACATCGACGGCACCAACAGCCTGTTTAGATTGCGCACAGCCAAGGGCCATCAGATAACCATGAATGATTCGGGAAATTTCCTGTACATCATACATGCCAACGGACAGACCTGGATCGAACTGGGAGTAGAAGGCACAGTGGACATATTTTCCACCAATTCGGTCAATGTGCGCACTCAAGGCGATGTCAATCTGCATGCAGATCGAGACATCAACATGTGGGCCGGGCGAGATTTCAATGTCAAGGCCGTGGGCAACGTGATCATGGAGGCCGGAGTCAACTGCAACATCACTGCTACCGATGATTTCAAAATCTACAGCAAAGCCACGCTGGGAGTTCGTGCCGACGGTACTCTGGCATTGCAGAGCAAGGGCGGTTCCTGGAACGCTGGTCCCAGCATGAAAGTCACAGCGGGCATGATCGATCTCAACGGCCCTCGGGCGCCCACGGTGGAACGACCAGTTCCTCTCAAGAAGACCAAGCTGGACGAAACCGAATTCAACGCAGCCACGGGGTGGGAAGTCAAGACTGAAAAACTCGAAAGCATCGTACCGCGGGCGCCCACGCACGAACCCTGGCCCTATCACAATCAAGGGGTAGATGTGGATGTAAGTCTGCAACAAAGTGGCAACCAGGCTCCTCCGGGCTCGTCGCCGATACCAGCCGGTGTAAACATTTCTAGATCATGAGTCTCTTTTCTTTTATAGATCCTGCCACCGGTGCTCGGTTTCGAGTGGAAGGCCGTACTGATCTCACCGAAGCACAGGCACGCACTATTTTTGAGCAGCAACGCACAGCTGGCGGTCTGGTAGGCATGCGCGCCGGCGACACTGTTAATTCCTGGACCCAGGCCATGTCAGGACTCGACTCTGCGCGTGCCGAAGTAGCGCAGAGCGTGGCTCAGGCACCGCGGCCTGGCACAGCAGTGCAAACAGTCAGTCGTCTCACACAGGCCAGTTTTTCTGGTGTGCCATCGGCGGGTATCTCTGTAGCTGACTATGGTCGACAACTCCCGGCCTTGCGCAGCATAGCCAATCTTGACCAATCAGTGGTACGTGGTACAGTGGCCCAGGCAGCAACCCTGTCCGGCCAGACCGTGGACCAGATTTCCAATCTGGGAGGAGTGGGGAAATTTGGTCTATCGGCCATGCAACTGGAACGCCAGGGAGTGATCAAGCCAGGCACTGTGGCGAGGTTTCTGGGACCGGGCAGTACCAATACTCTCCAGAGTGTTCTCAAAAGCCCTGCGGTATGGACCGGCAAGCAAGGCATGTCGGGTTTGTCTGATATGTTGAGCAACGGCCCGGCACAGGACCGCATGCAACAAGACCTTATGAAAACAGGCCTGAAACAAATCAAATCGTTCGGCATACCAGTTGATTCGCTCAGCGCCCAATCCGTGGCCGGTCTGACCTTGACCTCGGCCAAGAGTGTGGAAGGTGCAGTGGACTGGGCACAAGGACGGGCCGGCGGCATTGCTTCGGGACTGCAGAGTCAGTTTGACAACATCGCACGCAATGCCAGTTTCGCTGTGGGCTTTACCAACACCAAGGTCAGCAATGCCATGAAAGGCATAGAAATACCTCAACCCGCCACTGACACTGTGCAAAGACAAACCGTAGATGCTGCTGCCACCCGTGTGGTAGGCAACGAAAAAGTGCCACCGGTCAGTTACAATACACAAAAACAAACCGTAGATGCTGCTGCTCTCGATAGCATCCTACTGGAACAAAAGGAAGCGATAGATCGGGTAAAAGTGTTGAATGAGCGATGGGGCACCACCCTAGACCAAGAAGATCTCATCGCAGACAATCCAAACATTGCAGTTGATATTGTGAGAGAACTTGAAAGCATAGCCTCAGATCTAACCGATACCAAAGCTCAATTCCAGAATATAAAACAGCGCGCCGAAGCATTCAAGCCCCCTCGGACTGTCATATCAGAACGGGCAGAGCTTTTTATCAGATTGATATTAAGCACCCTTAAAAGTGTGGATCAGAGTGTTGTAAGAGTGCGCCAAAAAGCTGAAGCCGCCCGGCGGTAAATAATTTGCTATGCCCACATTCATCGGCTTTAATACTATCGGACAGGTAAAGAAGTTTACTTTGACCGATTTTGACCTGATCAAGCGCGATCTGCTCAATGCATTCCTCATCCGCCAGGGAGAACTGCCAGGCCGCCCTGGCTACGGCACACAGTTGTGGAACCTCCATTTTGAAAATCAGATCGAGCCCTTGCAGGCAGCCATAGTCAACGAAATACAGCGAGTGGCCGGCGGCGATCCGCGCATACAGGTCACAGACGTACAGGTATTTCCACAACAGAACGGCATATTGATACAGTTGCAAATCGTGGTAGTGCCCACTACCACAGCAGAGATACTCAGCATATTTTTCGACCTACAGAAACGCAACGCCAGTTACGTATAACTAAGCTGTTTTTGATAGCTATAAATATCACTACACAACCCAAAGTCGGAATTCAATGGCACAAACTACAAGACAAACAGCGATATTTGGTGTAGAGGACTGGAAACAGATTTACCAGACCTATCGCGAAGCAGATTTTCAAAGCTATGACTTTGAAACCCTGCGCAAAAGTTTCATTGACTACCTACGCCTGTATTATCCCGAAACATTCAACGACTACATCGAATCATCGGAATTCATCGCCTTGCTGGATGTGATCGCGTTCATGGGACAGGCCATGGCATTCCGAGCCGATCTCAATGCCAGAGAAAACTATCTAGACACTGCCGAGCGCAGAGATTCGGTGGTGAGACTGGCAAATCTGGTCAGCTATACCGCCAAGCGCAACACTGCAGCATCGGGTTATCTCAAGGTATTCAATGTGGTTACCACCGAAAACGTGGTAGACTACAACGGAGTCAATTTGAGCAATGTCACGGTGAACTGGACCGACCCTACCAACCCAGACTGGCAAGAGCAGTTCACGGCCATAATCAATGCAGCCATGGTCAGCGGACAACGAGTGGGGCGCCCGGGAAATCGCCAGACCATCCTGGGAGTGCGCACCGACGAATACGCCATAAATCTTGTTCCTGGCTTCCTGCCCGTGGTCACATATTCGGCCACAGTGGACGGCATCAATATGCCGTTTGAGGCAGTGACTGCTACGTCACAAGGCGAACCCTATGTCTATGAACCGCCTCCCAGACCTGGCACACCATTCAATGTTTTATTCCGCAATGATCAACTGGGATTCAGCAGTGCTGACACCGGTTATTTTTTCCTGTTCAAGCAAGGCACCCTGCAAAATCAAGATTTCAACTTGGCCGAACGCATTTCCAATCGCACAGTCAATGTCAATATCGAAGGCGTCAACAACCAGGATCGCTGGCTGTTTCAGTTGGACAATGTTGGTACCGTGACCCGCGAGTGGGTTTACGTCGATAATATCTATGCCGCGGCCGGAGAACCCGGTCTGCGTCCAGTATACTCCACTACCAGTCGTGCCAACGATCAGATTACCCTGGTATTTGGTGATGGTGTGTTTGCCGAGATACCCGTGGGAACTTTCCGTGCCTACGTGCGCGCCTCCAATGGCCTGCAATACATCATCAATCCCGAAGAAATGCAGAATGTGGTCATACCCATATCCTACATCAGTCGCAGTGGCAACCTGGAAACCATAACTTTTACCTGTGGTATCACGCGTCCGATATCCAATGCCCAGACCCGCGAGCGCATTGATTCTATCAAACAACGTGCCCCGGCACGGTACTATGCTCAAAATCGCATGGTCAACGGTGAAGACTACAATCTTTTTCCTTTCACTGCATTCAATTCTATCATCAAGAGCAAGGCACTGAACCGCGCATCCATCGGTACCAGTCGTTATCTTGATCTGGTAGATAACACTGGCAAATATTCCAGCACCAACACTTTTGGTAGCGACGGTGGGATGTGGCAAGAAAATCCACTGCCAACCATACTGTTTTCCTGGACCAATCGCAACGAGATCGTAGACATCATTACCAATCAAGTGCAACCACAACTGGGCGAAGCCATCACCAAACAGTTTTACTATGCCAACTTTCCGAGAAAATTGGTCAACACCGTGGAATTTGTGTGTACGTCGACCAGCTCCACTACCAATGCCATCAGTACCAGTTCGCAGGAATTTTTCCAATACGTGAGTGAACTCCTGGGCCAGCAAATCAAGTTTGCCGATACCATTGGTGGCCTGATCGCCGGACTGCCTTACTATGTCAGGACCGTGGACACAACCAATCTGCGATTCACGGTGAGCGCCACAGTGGGTGGCCCGTCGGTGGCCTTGACCACGGCCACTCAGGGCGCGATGACCGCTCGTGCTGAGCTGATCACGTTCAACACCACCTGGAATCAGAGTACCACCTTTACCAACGAAACCACTGGTTATTTTAAAAACAACAGCGGCAGCCCGGTGTCGGTGGGGGCAGATTCCAGCCAGGTACTCAAATACATCGTGCCTAGAGCATTGATACTGTTCCGTGCCCCTGCTGGTTATTATTTTGATCGTAACAATCGCCTCCGGTTAGGTGAACCCACACGTGCCGACGAAAGAGTCACACTGTGGGCATCGCCATTGCGTGTGGACGGCGATGGATCCAACGGCGGTATCGGCAATTTTTCCAACGAAACCGGACCGGTGGTACTCAACAACTTTGTCCCCACCGGTGCCATAGTAGACACCGTGATTCCTCAGTTCATAGCTGATTTGCCCAGATCCGTGGAGAATCAGGCTCGCGAGCAGATCGAACTGTTTCGCAATTTTGGCCTGGGATATGACAACAGTGGGTCCTTGACTGGAACTCCGAGTACGTGGTATCTCATAAATCAGCAAAGCCTAGATATTGATGCTCCTTTTGCCATCACTCCGGGAATCAGCGGTCGTAATACCAACACCGGGCAGGACGCATCGTGGATGGTGCAGTTCGTGGTAGAAAATCAGAACTACGCTATAACATTCCGCGGTCTTGCCTATTACTTTGGATCGGTGTTGCAGACAAGATTTTTCTTCTACGAAGGGCAACAAGTGTATGACAGTCGCACTGGTACAATTATCCGCGACTTTGTCAACGTGCTGGCCGTCAACACTCGCCCGGATTCAACCGATCCCTTGCCAGGAGACATACCGGTGACCATCATAGGACAACCGGTACAAAGCGATGGCTTTGTGGATGATTTCCAGGTCCTGATTGGTTTTCGTGACAGCGACAATGACGGCGTGCCCGACGACCCGGATTTCTTTAACGAAATCGTGTCTCCAGCAGTGAATCCCAACCAAAAGCTGGTATTTTTTGAACAAACTGTTGACTTTGATAACCTGCAGCGGTATCTACTGGTCCAACCCGGACGAGTGACCAGCGACTATCCTACCCGGGATGCGATTGAGCTGGCCAAATTCGCATGGTCGCCGGGCCAAGTGTTTTATGCATACGACGAACAAACTTTCTACCAACTATCACGCACTGTGACTGGGGTTCTGACGATCGACCCGGTTAGTGGTTGGATCGCCCGCACAGGACGCCAGGCTCTGTACTATCAATATCGGCACAATTCTCCGCTGACCAATCGCATCGATCCGGGTACCACCAATATCATTGATCTTTACGTGGTCACACTGAGTTACTACACTGCCTATCAGAACTGGCTCAAAGACACCACCGAGACCATACCCGAACCTCTGCCGCCCACGATCAATGATCTCAATGTCGAGTATCAACATCTCAACGATTTCAAAATGATTTCTGACAACTTGGTGTTGAATTCAGTGTCATTCAAGCCGCTGTTTGGCGCCAAAGCTTCTCCAGAATTACGAGCCACAATCAAAGTCATACGAGCACAGAATTCCACAGCCAGCGTCAGCGAAATCAAGAGTTCGGTCCTGGCTGAAATGAACAACTATTTCAGCATTGACAAATGGGACTTTGGATCTACCTTTTACTTCAGCGAACTGGCAGGGGTCCTGCATCGGCAATTGGGTACCATTATCAGTTCTGTGATCCTGGTACCCCTGGATCCACAAAAATCATTTGGGGATCTCTACGAAATACGCAGTCAACCCAATGAAATTTTTGCCAATGGTGCCACTATCGATAACATCGATGTGATCGAGGCATTGACTAGTAGTAATCTTCGAACCCGACCCGGCAGCGGAGTGATTTAATGGCGAAGGTACGATCGGTAGATTTTCTACCCGAAATTTTTCAAACTGACACCAATCGCCAGTTTTTGGCTGCCACACTCGACATGTTGGTGCAAGAGCCAAAGTTTAAAAAATCACAGGGATTCATTGGTCGCACCGTGGGTCCCGGGGTCAATCCATCGGACCGATACATCGTTGAACCCGATCGAGTTCGTGCTGATTATCAACTTGAACCGGGGGTGATATGCCTGGAGGAAAACCCTGATCGGATCAAAGAGGCCATTACATATCCGGGCATGCAAGATGCCATTTCCTTCCAGGGCGGCAACGGAAATCGGGCCGATCGGTTGTACCAAAGCGACTATTATACTTGGGATCCGTTTGTAGAATTTGATTCATTGGTGAATTTCAGCCAGTACTACTGGCTGCCCAATGGTCCAGACCCGGTCACGGTGGCCGCCACAGGGATTCCAGTTTCCAACGATTTTACAGTGACCAGAGCCAACGGAGTCTATACTTTTTCAGGAGTCGCCGGAAACACTCCGCTGATAGAGCTGGTACGAGGCGGCAACTATACTTTCCGGGTCTCGCAAAACACCAAAGAAACTGTCAACTATCGTGTGACCAATCAAGGAACCTCGGCCTACGTGATCGACGGTGCGTCTAACCCCACGCTGACCTTGGTGCGTGGCAATACCTATGTTTTCAATCTCACACTGCGCGGTCTGTTTCCTTTCTGGATCAAGATCTTGCCCACTCAGGGCGTGTTTGATGCCTATTCGCAGGGAGTCATCGGAAACGGCAATGCCGCTGGACTGATAACATTTGTGGTGCCACAGGATGCACCGGACACCTTGTACTATGTGAGCCAAAATCAACCCAACATGCAAGGAGTGTTCAACATTGTCAACGGACAGTCGGGTACCGGTCCTGGTTTTTGGATACAGACCGATCCGGGATTGTCCGGCACTCTGGAAGCCACCCCCAATATCAGCAGCAGAACAGTGATGGGAGTGTCTAACAACGGTGAGGACCTGGGCACCATATCTTTCAACGTTCCATCTCGTACCGCACAGCAGTTTTACTATGATCTAGCGCAATTCACGGTACCAGTGGACCTGGTCACTGATTTCAGGTTCAACCAGATCAACAATCAGCCGCTCAACGAAGTCATCCAGCGACTGCAGGCCTATGACATGGCAAATTTTGACAGTGCACAGACGTCGGGCAGCCCGGGAAGCTATGATTATAATCCAGGCCCAGACGTGGAGCTCACAGAATTCGCACGCACCGGCATCGACGGAGTGACCTATCTTGAAAACCGCACATTGATATTCCTCAATGTAGATTCTGGATGGGAACGTACCACGTTGTTTGATCCATTGTCTCGAGATCCGGCCAACAATTTTACCACAGGAAGTTTTGATACCACTCTGTATGATCAGGTTCTTCCCATTTTGCCCGAAGACAGACAACAACTCTGGCAGATCAACATCGAAACTCGCGAGGGAATTTCGTTTGTGAACTTGGTCAAGGTCGCAGATATTCCGTCACTGTCCAAATTCACAGTGCGCTATGGCACGGTTTATAGCAACACCACTTGGTTTAAGAATGACGTTGGACGGTTTGAGCCGGTGCCGTTGTTGACTGCAGTGCGAGACACTTTTTATTATCAGGACGGAACCGATCCTGATTTGTTTGGAGTCATACGTCTGGTGGACCCGGTACAGAGTTCGACGCTGTTTGTTGATGATATTCTGGACCAGACAAACTACCAGAGTCCAAACGGAGTAGAATTTACCAATGGACTCAAAGTGGTATTTCGCGGAGACGTGGTTCCGGCCAGTTACGGGTCGGGCACGATTGGAATTGACTGCAGCGGCACCAGCAGCGAGTTCAATACCATCATTACCTATTCCACTGAAAATCTCTACATCGGTCAGGAAATACTGTTTTTTGGACCAGTGTCTGCAGGCCTTGTGCCCGGCAGATCTTACTACGTTTTCACCATAGTCAATCAATTTCAGTTCTCGGTCAGTGCAGTGCCAGGAGGAATGGCCGTACCGTTGAGTACCGCAACTGTGAATTTCACCGCCACGGCGATTAACTATCGCGAATACTATGTGTCAGGCGTAGGCACTGCTATAAAGTTGCTTCCAGTGAGTGATTTCGTAGTTGTGGAATCATATGCAGGTGACAGCAGTGATTTCGTAGTTGTGGAATCATATGCAGGTGACAGCAATGACAGCACACTTGCTGTCGAGCCTCTGCAACCCGATTACATAACCATAGATCGTGCCAGTCGAGATCTCAATGCCTGGACACGCAGCAATCGATGGTTCCACATCGATGTGATCACGGCCACGGCTGCTTACAACAACACCGTGATTGATGTGCGAAACGAAAGCCGCGCCAAACGCCCTATTTTGCAGTTTCGTCCTGGTATACGTCTTTTCAACATGGGCACCGAGGGCAAACAACCAGTTGATATCATAGATCTATCACAGACCGACGCATTCAGCAACGTACAAGGCGCGACCTCTTATACCATCAATGGCTACAGTTTTGTCAATGGCACCCGAGTGATCTTTGGTGCGGATCAGGACCCTGCGGTAAAAAACAAGATCTGGGTGGTAGAATTCATTGTGCCAGACACAGTGTTCCCGTTGATAGCGCAACCAGTGATCAATCTCACCCTGGCACCAGACGGAATTACCTTGGTAGATCAGTCTGTGATCAGCTTGAATCCAGTGCTGTTCGCCGATGGCACACAAGCCACTGGGAATACCTTCTGGTTCACAGGTGTGTCCTGGGTGCTTGCACAACGCAAGGAATCAGTCAATCAGGCACCGTTGTTTGATGTATATGATGACACTGAAATAAGTTTTGGCGATCGAGTCAAATACCCCAGTACAAATTTTCAAGGCAGCAAACTGTTTAGTTATGCAGTGTCGGATCCCGGTGTTCCAGACGCGATACTTGAATTTCCATTGCGATATCTCAATGTTGCCAACATCGGTGACATCGTATTTGAAAACAATCTTTATCGCGACCAGTTCGTATACACTCGTGACAATGTCAGTGTCACTTTGCCTATCAGTCTGGGCACGACTCGAGAATATCGATCGCGCACACAGTATCAACGGTTGCTGGGATGGCAGCGAGCCCGCACACAGTCGTTGGTATATCAGCAATTCAAGTTCATTAACGATGGCACTTTGTTGCAGTTGGACATACGTGCCGAGCAACGCCAGGATATTCCGCCCGTCAAAGTCTATGTTGAGTCGACGTTTGTGTCGCCCGGTGACTACACTGTGACTCGCGGCAACGATTCTACCACCATTGCATTTGATATTTCGTTGCCGGATGGTGCGATAATTGAAGTGTTGATTCTCAGCGATCAGGTCAGCAAAACTGGATTTTATCGGGTACCTATCAACCTTGAAAACAATCCGTTGAATGCCAACAGCCGGGAGCTCACACTGGGTACCATACGCACTCATTATCAAGGACTGTGCGAAAACCTCACGGAACTTCAAGGGCCAATCTCGGGAGCTAATAACAGTCGAGATCTTGGTAATCTAGTACCGTATGGACTGACCATATTGCAGCAGAGCAGTCCACTGACACTGGCTGGATATTTCCTTCGCAGTGCGGAATTCAATATATTTGACAGTTTGATTTTCAACAATCAAGAGTACATCAAATACAAAAATCAGATTCTACAATCAGTCACAGAACAGGAACTGCAATTCCAGACAGCCGCACAGATTCTAGACCAGGCCATAGAATCAGTCACTGCAGGTCGTGTGCAGTCACAGCCTTTCTACTGGTCGGACATGATTCCGTCGGGTGCAGTGTTCACCCAGACCAACTACACTGTTACCATTACCACGACCAATACCTTTAACACCTTGCAGATCTACGATTACCACTCGGCCAACTATCGTGGACTCAATGTATATCTCAATGATAGGATATTGCTTCGCGGCCGCGATTATGTTGTGGCCACCGACGGTGCAAGAATCACTGTGCTGATCTCAATGTCCTTGGGAGATGTCCTGACATTGAGAGAATACAGCGAAACCTATGGCAATTTCTGTCCCAATACTCCAACCAAACTGGGACTTTACCCAGCCTGGGAACCTCGGGTCGCAGTGGAACGCACATCCACCGGCGAGCAAACCGTGATCGTGGGCCACGACGGAAGTATCACCAAGCCGTTTGACGACATACGCGACGAAGTCTTGCTGGAGTTCGAACGCCGCATTTACAACAACCTCAAATTGGATGGAAATCCGGTACCGCTGACCATCAGTGATGTGTTGCCCGGCGAGTTCCGCGACACCGGTTATTCGCTGGAAGAAATACAGACCATACTCAATGAAGATTTCCTGAGCTATGTGGCCTGGAACAAACTGGATTATCGCGCTCAAGAATATCGAGCCAACAACGAATTCACATACAACTACAGTCAGGCCACCAGCAAGATCAACAATGTTCCTTTGCCGGGAGCCTGGCGCGGTATCAATCGATATTTCTACGACACGCAGCAACCACAGTTGACTCCCTGGGAAATGCTGGGATTCACTGTGGAACCAGCCTGGTGGACGCTGGTCTACGGGTCAGCACCGTACACACAGGACAACCTGGTGCTATGGGATGACCTGGCGCAAGGTCTGGTACGAGACCCGCAGGGATCCTACATCCTATCACAGTATGCCAGGCCAGGTCTGCAACAGGTAATACCCACAGACTCCCAGGGACAACTGCAATCGCCGTTGACAGCTGTGGTTGGAACCTTTGATGCGCAGCAGTTCAGACGCAGTTGGAGCCTCGGCGACGGCGGCCCGGTCGAAGCGTCTTGGTGGAACTCCAGCTCATACCCATTTGCTGTGATGCGTCTGTTGGCACTGACACGGCCAGCCAAGTTTTTTGCTCTGTTTGTGGATCGAGATCTCTATCGTTATTCTGAAGAATACCGGCAATTTCTCTACGACGACCGTTATCGATTGGATGCCAATGGAGTACAAGTCTATGGCAACGGAGTCAGCAAGGCCGGCTATCTTGATTGGATCGTCGACTACAATCGTCAGAGCGGGCTGGATTCTACTCAGGATCTAACCAATGATCTTTCCAGGCTGGATGTGCGCCTTTGCTACCGCATGGCAGCATTCAGCGACAAGCAATATATCAAGCTGTACACAGAAAAGAGCAGCCCCAACAGCGAAAACACATCGTTCCTGATCCCCGACGAAAACTATCAACTTTTGCTTTATAAAAATCAACCATTTGATCGTGCTGTTTACAGTGCAGTGATCGTGCAGCGTGTTCCCGGCGGATACGCAGTCTATGGCTACAGCACAGCACAGCCATTTTTCACGGTGTTTGAAGGGCAGACCGCAGGAACTCTGGTACCTATCACGGTGTCCGGCAAGACTGTGCGCGTTCCAGCCCGGTACACTGCAAAAGCGTTGTCGATACCGTATGGATTTATATTTGCTGACGAAAATTCGGTCAGTGATTTCTTGTTGGGATATGGCGAATATCTCGAGTTACAGGGACTGTCTTTTACCAACACCGAGAATGGCTATCAACTCGATTGGAAACAGATGGTGGTGGAGTTTCTGTATTGGAGCCAGCAGGGATGGGATGACAATTCAGTCATCGTGTTGAATCCGCTGGCCTCCAGATTGTCAATCGAGCGCTCCCGGGCCGTGGTCGACAACATCAACATACAGACCACCAACAAGATTTTGTTGGATCAGAATCGTCGTGCACTGCCTGTGCGCAACCTCAACATCGTGCGATTAAACAACATATTCACGGTTGAGCCGCTGGATGATCGTGCGTTGAGTTTCATTGATCTGACCTACACCAGTTATGAGCACATGATTGTGCTGAACAATGTCAGCTTGTTTGGTGATCTTATCTATGATCCGGTGACTGTAGCAAGACAAAGTCGTCTGAATATCATAGCAATATCTACGGCAGAATGGAACGGACAGATCGATACTCCAGGATTCATACTGAATCAGAACACAGTCGAGGAATGGAACCCGACCCAACGCTACAGCAAAGGTGAGATCGTTCTTTACAAGGATTCGTATTGGAGTGCAGCGACCATTGTGCAGCCCAGTGAATACTTTAATTTCTCTGACTGGGTACAGAGCGACTACGAACAGATCGAGCTGGGGCTGCTGCCAAACCTGGCCAACAAGGCCAATCAGATTGCCAACAGCTACAACATCAATCAGGCCAATCTTGAAACCGACAATGACTTGCTGAGCTACGGATTGATTGGATTCAGGCCTCGGCAGTACATGACAGCATTGCAACTAGACGATGTCAGTCAGGTCAATGTATATCGACAGTTTCTGGACACCAAGGGCACCATACTCAGTGCCGAACTGTTAGCACGAGCCAGACTGGGCAAGGAAAGTGCAGATTATCAAATCTATGAAAACTGGGCAGTGCAACGCGCAGTCTACGGAGCCAACGCCAATCGCAGTTTCTTTGAATTGCGACTGAATCGTGCCCTGCTAACTGCCAACCCCAGCACCATACAAGTGATACAGTCCGAGCAGTCTAGCCTAGCCGATCAAACCATTTTGCTAAGTGATATCTGGAGACAGAGCTATCGTCTGACCAGCACTGATATTTTGCCTACCACCACGGTGGCTATCACTGACACAGCGCTGCCATCTGCTGGGTATGTGAGTCTCGACGATGTTGACGTCACGGTATTCGATCTCGACGACCGCAATGCATTGTCAACGGTAATTGATCAGATCAATTTGGACACCAAGATCTGGGTGGCTCGCATAAACGACTATGACTGGAACGTTTATCGTGTGGGATCGGTTCCAGGTAATATCAGCCATTGTTGCGACAACCTCGATGGTACCAGTCTGGTCATATTCACAGAATTCCATGGTCTAGTGATTGGACAACAAATCATTATCAAATATTTTGATACACTGATCGACGGTGTCTACACCGTGCTGTCGATACCTTCTCTGAGCAAGATTACCATTGGCTTTCGATTCCTCGGCGATCAGACCGTGGTCAACGGAGCAGGCATTGGGTTTGTCCTGGAAACCATGCGAGTAACGCAGCTCAGCGATATCATAAATTTGCCGTATGCCAATCAAATTCAACCCGGGGCACGGGTATGGGCAGACAACAATGGCGACGGGCGTTGGACCGTGGTCGAAAAACAACAGGTATTTGTGTCAGTCACACAGCTGGAGCCAAAGATACTTGATACACAATCGGGTTATGGAAGTTCGGTGTCTCAGGCCACAGATCGTTTTGCTGCATTGGTAGGATCGCCATCATATTTTGAATCAGTGCCTGCTGGCAATGATCTCTATGGAGCTGTCTATGTTTATGTAAGAGGTCACTCCGAGGTGTATCAGCCGGTCAGTCCGGCAAATGACAGAGATGCGGTATTGTACTTGAATACTCCGGGCACTCGAGGATTTGGTAATGCCGTGGAATTTGGTAACCGCAGCTGGGCTGCGGCCGGGGCCAGTGCAAGTCTAGGGGAATTTGGAACTGAAAACTACGGTTACGTCAATGTAATTCATCTCGACACCAGCGATTATACGCCCGGATCCAACCCCTACATTGGATGTCAAGTATTGGTCAATCCCGATGACACCGACAGTGCCTCGGAATTTGGTTACAGCCTGGCCATGAGTCTCGATGAACGGTGGCTTTATGTTGGCGCACCTGGGGCCAACCGAGTGTATGCGTATGGTCTTGTGATCTGGCAAGATCAGTTTGTGCGCACAACAATGGAGGATAGCACTGTAGAGTTTGACATTGCAGGCCAGATCCAGATCGACAATGAAAATCAAGTTGAAGTCTTGATAGACAACACCTTGCAAACACTGAACGTAGACTACACAGTCAGTGCTGATTTCTCGACGATAACAATTGTCGACTATGTGGAAAACGGCGAGCTGGTCATACAGCGAAGAAAAGACGTATCGCTGGATCCTGCTGCAGGACCAACCTATGCCAATATTGGACAATATTTCTTCACCGTGGCCACTGCTGAGAACCTCTATAGTTTTTCTATAGAAGTGGTCAAAGAATATAACATAGTAATCGACGGAATACCCACAAAAATCATAGAAACGGTTCAACAAAGACCCAACATTGACTATGAGTTCGGCGACGGGTCCAGCCTTGATCTAACATTTAAATATGCATTTGGGCCCGAAGTCCAGCAGATAAATCTACGTGCCCAAGGCTATTGGCAGTTTGTCGACTCGCTGGCTGTCCCGGACCTGCCTGTTGACGCACGATTTGGCCATTCGGTTTCAACCAGTACCGACGGCCGCCAGGTCATGGTAGGGGCACCATACCATGAAGTTAACCAACAGGATCGAGCAGGATCGGTCTATGTTTTTGACAGAAACGTACAACGTTTTATCTACGGGCAAGAATCCAGCACAGTTGATTTCACATTGTTGGGATCTGTGACTGAGCCAGTGGCAGTCACAGTCAATGGACAGTTTCTGATCAGCCAGTCAAGTTCGGTGATAGACGCTCCCAACTCATTCACGGTGTTTTATAATTCCTATATCAGTAGTTGGCAGGTGCGGATCAATGCTGATCTTGCAGTGGGCGATGTGATTGAAATAGAAACCAATCAGTTCCGACTGCTGCAGGCCCTGGCACAGGAATCAGCTGAAGAATTCGCAGAGTTTGGTACCTCTACGGACCTTTGCAGCACCAATTGCAGTCTATATATAGGAGCACCGAGCAGCAGCGTGCAAGTTTACAAGGGCGGAGTAGTGGAACGCTGGGTCAATCAGGCCACGGTCTACGGTACCATATCGGCCACCAATGCTCCAGTTTCTCTCACGCCGGGCCACACCTTGCGTGTCAACGACATTGATGTAGCGGTGCCCGCTGCACCCAACAACACACCTGCTGGACTGGCCGCCAGCATCAACTCCCAGGTGCCCAATGTGTCGGCACTGATTGGGTCCGGCGGGCGGATGACCATAAATGTAATCAATCTTTCTGCCACGGTACCGGACAATCGCGTTGAAGTCTTGCCGGGCACAATAGGCACAGTGTTTGATGACCTTGGCTTTGAATTGTTTGCACGCACCCAGACCATACTCAATCCGTATGCCAAGGGCTACGCTGGATTTGGCTACAGTTTGTCGGTGTCCGACACTACCGTCGAACTGGCCGTGGGTACTCCGTCGGGCACCATGTATTTTGTAGCACTGTTTGATGACGGCAACACAGACTTTGACGGTGCTGCCACAGATTTCTTCAGCGAAACCGTGCAGAGCGGCACAGTGCTAATATACAATTTCTTCCCCAGTGCCAACGCATCATTGAGCAATCCCGGGCAGTTTGTTTTTGGGCAACAGATAACCACTGATTCTGTGGCATATCTCGACAAATTTGGTCAATCGGTTGACTACACATCGGGACTGTTATGGATTGGGTCTCCGGGGTTTGAATCTGATGATTTACAGAATGCCAACACCGGGCGTGTCTATTTGTTTGACAATCCCGGACGTTTGCTAGCCTGGGTACCGCTGCACACACAACAACCAGTGGTAGATGTCAGGCTTCTGAATTCGATATTTCTCTACAATCGCATCACTTCTGCTACCACTGAATTCCTGGATTTCTTTGATCCTCTGCAAGGCAAAATACTAGGTGCAGCCCGACAGAACATTGACTACATCGGTAGTGTGGATCCGGCCTTTTACAATATTGGTTCTGCTGCGGTGCGCAGTGGCACCACCTGGGGATCTGCGCAGGTAGGGGAAGTGTGGTGGGATATTTCGTCGGTGCGATTCATCGATCCCAATCAGGATAACACAGTGTATGCTGCCCGTCGATGGGGACAACCATTCCCGGGCAGCACCGTGGATGTCTATCAGTGGATAGTAAGTCCGGTGCCTCCGGCCAACTATCCCGGACCGGGCACAGTTCGCGACATCATAAATTATTCTGTCAACACTGTGCTGAGTTCTTCTGGGATCATATCAACCGAATATTTCTTCTGGGTACAGGGCATATCATTGGTATCCACAGCCAAAGGCAAAACATTGTCAGTGGACGCAGTGGCACGCTACATCGAAAATCCACAGGCTACAGGTATCTCGTACCTAGCACCCATCAACGCAAGCACCGTGGCAATATACAACTGTGAAAATCTGCTAGAGGCTGCAGATACCATCCTACATATTGAATACGATCGTGAATTCACTGCAGACAATGTCCACGTGGAATACGAGCTGATTGCCCAGGATCGCCCCGACGGCTTTCTCAGCGACAACCTCTATAGAAAGCTACAAGACAGTCTGTGTGGAGTGGATGTTGCAGGCAACTTGGTACCAGACATGTTCTTGAGCCCACCCGAGCGGTACGGGGTACAATTCAGGCCGCGCCAGAGCATGTTCGTGAATCGATTCCTGTCCTTGCAAAACTATGTGACCAGTACCAACACTGTATTGGCACAATTTCCAATTTCAGAAACTCGTAGTTTTAATCTTCTGAACAGCCGAGATCCCGAACCCACTGCGGCATCTGGGCAATGGGATCGGCGGGTAGCCACACTGGAGGTACTTGGTTTCCAGGTTCTCACGGACATACCCATTGGGTTCAGATATCTAGTGTCATCAGACGAAAGCCAACAAGGTCGTTGGACCATCTACGAAGTGGTTTTGTCTTTGATAGACAACACAGTCAAGACTTTCCAACTGGTGCTGGTACAAAATTATTATACGCCGGATTATTGGTCCTATATCAATTGGTATCTTCCCGGCTACAATTTCAGCATCCGTCCGGTGCTGGAAGTTCCAAATGTGTCCAGTCTGGATACGATAACAGTGCCAGTGGGATCCAGTGTCAAGGTCACAGCCAATGGTCGCGGCAAATTTGAAATCTATCGTCGCGGACTCGCAGGATTTGACCGAGTGGGACTGGAGGATGGAACCATTGAAATATCTCCAGATATCTACGACTATGCAGCAGGTAGATTTGGCTTCGATGTTGAGGTATTTGATACGCAATACTTTGATCAGGAACCGGTGATCGAGACCAGAAAGATCGTGCAGGCCATCAATCAGGAACTGTTCGTGGATGATCTTCTCATAGAACGCAATCGCCTGCTGATGCTGATGTTTGATTATGTTCTCAGTGAGTCAGTGGCGCCCGAATGGCTGGTCAAAACCAGTTTGATTGACGTGGATCACAGGATTCGTGAATTGTTGCCTTTCCAGAATTATGTTCGTGACAATCAAGAATTTGTAATCGATTACATACAAGAAGTCAAACCCTATCATGTACAGGTGCGAGAATTCAATCTTACCTATTCAGGCCAAAACAATTATGAAGGCAGCTTGGTTGATTTTGATGTTCCGGCCTACTTTGACACTGCTCTGACACTACCGCAATTTGTAAGTCCAATCTTGCTGCCCTACGAAGCAGGAACAGCTCAGGTCAGTAACTTCTTGAGTGATGTGGCATCGACTGCAGCGGTCTGGCAGCAATGGCCATGGAGTCAATGGATCGCCAATCATCTTCTGGTTGTAGACCTTGTGATAGTTCCTGAGAGCAAGCGAGGATCAGGGTACACAGATCCTCCGCAGATAATCATTGTGGGAGATGCAGCGGTCCCGGCCACTGCGGTGGCAGTGATCAATGCATCAGGACAGATGATAGCGATCAACGTGACTTCGCGCGGATCAGGTTATCGATCCACACCCACAGTCGAGATCTCGGGAGGCAACGGAACCGGTGCCGAGGCCTATGCAGTACTGATTGGGCAAGGCCTGGCACAGGATTTCAGTGGGGAAATAGTTACCGCCCAGCGATCGCCATACAACCTGGTGCGATCGATCAAGACGGTGATCAAATATGATCGCTATCAATATGTGTCAACCGTCGTGATCTGGCGGCCTGACGCGGTTTACGAAAATGGCACCTTGGTGCGGCACCTTGATCGAGTCTGGCGCGCAGACAACACTGCCGGTGGCGTGGTAGTTGGTCCTGATTTCGATCTCGAGTACTGGCAACCGGTACCTGCATCTGCTCTAAGTGGTGCAGATCGCACCATGGGATTCTATGTGGCAGGGGTAGATTCGCCCGGACTGGAATTGCCGTTGTTGATAGACGGAATATCATATCCTGGCGTCCAGGTCCAGGGCAACCCGTTGAGGACGCAGGACGAGCGACCACTGGATGTGATATATCGCAGCAGTTTCAAGGACCTGTTCTTGGGTCTAGATCCCACAGATATCAATGTCGACGGTGGAGAGTTCATAGGATCGTTTGAAGGACATGCTCCAGAGGAGCTGATCAACGGCAGTGAATTTGATACCGTGGATATCAAGGTATTCACACGGCCCGGTTCGGACTGGCAGGGTGATGGTCATGGGTTCCAGATCGGTGCAGTGAACACGATATACAAATCCGTGACGAATTTTTCATGGTCCTGGGCCGGAGTGTTGAAAAATCCGGCAGCGTTGATCGCTACCAACCAATCCACCGGCACAGTATTGACCCAGGATCTTGATTATGTGGTTGACTGGAGCAATCAAACCATTTCTATCGTGCCTGGCCGGGTCGGCGAGGATCAGTTGGTCAACACCATGTTGTTTGAAGTTGGCGGAGGCAGCCAGTTGTATCGCACGATACTGAAAGGCAACGACGTTGAGTACGGCATTTTCTATGTTCCGGTAAACACAGCAGAAATACAAAATGTTGTGGTTTTTGTGGATGGCCAGGTCAGTGCCTCGCCAACATGGGAACCGTGGATTGCCAGCCAGCCGTGGTCTCTAAATCAATCGTATGATCAAAACACAGTGGTCAACAACGCAGGAATCTATTACAGGTCCACTCGAGCAGTGATACCAGGCATAGAAATCAGCAATTTAACCTACTGGTTGCCTTTTGTGCCTACCCTGATGACTCAGGTAACCATGCCCACAGAGCCATCCCCGGAATCTGGACTCACCGTGGTAGTAATGGGCTATGTCACTGTACCAGTTGGTAATCTGATCATAGGGCGTCAATACACCATACAGATTGCAGGATCCACTGATTGGTCCACAGTGGGAGCACCAGATTCAACACCAGGCACAGTGTTTACAGCTCAGGCCAGTGGCACTGGATCAGGAACAGCGATCACCGATTATGAGTGGAGCTCGCCACAAATACAGTATCAAATAGTAGATTCCGAAGTGTTGCTGACTCAAACAATACCATTGGTCAATTCTCTGTCGGGCACCAACTCAGTGAACATGATCGTGACACTGAATGGGTTGAGATTGCAACCACCAGCCGGAATCCGATGGTCAGGTGATGGAAGCACCACTGATTTTGGGTTGCCACAACGTCTGGGAACCAGTTTTTCTCAGAGTTCAATCAGTGCTACCACCGACATCGCGGTATGGGTCAATGATATTTTTCAAACTCAGAGCATTGGTTCTGTTGTCGGAGATTACAGCGTAACCAACTGGGACGGCAGCAACGTGCCAGGTCGTCAGGTGGTGTTTGCAGTACCACCACCCCTACGCGCAGAAATCGTTATCACAGTGTCGACGTTGTCTCAGTATTCGGTGGCCGGCAACAGTCTGGAAATTTCTCCGTTGCTCAATCTCGGAGATATAATTTCTATTATCACATTCAATGACACCTCGCAGCAAGGCATTTTGACCACAGTGTTCAATGGTCCGGTCATCGCCAACACTCCGGTAATCGAAGGTTATGATTACACTGACTTTGATGTTGGTTTGATCACCGGCGGCGCCGGATCATTTGATTATAGCTCGACCTCGATAATCACAACCAATCAGTTTGATCTCTACTCGACTGGTTTCACAGCTGGCCGTTTGTGGGTCACACTGGACGGAGTAAAACAGTACGAAGGTTTAGATTATACCATACAAGGACAATATTTGATCCTGGCCAGTGGCACCATTGGATTGGATCAATCTCTGGTAGTGACTCAGTTCACCGAAAGCATCGTGCCCGCGAGCGCAGCCTTTAGAATTTTCCAAGACATGCGAGGAACACAGGCCACATATAGAATCACACCGTCCTCTACCACACAGTTGGCTCGGCCTTTGTTGCAGTTTGACAGCGAGATCCGAGTGGTCGATGCATCAGCCCTGACTGAACCAAATCTCAATCTGGGCATATTTGGGGAGATCACGGTCAACAGTGAGCGCATTACCTATCGTGTGAGAGACCTTGCGTCCAACCGCCTAACAGGACTACGTCGCGGAACTGCAGGAACTGCTGCAGCCGATCATGCGGTTGGCTCTGCGGTATATGATATCGGCCGCGGCAACTTGTTGACTGAAGAATATCAGAACTATGTGGTCAGTGACACCACTGTGGCCGACGGCAGTATCACGGTGTATTATGCTCCCAACATCGAAATCTCTGATTTTGGTGATAGTAGCTCAATCTATGTTGAAAGTATAGAGGTCTACGTGGGTGGAACAAGACAGTATAGATTTGGGGATACTACTGCAGTGAGCCAGTATCGTTGGATTGTCACGGATTTTGATCCTTTGGCCATTGAATTCATTCGAAACGAAGATCCGTTGGCATTGGACCCGGCACCGCCGGCAGGAGTTGAAGTTACCATCCTACAGCGTCGTGCTTTGGGATGGTATGGCCCCGGAGTCAGACAAACCAATGGGCTTGCGTTGCAGGAAACAAACACTGTGGCCGCACGGTTTTTGACCGGAAGATAAATCAGGATAAATAATAACATGTCGGAAAATGTTAAATCTACAGAATCCACAGAGACTACGCCGGCATCGGCTAACCAGCCCAATGAGCATGGCACAGTGTCCGTGCAAGGGTTTGTCAGGATCTGGGACCCAAACACAGCCAATGTATTTGTGGAGAAGCGAGCATGATCGTGCCCGGACTATGTAAAATCGAAGGCTTTGTCAAGATCCATGATCCGGTATCGGGGGATATTCTAGTTGACAAAAAAAATGCCATCCATTATGAAAATATTTCTATTGCCATGGCGCAGACCTTGAGCGATCGCAATCTTGGTTACATTTATGAAATGGCATTTGGCAACGGTGGTAGCTCTGTAGATCCTACCGGGGTCATTACCTATCTTCCACCCAATGTCACCGGTCAGAATGCCGATCTCTACAACGAAACCTATGCCAAAGTAGTCAACGACAATTTAGCTGCTGACACTGACCCTATCAATAACAAAATGACAGTGCTGCACACCTCGGGTACAGTGTATACAGATATCCTGGTCACTTGTCTACTGGACTATGGCGAACCGCCTACTCAGCAGGCTTTTGATAACTCCACCAATTTCAACGGTGAGTTTGTGTTCGATGAACTGGGGCTCAAGGCCTGGAACGGTGCGCTCGATAACCTACGGTTGATAACACACGTGATTTTTCACCCGGTACAAAAAAGTTTGAATAGACAGATACAGATTGATTACACTTTGCGCATTCAAACGCTGAGCAATATCAATGCTGTATAAATAAAAAATAAGGTAACAAAGAAATGGCATATACAATTACACTAACTGATGGTAACGTTTTTGCAACCATACCCGACGGTCAGACCAACACCACGAGTTCAATGACTCTGATTGGTAAAAACTTTGCCGGATACGGACAATTCCTGGATACCAACTTTGTTCGTTTGTTGGAAAATGGTTCAAACCTCAATGCACCCAGTGCACCTCTTACCGGGCAATTATGGTGGGACAAGGCCAACAACCTGCTCAAGGTCTACAATGGCTCGGTATTCAAGACCATTTCTGCTGCCACTGCGTCGGCTACAGCACCTTCCAGCAATGTGACTGGTGATCTCTGGTACGATACCGTAAATCAACAGCTCAAAGTGTGGACTGGTTCTCAGTTCATTGTGGTTGGTCCTGCGTTTTCGAGCAGCCAGGGCACATCGGGTGCACTGCCCGAAACTATTGCGGATTCGGGAGGTGTCACCAAGTTTATCACCAGTCTCTACGTTAACAACAACCGTGTGGGCATAGTCTACAATTCGGGATCATTTACCCCCCAGGCATCACTGCAATCGACCTTCCCGACTATATTTCCGGGTATCACACTGACCACTACCAATGGTGCATTTTTCGCAGGCACTGCTAACAATGCTACATTCCTCGATGGACAACCGGCTAGCAGTTATGTGAGTTCGGTAGATCCCAACACATCAGTCACTGGCAATCTGCGTATTCTAAACAACAACGGATTCTTTGTGGGCGTCAGCAACGTGTTTACAGTTACCACGACCTCTACAGATGCCAACGTACTCAGTGCCATTTCGGGTGGTAACTTGGTCATACAGGCCAATGTGAGCGGGACTCGCCAAACAGTGGCATCGGCACTGGGCAGCAATGGAACATTTGCCATCGCCAACGCTGCCACGGTAGGAACCACGCTGGCAGTCAACGGTAACGTTACCGGCGGCAACATCAACACAGCCGGTACGGTGTCAACTTCGGGCAACATAGTCGGGGGCAATGCTGTGATCACTGCATCGGTACAAGGCGCCACGGTCAGTGCCACTGGTAATGTGCAGGCAGGAAACTTGAGAACCACTGGGGTGATATCGGCGACAGGAAACATCTCGGCAGCCGGTAATATCTCGGGTACGTTTCTTTTGGGCAATGGTAGTCTGTTGACTGGCATCAGTGCAGCAGTATCGGTCCAAAAAATAAACAACGGAACGTCAGAAGCAAACATAGGTGTGCCCGGTGGCAACGCCAACATCAGTATTGGGGGCATATCAAATGTAGTAGTATTCACCAGTGATGCGAATTCAGGCGCTATTTTTGCCCTGCCGGTCTCAGTGCCATCCATTGCCAAGACCGGGGCCAATGCAGTAGGCAACATCGGATCATCTTCCAACTTTTTCAACAGAATCTTCGCCACAGCCACCACTGCTCTCTATGCTGACGTGGCAGAGCGTTTTGCTGCCGACGAGTACCTCGAACCAGGCACAGTGGTAGAATTGGGTGGCTCTGCTGAAATCACTCGTGCACAGAATGAACTGAGCGATTCGGTGTTTGGAGTGATTTCAACACACGCTGCCTATCTCATGAATGGTGGTGCAGGCAGCGACAACACACATCCACCAGTGGCAATGACCGGTAGAGTACCGGTTAAAGTGGTAGGAGTGGTAAATAAAGGTGATCGATTGGTCTCGGCGGGCAACGGTGTGGCCCGTGCTGCATTGCCTGGCGAGGCCACGGCGTTCAATGTGATTGGTCGGTCTCTGCTTGCCAAGCACACAACAGAAATTGGGCTAGTTGAAGCCATTGTAACTATCAAATAACTGGAAAAAAATATGACTTACAGTGTCGGTGGATTAATTGAAGCAGTAGACTACAATGGATTTGTAAGCACCAATGTAGGAGCCAACGTCAATGCTACCTGGAGCACCGGCGTCGACAGCGAGGGCTACGGACAGACCGCACTGAGCACAGTGTCTACGAGTGCCCAGGTAACTGCTACGTCTTGGGCCAGCCTTGTCAACACCATTGCAGCCATGGCCAATCACCAAGGAACTGCTATCACAGCTCGCACTGCACCTGTGACTGGTAACACGATTTCGATACTGAATGTACTCAGTACCGACATCGCCAACTGCTATACCAATCGTGGCAGAGCAGTGGCACAAGGCAGTCAATTCACGGGCTGGACCGGAACCAACAGCAAAACCACTGCCACTTCGGGCGCAGCCTGGTCCATTACATTTACAAACACCGTTACCTTTACATCTGCTGACGCTGCTCGTTACTTTTTCAATGCAGGTGGAACCATCAAGATTGACGTGTCAAAGACATCGACCGGTCAGACCGGAGATCCTGAGTGGAACGATCTGGCCAACACTCTGTGCGGAGACATCTACATTTCGGGTGGGGCCTACAGTCAAGTCATAGCCGGAACTACCTATACCGGAACTACCAAGATAGGTGGCACAGGCACGCCTAATATTCTGTTGACTACCACCGGCTATTTTGACCTCACTGCCGGTGCTGCTGCCACCGTGGTTTACAAGCAGTTCGCCGACACTGCACCGTATACCAATAACTTTATTCAGCATGCCATTGCCAAGAACGCCGGTGGTACAGCACTGGTTATCACTACCACCTGGAGTGCCGTGGATGGTGATCCAATATCAGGAGGTACAGCTGCATCGGGTGCCACTCCGGGAACAGCTCCTTGTGCCATCGTGACCTACTATCCACCGTCCACCACGTATCTTTCGGCCAGCTGGGGCACACCCACAGTGGCAGCGACTACAGCCTAAACTGTAGACTTTTTACCTGCAAGGTTCTATAATGTCAGTTATGGAACCTAACTCAGATCAATTGTTTGAACATGCCCGCGCACGATTTGACCATGAATCGGCGCGGCGGCTTCTTAGAGAAAAGTATCAGGCACGCATGTTGTTTGCACATGCCGGTGGTATGTGGCGAGCAGGACCAGATTTGATAACACTGCTGCATGCTTGCTCGCACGCAGACAGCGTCGTGATAACGGATCTCTATGACAATCCAGTGCAGGTATCTGTGAAAGAATTCACAGCATTGGTCATGCAGCGATGGCAAGAACAGATGAATGCCTGGCTGATAGAACACGAGCACTACAACAAGCAACGATGACCATCGGCGCGACCATACTGGCGTTCAACAACGGTACCATCGATTATGTGGCCCTGGCCGCATGGTCAGCACGCCGGATCAAACACTGGTTAAAAATACCAGTCTGTATCATCACCGACGCTGCCACCGTTGATCCGATATTTGATCACGTGGTACAGACATTGGCCCTGGGTGAACGCAGCCGCTACTTTGAAGATCTGGCAGCCCTGGTGCCCTGGCACAATGCCAACCGAGCCGATGCCTATGATCTAACACCTTGGGATCGCACATTGTTGTTGGATGCTGACTATGTGGTCAACAGCGACGTGCTTTCTGCTGTGATCGATACCTGCCAGGAATTTACCTGCCATCGTTATGCCTGGGATTTGGCCACAGGACAGATGATGGATGACCTCAATTGGTTGGGACGCTATCGGTTTCCACAATGGTGGGCCACGGTCATGGTTTTTGATCGTAGCCCGCATGCCCGGCACATTTTTGATACCATGCGCATGGTTCGGAAAAATTGGGAACACTATCGTTTGTTGTACAGTATTACCAACCCCACGTTTCGCAATGATCATGCTCTCAGTATCGCTCTGGGAGTGTGTTCGGGACATACCCTGGTAACACGAGACATCGCCTGGCCTATGATGTCGATCATGCCGCACACTGCCTTGACACAGATCGATGAGTGGTCCTTTGGTCTGGAATACAAACGTGACCACAAACCGTTGTGTTGTCGGATCGCACACACTGATTTTCATGCCATGGGCAAGGGATATCTAGGAGCCATAGTTGCGTCCCATTGAAGAACAGGGATATCTTGTTGTGGCAGTCAATGCCAATGAGATTGACTATGTGTCTTGCGCTCAGCGGCTCATGCAAACAGTCAAGCACTGGCATCCAGCTGCCAGGACCTGTTTGATAACTGATCAGCCCTATGAACATCCTGTGTTTGATCATGTTAGGATTTTGCCTGCAGTTGATAGGGACAATGTCTATGCCAACGATGCTCAGGCATTTCGGCTGACACCATTTCGCGAAACCATCAAGCTCGAAGCCGATATGTTGATGGTAAGTGACTGTTCTCATTGGTGGAACATGCTGCGTCACAGAGATCTGGTAATCAGTGTCGGCTGCCGAACATGGCAGGATCGGGTCAGTTCTTCGCAGCATTACCGACGAGCATTTGTTGAAAATTCGTTGCCTGACGTATACAATGCCATTACCTATTGGCGATTGAGCGAAACTGCAAGAAATTTCTTCCGTTGGGTCAAAATAATTTTTTCGGACTGGGGTCGCTACCGTAGGTTGATCAAGTATCCCGAAGCAGTGCCCAGTACAGACCTGGTCTATGCCATGGCCGCACAGATCGTGGGGCCCGAGCAAGTCACGCTGCCGTTTGCTGCCTATCCTCGCATGGTACACATGAAACAGCATCATGCCGGAACTGTCTTGAAAGATTGGTCACAGGAATTGGTCTGGGAATACCACGACCATCGATTGCGGATCAACACCGTGGCTCAGTGGGGAGCTTTTCATTATCATGTCAAACACTGGCAACCATGACTCCTGAAGAATTTTTCAACGTGGCCTGGCCTGAGGCCGCCCCAGTCACATACCGTCTGTATCACGATAGCCGTGGGTTTCCGTTATTTTACAGCATGGAACACGTGCCTGGTACATACATCGAGATCACACAGCAACAATATGCTGCAAACAGCATGTGGGTGCAAGTAATCAACGGTTGCCTAGAACCCCGGGCCTGGCAGACCGTAGGAAAATTGATTCCGTCCGATTCGGGGATCAGTTGTCACTCACAGGATGTGGCCATTGTATGTGCCAACGGGATCAACTGGAGAGTAAAAAATTATGAAAAAAATTGATGTAGCAGATCTTGATTGTATCTATCTAACCTACGACGAGCCCCAGCGCGAAGAATTTTGGGTACGTATACGCAACATGATTCCTTGGGCTCGCAGAGTAGACGGAGTCAAAGGATCCGATGCTGCACACAAGGCCGCCGGAGAAGCGTCGACCACGGAACGGTTCATACTGATTGACGGGGACAACATACCCGATGCTAAATTTTTCAATCTTGTACTGGAATTGGCCACTCCGGAGTGGGAGCAGGCAGTGTTTCGATGGCGTGCTCGCAATCATATCAATGGGTTGATGTATGGTAATGGTGGTATTTCGTCTTGGACGCGCACATTTGTAGCCAACATGCGCACTCACGAAGCCACCGACGGCCGTACAGAAACCGAAGTGGAATTCTGTTTTGATCCTTTGTATTGGGCCATGCACGACTGTTACAGCACTACCTACCCCAACGGGTCTGCGTTCCATGCCTGGCGAGCAGGGTTCAGGGAAGGGGTAAAAATGTGTCTGAACAAAGGTGCTTGCCCCACTGCAGCGGAATTTCGAGACCGAGTCCATCATAGAAATCTCGATCATCTCACCATATGGCACAACGTTGGTGCCGATGTTGAACATGGGTGGTGGTCCATGGCAGGGTCTCGGCAAGGCACATACATGACCATGCTGACCAATTGGGATCACCGCCAGGTACAGGATTTTGATGCCTTGGCTGATCTCTGGAACACAGTAGAATCATCGGATCCTCGTATCTTAGCCGGCCGCGTGGCCGAGGATCTGCACACTCAGTTAGGACTACCAATGATCACGATGGAAGCACCGCAGAGCAAGTTTTTCAAACAACACTATAGATCCAATTGGCATAACCAAGGGCCAATGGTCAGAGAAATTGATGTGATACGCCGTCAAGAAGGATGGTGATGATAGAAGCAGTGATTGCCCAGGCCAAGCAACAGGAAAAAAATATACTGATACTGTCCAGCGCACGCAGCGGTACTCATGCCCTGGGAGCGGAATTCAAATTTCGAGATCCCCAGATTCAAAACTTGGGAGAAATATGCGTGATGGGCCGCGCCAGCCCTCCCCACAGCGAAATCACAAAATTATTCAATACTCACAGTTTGTCTGTGGCGCATATAGTGCAAATGATACCAAAATTTTTTTTATCAGCGCAAGTTGACCGTATCAAACAACACACTATCATAATTTGTCTGCGTCGTAAAAACAAAGTCAAGCAGTTTGCAAGCAATTATTATTTCAAACACATACATCAAGGGCCTTGGCACAATCTAGCACAAACTGGATTCCAAGGTCGTCCTGCGCAGGTAGTGGCCAGTGAACAGGATGTCCTGCAATTTTTGCAAGAACAAATGATTGACGATTTTTTCCTGCCTGATTTCAATTTTTGCTATGAAGATATCCATTACAATCAAACAAAGATTGTACCAAATGAATTTCCTTTTCCCATAGAGCAAATTTTTTCTAATCTTGACTACGTGCAATCAAATCTTGGAGATTGGACCTATCATCATAAACATTTGCTATGAACAACAAAGGCGACGAAACCATCAACAATAAATCCGGCTTCATGACCGGAGCCGAAGACATGCGAGACCGCTTGGGGTCTAGCCTTTGTCTGGCCAAATGGAAACAGGTCAGCCTGCATCTACCCACGGGCCTAAACAACAGTTGCTATCACCCTCCGCTGCATAGGGTGGATGTATCGGAGATACAGAAAATGCCGTCGGCACTGCATAATACTCAGCACAAAAAACAGCAGCGTCGTGACATGCTGGCAGGCATAAGACCCAGTGAATGTTCCTACTGTTGGGCCATGGAGGACAACGACAAGCTAAGTGATCGTCATTATCGTTCGGGCGAGCCCTGGGCTGCCAAAGATTTCCACAGCATTATGGTTTCTACCGGCAACGAAGATAATGTATTGCCCAGTTATGTAGAAGTGAATTTTAACCATGCATGCAATCTCCGTTGCAGCTATTGCAGCCCGCAGTTTTCCACTACCTGGCAACAGGAAATAGACCAATGGGGAGCATATCCTACCTCGGTTCCGCACAACGCGCCAGAGCATTTCCAGGGCGCCCGGAGACCCATTCCGGTACGCGAACACAATCCCTATGTGGAAGCATTTTGGCAGTGGTGGCCCGACCTTTATCCTGAACTCACACATTTCCGTATGACCGGCGGCGAGCCACTGTTAGATAAAAACACGTATCGAGTGTTTGACTATGTGTTGGCCAATCCCAAACCTGATCTACATCTCTGTGTCACGTCAAATTTTTCGGTAGACGAACGCTCTTGGCAACGATATAAAAAATATGTAAAGCAGTTGTGTGAAGAAGGCATACTGGAACATTTCATGCAATATGTAAGTCTAGACGGTTGGGGCACTCGAGCAGAGTACATGCGTCATGGCCTAGATTTTGAGTTACTATGGGACCGAGTCAATCAGTTTCTTGAGGAAATCCCCTATCGAAACAGTCTGACGTTCATTGTGACCATGAACAATCTTTCGGTTACCAGTCTGGATCAGCTGTTTGCAGGTATCCTGGGTCTTAGAAAAACCTACAGCCATACCTATCAGCGAGTTTGGTTTGATACACCGGTATTGAGACAGCCGGAGTGGCAGAGTCTACAGATCTTGCCCGAAAGTTATGCAGAAAAATTGGCATGGCTGTGGGCCTGGATGGTACGTCAGACCGAACAACCGGAAGATCCGTTTCATGGGTTCAAGGACTATGAGGTCGCACGCCTCGACCGAGACATTGCCTGGATGAGATCCGGACAGAATCTAGACCCAAAAAAACTACAACAACATCGAGCAGATTTCTATAGATTTTTTTCTGAGCACGATCGTCGTCGCGGCACTGATTTCCTTGGAACCTTTCTGGAGATGGCTACCTGGTGGCACGAATGCGAGTATCATGCTCGGCAACTATAGACTAGTGGTCGATCAATGGGCCGAAGTCTACGATCTATTGAGTCCCTATGCCGACGAATCCTTTTGGCGATGGACCGATGTTGAGTTTGATCCTGGTTCGATCTATGTGGTAGGCCGCCTGATAGTCAAGGAAAACTGGCAATCCATTCGCGATCTATGCGAACTCTACCCTGGCAGGATCGTGTTCTGTAATCCGGCCGAAGGGTCAGAGACCATAAAATTGCAGTTACAACGCCTGCGCATTACCGATTTGATACAGTCGGGAAAAATGCTGTTGTTGACTTCCGGCGATCTAGAACCTGGATTCAATCATTTTTCTACCGACGTATACTTTTCCAACATCTGTGAGTACGACGAGAATCTCCGGGCCGCAGAAATGTCCGACCAAGTCTACACTCATTCAAAAACCCATGACTTTTTGTTTCTAAATGGAAGACTGAGACCGCATCGGCGTTATCTCATACACCGTTTCAGGCAAATCGGACTACTGGATCGTGCACTGTGGACCTGTCTACAGAGCCGGGTGGACATGCCCTGGAGCAGTAGTCTTGATCTTTCCGACATGCCCGCGCAGGAACAATTGAAATTGTTGCCCGCGGCCTACGAAATCGATCGGGCTGTGCCAAATCTTGGTCGACCTCTGCCTGATCGCGACGTCAAACACTTTCTGTTCGGCAACACCTGGGGCGATGCCATTGTCAATCCTCGTTGTTATATCGACACTGCATTCAGTGTGATAACCGAAACCATTTATGACTATCCGTATTCGTTTCGTACCGAAAAGATCTGGAAACCCATGATAATGGCCCATCCCTGGATAGCAGTGGCCAATACCGGATATTATCGGGATCTACGTGCGCGCGGTTTTCGTACGTTTGATCACCTGATCGACGAAAGTTTTGACAGTGTCGAGGATCCCCACATTCGTATCGAGCACATTGTTCAGGTAATCTCAGATATCGTGATCAATGGACCTGTGTCTTTCTTGATGGCTGCCCAAGAGGTATGTAAATACAATCAACTACACCTTAGAGAACACAATCGTCTCGAACGATCTGCATTTCCGCAAAATTTGATTGGATATATCGATGGATGATTTAGAATTTCGTCAACAGGTATTAGACAAGAAATCCGCCAGTTTTTGTGCAGCCAAATGGTACAATGCCACCATCTGGCTGGGATCGGGCATGACTACCAGTTGTCATCATCCTCCGGCACATTACATTGATTTTGGTCGCATGATACAACATCCGTCGGCCATACACAATAGCTTGCAAAAAAAACAAGACCGCAAGATGATGAAGTATGGTGAACGTCCTCCGGGCTGTGAATACTGCTGGAAGATCGAGGACATGGGCCGCGACGCAGTGAGCGATCGGGTGTACAAAAGCCGCATCTACTCGCAGTCCGAGTTGGACGAAGCCTATGACATGGATTCTGATGCCGATGTCAACCTCAAAACACTGGAAATAGCATTTGATCGCACCTGCCAATTGGCCTGCAGCTATTGCAATCCGGCATTCAGTACCACCTGGGTGCGAGACATCAAGACCAACGGTGCCTATCAAGGCTTGGTGTCCGATGGTCGCAATCATTTTACTCACACTCATGATTCCGCACAATTGTACAATTATGGCGAAAACAACCCCTATGTGGATGCATTTTTTCGATGGTGGGAAACCGACTTACATCGCACACTCAAAGAACTGCGTATCACCGGTGGTGAACCCTTGATGTCGGCGCATACCTGGAAATTGATTGAATGGTTTCGAGACAATCCAGGACGCAGTCAGACTCGCCTGTCCATCAACAGCAACCTCAGCATGCCCAGTGAGCGCCTGTCGGAGTTACTGTCAGCATGCGAGGGCATAGAACTAGACATCTATACCAGCAACGAAAGCATGGACACTCATGCCGAATATATTCGCGATGGCCTGGTTTGGCAGCAGTGGGTCGACAACATGTGGTTGCTGATGCACAGCGGTCGTCTACGCGGACTACATGTCATGAATACTATCAATGCTCTATGCCTAGAGAGTCTTCCTGAATTCTTGACCATGCTGGTGACTTGGAAAAGCCAATGGGGTGCAGACTTTCCGAATTTTACTTTGAATATCTTGAGATTTCCTAGTTTCCAGTCACCCCTGGTGTTGCCGTATGACATACGGATGCATCACCGTGGCCGCCTTCAACGTTGGCTCGACATTTATTCTGGTCATGTCATGATACAACCGCATGAGCGCAATCATGTACAACGCTTAATTGATTACCTCGATGTGGTAAAAACACCGCATTCAGAAGCCTTTGACTTGAAAAAATTAACAAACGATTTTGGACAATTTTATCGACAGTACGATGCCAGACGTCACAAAGACTTTGTTAAAACATTTTCTACCCTATCATCCTGGTATCAAAAACTATGACCTTAGAAAAATTAGTATCCGATTACTCCTGCCGTTTTGAGTTGTTATCTGTTACCAATCTCGACGATTGGTATAGCATGGATCCTCTGGAAAGACCACAATGGTTATACCAGCAGATAAAAAGATTACACCGTGAAAAATATCATGACAATCAACGCCTAGTCTTTACACTGAGTCAGGATGATGAATATCTCCACGAGTCAGATGCGTTGGGATTGATTTTGACCAATCTGGTGGAAAGTATCAATCAAATTGACATCAGTAATTTTTTTGTAGTTTTGTTCCTCGCTCGTAATCAGAATTTAATCGTTGCTTCAGAACAGTTGCTTACCGTGAGCACCGATCCTGTACCTATCACTGTGGAGTGGTTTGGCGATCTTGCAGTGTCATCTAAAAAATTATCAAAAACATCAGTCAATACCGGATATACCTATAATTCTCGAGTTCCTTTAAAACTGAGTGTGGATTCCATGACACCGGAGCAGAGAGAACGGTTGTTGTTCAGTGATTATTTTTGCATGTATCCATGGTTGCATCTTTATGTCGAGCCCAGTGGTCAGACCTATCCTTGTTGTGGGTATGCATATAGACCCGAATTTTCTGTGGGAAATACCACTCGCCAGAGTCTGATCGAAATATGGAACGATCGTCCCATTCGAGATCTACGACTTAATATGTTAGGAGATCGCCCCACCCAAGGTTGTGCTAGATGTTACGAGCAAGAACGTGCTGGATTTGTCAGTATGCGTATCAGTGCAAACAAGCATCACGGTCATCACATCGACAAAATAGACCTGACCCAAGTCGACGGAACTGTGGATCCCATGCAATTGATTTATTGGGATGTGCGTTTCAATAATCTTTGCAATCTAAGGTGCCGAACCTGCGGCCCCAGCTTCAGTAGCAGTTGGTATCAAGATCAAGTCGCTATTTCTCCTGATTATGCGCAATCGCATCGACCATTGATATATGCCGGAAAATATGAAACTGATTTATGGAATCAGTTGCTAGGACAGCTAGACTATGTCGAACAGATTTATTTTGCTGGCGGCGAACCTTTGATTACCGATGAGCACTATCGTATTCTAGAAGAACTGGAACGTCGCGGACGATTTGACGTCCGCCTGATCTACAACACTAATTTTACCGAGATACGCCTCAAAGATCGAATGGTATTTGATTATTGGAAAAAATTTCACAGTGTCAGTGTGGGTGCCAGTCTGGATGCCGCCGATTCGCGCGGTGAATATATACGCAAAGGAACGGTATGGAGTGAGGTCGAGGACAATCGTCGGCGCATGATAGAAATTTGTCCTCGAGTGGATTTTTATGTCAGTGCCACATTGTCTATACTCAATGCCTGGCATTTGCCTGACTTTCATCGAGATTGGAGTAAACGCGGTCTTATCAAACCTCAGGATTTTAACATCAATGTGTTGACCGATCCGCCGGTCTACAGGTTGGATATTGCACCATCAGAATATCGCGATCAAATACGAGAAAAGTATCTCAATCACTTGGCCTGGCTGAGCCCACAAGATGCACTGCGTCGTGCCAGCAACGGTTTCCAGTCTGCCATTAAATTTATGGATAACAAAAATAATTCTCACCTTGTTCCTGCCTTTTGGAAACGTACGAAACAATTGGATGCTGTGAGAAAAGAATCCATGCTGGACAGCATTCCTGAACTGTCGGCCCTATTGCCAGATCGAATATAACATGAATATTCCTCATAAAACTTTCTGTGTGTTGCCTTGGATCAGTTTAGAAACCAGTCCGATCGGAACGGTTCGGCCGTGTTGTTTGGCCGACGACGAAATTGTTGACGATGCTGGCAACAAGTTTGAACTGATTACCGCAACTTTTGATCAAGTGCAACAAAGCCAACACATGCAACGCCTGCGTAAACAATTTTTGGCTGGGGAGAAACCGCAGACCTGTCGCAAGTGCTGGAATGAAGAACGCGGAGGTCGAACCAGCAAACGTATGCACACCCAGGATCGTCTCAAGCACATACTACCCGATTGGGAGTGGACTGCAGATGCCAAACCATTGATGTTTCTGGATCTCAAACTGGGCAACATCTGTAACTTAAAGTGTCGTATCTGTGGGTCTTGGTCCAGCAGTCAGTTTGCTGTGGAAGAAATAAATCAGTTACCCACCGACGAAGACAAGAAAAAATCATATGCTTATCAGATGCTGAGAGCCGGAGCCTGGCCCAAAGAAAACGAACATTTCTGGTCAGAAATAGATCAAGCGTTGGGCCAAATTCTTTTTATTGAATTTACCGGCGGCGAGCCTTTTATGATTGACCAGCACTTTGATATGTTGCAGAGTATTGTGGATCGTGGAATTGCCAACCAAGTGGAAATACACTACAACACCAATGGCACACAATATCCCGAGCGTGGCGAAGCAATTTGGAAGCATTTCAAAATAGTAGAGGTTGCATTCAGTATCGACGATGTAGGTGAGCGATTTGAATATCAGCGCACAAATGCAAATTGGGCTGTAGTACTTGATAATATCACACGTTTTCAATACTTGCAAGATCAAATGCCTAATTTGCGCTTGCAATGCTGTTCAACAGTGAACATATTCAATGTTCGTTATATTGATCAATTGTCTCATTGGATAGCACTGCAACGATTTGATTTTGTGTATTGGAACATGCTGCATGACGCCTGGTACTTTTCGATTGCTACACTTCCTGACTCAGTCAAGGCTGCTATTACAGAGCACCTAGATACAGCAAATGTGCCATCACAATACCGTGCGGAGTTTGATCGTATTATAGATTTCATGAATACTGGTGCATCAACAGATGGATTTATGTTGCGAATGAAAATACGCGATCTAGATCGCAAACGCAATCAAAACTTTCGTGACGTGGCTCCAGAAATGGCCCAGTTGATTAATTATGACTATGCATCGATTTAAGATATTGTGCAACCACGACGATCCAAATTCGTTTTGTCATGGTTCTTTTAGTAAATTTTTATCAAAACATTTCGATTTGGTAAGATTTGGTGACGGAATCAAGCACAATAAGAAAGATACACTAATTGCTGTAGCTGCTTTCAATTTCAAGAGCGGAAATCCTGAGGCCAATGACTGGTATCGTTCTTATCTTGATCAAGGGTTCAAAATATTAGTAGATGGGTTATGGGAGCATAAAGAATTTTCAAAAATCTTTCGGTCAACATATAAATTTGATAATTTGCCACACTGGCCAGAAACTGATGGTAATTTTTTTATATGTCATATAAAAAATTGGTTTTGGTATCTTGAATCCGTGTGGTACACTGATATGGGATATCACACCTATAGACCAAACAAAACATATACCAAACTAGCGCTCATGCCCATGCGTGTTAACCGTCGGCATAGAAGTGAAACTTTGGTAAGAATGAGCAGCATGCTAGATGACATGATTTGGAGTTATGCATCGCATGAGAAATATTTACCCAACGACTTCTCGCCAGATCATCCTCAGTTTCAGCGCCATTTTGATCCTAGCTGGTATGATAGTACTTACTACAGCCTTGTGACTGAGACTTACGCAGAGGAAGACGCACATATTTCTTCAGATATTTTTGTCACAGAAAAAACTTTCAAGCCCGTGGCATTCTATCATCCTTTTATGTGTGTGGCACAACAGGGGCACTTAGCTTATTTAAAAAGTCAAGGATTTGAAACATTTGAAAACATGTTTGACGAAAGTTATGATCAAATTCCTACGGTGGGTGAGCGAATCAAACACATTGTATCTCAGTCTAAATCATTTAAACGAAAATATTACCGTAAACGAAAACCTTACAGTCAACTGACATGGGACAAACTTGCTCATAATCATGACAGATTTTACAATCAGCAGATAGTAGAATCATGTCTGATTAAAGAATTAGTCGAACCTATTTTACAATATGCCGAATCCTAACGCCCCTGCCACACTTTGCATGGCTCCGTGGACTCATACATATCTGAGTCCTCAAACCGAGCGCAGAATGTGTTGTGCCAGTCGTGAACCAGCACAAAATTTTCAACAATACATCGACACTGCTGCCGGCACTGGCCAATATCGTCCCAGCACATTGGACGAACACTGGAACAGTGATCACATGCGGTCAGTTAGGCGCCGCATGATGGCCGGTGAAACATTGCCCGAGTGTGAAGTCTGCAATAACAAATTGCTTAACACTGATGTTTATCGTGATTATTTCTGGCGGTTGTTCCAACATCGGTATGATGAAATCTGGCAGTCCACGGACGACAATGGTCATACTTCCATGCAGCCCACCAGCTGGGACTACAGATTCTCAAATCTTTGTAATTTCAAATGTCGTACCTGCGGAGACATGCTGAGTTCTTCTTGGGAAACCGAACAGCGCCAGTATAACATGGTTGACTGGTCCGATCCCAAAAATGCTTGGATGCGCTCTGATATTCGGGCTGAAATTGCGAAATTTCAAGACCAACAGGTCGAACAAGAATTCGCACAAGCAGTCGAACAACATCGGGTAGAAGAAATCTACTGGGTAGGCGGCGAGCCGTTGATGTACGAACAACACTGGAGGTACATGCGACGCATCATTGAGCTAGGCGACGGCTCTGGGCTCTACGCACGTTACAATACCAACCTCAGTCGTGTCACCTGGCAAAAAGCCAATTTATTCACAGACATACTTTCTCAGGTCAGAGACTGGCAGATCTGTGCCAGCCTGGATGGCACTGGTTCAGTGGGCGAGTATTTGCGAACAGGTCTGGACTACAAACAATGGGTAGAAAATTTTCGATTTGGTGTTCAACACCAAAAAACTGCCAGACAGATGAGAATCGATTTTACTCTGACTTTGCCTGGGTTGGGAGAAATACTTCACATCGAAAAGCTGGCCGCTGAATTTGGCGTAGATATATTGGCCAAGGTCGTTTTTAGTTTTTCTCCCAACATTGTGTTGAGTCCACTGGCCTTGCCTCGAAAGTTGTTGGACCGCAGCATTGCTTGTATACTACCGCTGGTGACCACCAGAGTCATGAAAGACATGTTGCAACAATTGCAACAGAGACCAACTTTCCAGGAACAATGGCCGGATACCGCTGATCAGGCACTGGTCCAGGGCAAAAAAAGACTTTTAGACATCGAAGCCGTGCGCAAGGATACATACACTATCTCGGATATATTCCAACAACAGGACAGCGAAATATATGCATGGTGGCAAGGCATCTGAACAGATATGTATCACAGCGCGAGACTACCGTGATGGCCGACTCCACGATATTGTCATAAACACAATCTCCAGTTCGCTGTGTGACAAATGGCTAGAACATGTGATAGATCTCGTGAGATCACAGGCTCACCTTGAAAAAAATTATTGTTGGTTGGGCTGGCCCGACAACGATCGCAACGGTCACTATATTCTAGAACAGATCAATCAGAGCATCGACGCCATCAATCAAGCCGATCTAGGTTACAACATACAGGACCGGTTTGAGTGGTCACAGTGCATGACCGATCAACCCCGAGATGGGCGAGTTGTGGGCCGAAATATCATTCATGAAAGGTTTAACGACCTGCATAGATATTTCGAAGATCTCCAAGGAACCAGCGGAAATCTCAGCCTCTACTATCAGTGCGCCGACGCAGTGACTCGTTGGCATATCCGACAACTTAATCTTTTGTGCCACGAATTTGAGTGCTGGGCATTGAGTTATCGTCGTCAGCTCGAAGCGCCGGAATGGATACGACCCAGTACCTTGATGTGCTGGCTGTCGGCTCCGCGATTTCTCCTGGACGATCGAGATTTTGAATTGTTTGGCATCGACGCCATCAATCGCGACCCGGGCGGTGTGTATGTGGGAGTCAACAAAGCCGTGGGCAAGCATCACTGGGAAGTGTTCAACGACGAGGGCGGCGACAGTCGGTTGGATAGCTTGACCACTGGTTCATTGAGATCTCAGACTGAGGCCGCGGGAGATTTTGATATCGAATGGGGTCGTTGTGCTCGCGATTATCCTTGGCAAAAAGAACGACTGCAACAATTTGAAACATGGTTGCACTGCAACGGGTTTGATCCTCGAGATCCTGGGCTAACTATCGGTCACCCCAAGGTAGCGCAGGTCGACCTGGATCTGAGTTTTGGAACCACCGACACTCAATCAATATGGAAACAGTTGTCCTGCTGTCTTGACGTATGGAAAGTCTCTGTGGCCGGCGTCGAGGCAACGTATGATTACCACTGGTCAGACTGTGATTTTACTCAGCGGCAAATCGAAATTATCAAACGGAGAGAGCAATGTTAAACTGGTTTTGCAACGTCATCGAACGAATCAAACTTGAAATCCGTTATCGGAAAAAACTCAAAGAACTACGTAAAAGAGATCCCTTTATCTACAAATGAACAATATTCTAGGCATCAGTGCCGGATTTCACGACGCTGCTGTCACTGTGATTGATCGCAGTGGAAATATCTTGTTTGCAGCGCACAGCGAGAGATACAGCAAGGTCAAGAATGATTCAGCACTGCACATGGATCTCTTGGCCGAGGGTCTGAGTTACGGAATTGATTCTCTGGCATTCTTTGAAAGACCCTGGATGCACAATTTGCAGCAGTGGTGGTCGCAACAAAAACACTACGGCGCCTGGCGCGTGAAGGATCGCATACGCGAGCTGGCGCCTCCAGAACAGTCTCACGATCTGCTACAACGGCCGGCTCAGGCCTTCCCGCATCATCTGTCTCATGCTGCCGCAGGGTTTCAAACCTCACGGTTTGATTCAGCCGCAGTGGTGGTGATAGATGCCATCGGTGAGCTGGATACCATATCCATTTATCGTGCTTGGTATGATCAGTCGGGCCGTGCTCAGTATAAAAGGCTGTGGCGCCAGGGCTATCCGCACAGCATTGGTTTGTTTTACAGCGCCGTGACTGCAGCAGTGGGGCTGAAGCCCATGGACGAGGAATACATCACCATGGGCATGGCTGCCTATGGTTCAGACCATGGACGAGCTTGGCTACAGAAAAATTTCATAGCAGATGCTGACGCCATTTGTTTTTCACAAAATCTGCATATTGGATTTACCGACGGAACCTTTGATTACTGGTGCAAGGAAAGCCTGGCAGCATCGGCACAGAGTCTCACCGAAGAATTGATCATGTCAGTGATGCGTCGGGCCGCTGCATTAACCAAGGAACCCAACTTGGTCTACATGGGCGGCGTGGCCTTGAACTGTGTGGCCAACCGACGCCTGGGACAGATATTTGATCGTACCTGGATCATGCCCAATCCCGGAGATGCGGGATCCAGTCTTGGTGCGGCGGCCCTGGCCCATGGTGGTCGATTGTCATGGAAAGATGCGTATCTGGGACATTGTATCCAAGGAGATTATCCAGTCAAACCATTGCTGGATCACTTGATCAGTGCTAAAATAGTGGGGGTTGCATCGGGCCCGGCCGAGTTTGGCCCGCGTGCATTGGGTAATCGCAGTTTGTTGGCGGACCCGCGTGGTCCTGACATCAAGGATCGCGTGAATGAGATCAAGCGTCGACAGAAATTCCGACCCTTTGCCCCGGTTATTCTGGCAGAAATGGTCAACGAATATTTTGACATGCCGCATGGTTGGACAGACAGCGATTACATGCAGGTGGTTGCACGCTGCCGTCGTCCGGATCTTTTTCCTGCCATATGTCATTATGATGGTACCAGCAGAGTACAAACAGTGCCCAGAAACTCAAGATCGGGGATACGACGACTGTTGGAGTCCTGGTTTGTGATGACCGGGTGCCCCATGTTACTGAATACCAGCTTAAACATACGAGGAGAGCCCATGGTCAATGACCGTGCAGATGCCGACCGATTTGAAAAATCATACGATGTCAAGGTATTGAGTTAGCATGGATCAACACATTGCATTTATAGGTGATAGCTATTGTTCGGACTACACAGCAAATCACGAACAGTTGTTGTTTGATACCCACAAACTGGGATGTCGCAATCGAGGAACCGTGACATCTATCTATTGTTGGCCGCCGCTGCTGTCCGTCATAGCAAGGACTGAGAGATGAGTGATTTCGTGAGTGGTTTCTGGGGCTGGTACGTCGGCATCACCGTCGTTGCCAGCGTCATCGGCTGTCTCTTGCTGATGAAATCG